AGTTAAGATTGAACCTAGTGCTCTTTATATGTGTAGTGTTAATGATAACCCGAAAGACTCTAACAGACAGAATGTTACTATGAGGTTCATGGCTGTAGTGGATGAGAGCCATATTGGAATTTCTACTAATGCTATCAAAGGACAGCTAGGTGGAGAGGAGAATGAGGTAAAGGCTATCATGTGGGTTAAAATATCTGACCTTGATAATTACCAGTGGGCATTTAATCATAAGCATCTCATTGAAGGTATCTTTTATACTTATGTAGATTATGAAGAAGTAGAAGGTTTAGACGATTTATTTGCTGAATGACATACTTTATTAGTGGACACAGAGACATAACTCCTGAAGAATTTGAGAAGTTCTACGTTCCAGCAATTGTTGATGTAATAGACACATGCAACGATAATTACGATGACTGTGAATTTGTAGTCGGAGATTGTAGGGGTTGTGATGAAATGGCAGCTAATTTCATAGCAAATTACATTAAGGAGAATACAGATGATACAGAGCATTTATCATATGTTCTCTGAACCTAGGTTTAGAGTAGGCGTAGCTGGACAAGACGGTTTTTATCATGTTGACATGGTAGATGAGCTCAATGCAGACTTATGCGAGGATGATGACCCATATACCATAGATGATTGTCCTATTGTACATTATGTAGGTGGATTTGAGACAGATAGAGACCGTGATTCTGCTATGACCAATGCTTCAAGTGAGGATATTGCCTTTATAAGAAGCAAATCTAAATGGGATTCTGGTACAGCAGAGAATATATTACGTAGGCACACTATGAAATATCTAAACCCTAGTTTCTATGGACAACAGTAAAGATTGGGGTGAGTTCCTGGAGGGTATTAAAGCTGCACAGCAAGCAGCTGAAGCTCAAAAGGAAGCTAATGAGCAACATGAAAAGTATGAAAGATTGAGATTTGAATTTACATTAGCATTAATCAATAACAATGACCTCTTACATGAGAGGTCATTTAAAGAGATATGTCAATTAGGAGTTGAATTAACAGATGAATTTATGAAACATGAATCTGAAAAAGGGAAAGTTTAAAATTGTTGAGGGAACAAGAGTTAGAATGGTTTCTTCAAAAGATACTCATATAGTCGAAGGAGCTTACGGTACTGTAGTCAATCCAGGCATAAGAGAGTCAGAAGTACGTTGGGATAGTATGTTAGCAATTAGAGCAGATTATAGATACAGAAATGAGCTAGAAGATGCTCTCATCATTCCAGTTTATAATGACTTACTAGACCCTTCTGGAAACTTCCAAATTTGGACTCCTGAACCTATTGCGCGAATATACCTTGACGATTGTATCAAGTATGTAGGAGAGGATACAAAAGACCTCAAATATGGTGATTTACTTTGTGTGTATTCCATGACTTTATCAGAGCATTCATTGTATGCAATACAGTTAAGTAATTACAAACTACATAAATTGGACACCAGTGTCTGTGTATTAGAAGGAAAGGGATATGCTTTAGCTAAAGGCACTAAGGTCAAAGTAGTCCTAGACTCCGCTTATACAGAAGTTGGACAAACTGGTAAAATTTATCATACTGATTACAGGTCAGCACTGCCTTATGAAGTTATTATGGATAAGGGTGATTGTGTTTGGGTTGCTGGATGTACCATACAGAATGTTGATACTGAAGTGTACATAGAAGAATATTCGGCAGATGTTGAGAATGAAGTATCGCCAGACAAGGATATACTGGAGAATGGATTCTCTAGACAAGTAACATTCTATGAAAAGGATTAACAAATATTTATTTCTGGACGTAGACGGAGTTCTTAATAGTGACGAGTGGTATCACGAAGAATGGAATAAAGACCATGTATATCCTCAAGGTGACTTCGACCCAAAATGTGTTGATATCATCAACGATATAGTTAGTAAAACAGATTGTAAGGTAATAGTTAGTTCTTCTTGGAGAGCAGATTCTAACTTACAATCAGTATTTGACAAAGCTGGGTTAAAGTTCCAAATTTATAGCACTACTCCCTTTAGAGACCATAGAGGTAAAGAAATCCAAGAGTGGTTAGATTCTCAAACCGAACCTTACGTCTATGCAATTTTGGATGATGATAGAGAAATGTTGTCTTGCCAGAACAAGTTCTTAGTAAGAACTAATGGTAACGTAGGTATTACTAATGAGGATGCTAACCGAGTTATTAACATTTTAAATAGAAATGATATGTGGAATGATAAATTAAACTCCTTAATTATGGAGTCCATGAAGAACCATGATGCTGTTCGGACTACAGTCCTCCGTGCAATTAAGACGGAATTTAGCAACTATGCAACTGCTAAGAATGCTAAACCTCTTGACAATGCTGCTGAAGTAGCCATTATTAAGAAGTTACGTGACCAGCGCATTGATAATGCCGAACAGTACCGTATGGTAGGTCGTCAGGATTTATATGATAATGAAATGGCAGAATCTCTTATCTTGAATGAATTTCTGCCCGAGGTCCCTGACGATAAAGTACTTGCTTTAGGGCTGGTAGAAGTCTGTGCATTACAAGGATGTGAAGACGGGCCTAAGATTCCTAAGAGTAAGATGGGAATCATTATCAAAGAGCTTAAAGCTATATTCCCTGCCGCAGACGGTAAACAGATTGCTGATTTAGTAAAATCTTGTGTAATATAATATGACACTAAAAGAAATTGTAACCTTACCTTATCCAGCTAAGATATCACATGCTATAGCTGGTGTACTTTATTATCAAATAATAGCTGGTGATAAAACTATTGTCTTTCCAATAGACATGAATGACAGAGATGATGTAGGAACTACTACATTTCTAGCAGAGTATCCGAAACCTATCACATTAATGAGATACATTCGTAAAGCAATTGACTCTGGTGAGTTAGTAATAGCTACTACTGATGCCGAAGTATAATGTAAGTATCGACAGACAGCTTAGATGTCGTCTATGCTTTGACATAGAAGTTGAAGCCGACAGTGAAGACGAAGCTTGGGAAAAGGCTTACGACACAGTAGACCTAGGAGATTTAAAAGTAAGAGATTGTGAGTATAGCGACGATGAAATAACCCTTCTAGAAGAATGATTATAGGTATAGTTGGTAAGAAGCAAAGCGGTAAGGATACAGTTTGTAATATCATTCGGTATATAAGTTGGCTTAAATCTTCTAAACTATGGGGAGAAGTAACTCTGAATGCTAAACACTTTGAAGCTGTCTGTGAAAGTGAGGATATTGCTCCTATACTTAGTGTATGGGAGAAACATCCATGGGCAGAGAAGCTGAAACAGTGTGCGTCCATTATACTAGGATGTCATGTGTCAAGCTTTGAGACAGAAAGTATCAAAGAATCATTTACACATATTCCAATTAGTAATAGTGAAGGAGAACCTATGACTCATAGAGAGTTCCTACAAGTACTGGGTACTGAAGTGGGAAGAACTATTGACCCTAACCTATGGGTTAAATCTATGATGTCTGACTATGATAAAGGATTTAAGAGTTATCCTACTTATGGTACTGATGAGTACGGCAACACTGTATTTGTACACATGAATACAGTAGAGCCTTGTTGGATTATGCCAGATACTAGGTTTCCAAATGAAGTCCAAGCTATCAAAGATAGGAAAGGAATTGTCATTAAGGTAAACAGAGATACCGGATTACTAGATAATCATATTTCAGAACATGCTTTGGATGATTATAATGACTACGATTATATTATTGATAATAACGGAACTCTCGGTGAGTTAATTGTCAAAGTAGCAACTATGATGGAGACCTTAGGGGTGCTTCAATAAACAATAATGGCCTGTATGGTGGAGTGTAATGCTCTACTGTACAGGCCATTTTTTTTTGATTACTCAGAAGCTGCTGCTTCGTACATATCTTCTATAGTATTGATACCTTCTCTGAACTGTCTAACAGCCGAAATGTTGGTACTTAAATAGCTACCTAAAGATTTGTCTCCGGCCACGAAATCCCATGTAGAATTAAAGAATCTAGTGACATATCCCACGGCGGCAGGTTCAGAATTGTCTAAAATACTACTAATAGCATTTAATGGAGTTAGGTCATCATACGAGCTATTAAATCCCCTTTCGAACACATCGAATGCTGCATCTTCTACCGCTTGCATCATGCTATTAGGGTCTCTACTTTCATTACGCTTTTCATCCCATAAGTCTATTAGAAGCTTACCTAGGGTTCCCAATAATATCCATAATAGTACATCATTGCCAAACTTCTTTAGATTTTGTTTTCTGACTCCAGTAGGGTCATTGAATATTGTATCCTTAACTCCTGCTATTCCACCTTGTCTAAAAGAATCAAATACAGCCTTTAATGAATATAATATTCCTTCCATATAAGAAGAGCCCCACTCATATACAGGAACCCCTGTATCTTTAGTAGTTATTACGTCTCCGTCCCAGTATAACAGTTCACCAAACTCGTTTGTAGCATGTTTCTGTGCCCCAGTATTATATTGGTCTGGTTTTAGGGCCCAAGTATTCTTTATTGAAGATAGATATGTTCTAAACTGCATAAACAACAATCCCATTCCAACCTTTTCTGCAACCATTTTGGCATCGTAATCATAGTGCCCGTAAACAGTATCAGACAAAGTTTTGATACCTGTTATCTGGGCTTCTGTATACGCAAATGGTAAAGAATCTCCTTCTTTTATTTTACCATCTGGGCTGGCCTCTCGTAGCATAGAAAGATATAATGCCCTTTCCTTGTTGTAGTCTGGATGTGACGTATTATTATTCACGTAGTGTGTGAATCTCTTGTCTTTCTTCCAATCATACGTTAATTGCCCATCTTTAACTTCCATAGCATCCCAAGACCCATCATGTAATGACCTAGCTATAAACAAGGCCATTCTATGAAAGTAGTCAGGAGCTGTGGACATCCAATATGCTTTCTGGCTCAGATTTGCAAGACCTGACTTATTAGAAACTAATTCCTTCTGAATCTTATTCATGTCAAATCCAGCTAACCTAAACCTTCCATTTATAAGCTCTATTTTAGTAACTATACTTGGATAATCTTTTATATCTTTGGACATTATTTTATAAGCTGCTATTAAGTCCTTCATAGTTATTTTAGAATCCGGGTCTTGAAATGCTCCAGACAGTGCTAAATTTAAGTTCTTATAAAACCCATTTAACATATCTCGAACACCTCCAGCAGCGTTAAATGCAATACAGAATTGTGTAGTTAAGTTCCTAATAGGTTTGACATACTTATATAGCTCTTCACCTTCTTTTGAAACTAGAGACTCATTATACACAGCAACTTTAATGTATGCATCTATAGCCTTATTAATATTCTCCACATCAACTCCAGTCTCGTTACCATAGGTTAGGACTTTAAGCTTAACTGCTTTAAGTACTGGCAATATCTTGTCAAATGCAATCTTTCTCATAGCGTACAATTCGTAACTGGTTACTAATGTTTCTATGTTCTGCTCCCAGTATTCAGGGGTGTATTTGGCTAGAACTGAACGTCTTGCCTCACTACTAGACTCGGAATAATTAAATCTGTTATGCATTTCATAATCATTCATCAACTCCCTCTTAGCTATCAGCTCCTCTTCTGTATAAGAGTCATGTTCAGAGATTGCAAAATTGCTCTTAAATTCTGTAATATAATTATTATATTTTTGCTGTATATACTTAGAGAACCCTAATTCACTTATGCTTTGTGCTAGTAGATTGTCACTCTTCTGAAGAGGTATCCAGTACCATTTCTCTTGCTTAATGTATTGCTGTACTTCTGGAGAGTTAATGGATTTGCCCTTAAGATTAAATCTCCACTTATTAATCTCCCATAGAGCTTTCTTTAAGAACTCTCGCTCCTCGTTAGTTAAAGGCGTACTATTATCATACGGATTCTGAAACAGCATATCACTATTAATGGTTCCGTCTGAATTTCTTCTAATCATATTAGAGTATAGAGACCTCTGGTTTCCAATGGCATTACGTCTTAATGCGGAGAACCCTTTGGCTTCCCACAGAGGTTTAACAGCATCTTCAGCAAATTTCTGATGTTGAGCCTGAACATCTCTAGTAAGGTTAGCCCAGGTACCTCTTACGGTTTGTACTACCTGTCTCATATTATTCTCAGTTATTAAGTCTGGGTTGGTTATCTTATAACCACTAAACATTTGGCCCTTTCCACTCCATTCAGCAAGATGCTCCGGCTGAACCTCTGACAGACCACTGCAATAGCGTATCGCATTTAGAACCATCATATAAAGTCTTTCTATAGAGGTTTCAGACACTCTATTAGCTAGCTGTTCTGGAGTAGACTTCTTAAGTAAGTCTGGGAAACTGTTCTCTAGAGTCTTCTGTATGTTCATTAAGTTGTTAACAGTGAAATGATTTATTCCAGGCTGTAACTCATATATAGAATCTCTTATACCTTCCAGCCCTTTACGTCCAGAAGCATACAGATTTGGCCCGTTTAAGGTAGCTAAGTATTCATTCTTCAACAAATCTATAGCATCTGCGAAGCGCAAGTTCCTAATGTTGTTAGTAACCCCAGTCTCATTGCAAAGCAAACTAAACGCATTAATCAGTAATTTATTACTAGCTATAGTAGCCTTTTGGGTATCTGGGTTAATAACTTTAAGCTCTCCTATACTAAATTTGTCTTCAAATTGAGAGTAAGTTTGATTTAAAGCGGCCATTATCTTTATTAACTCTATATTGCCTCCTGTAGATTTAAGAATATAAGGGTCTTTTATGTACACGTCTTTCTCGTGACTCCCTAGTATAGTACTTCCTAACGACAATGGCATGGGTGAATTTAAGTCATGGTAGCTTAAAGAGATTACATCTATCTGTTTAGTTAATATGTTTTGCAATACAATCATTCCAAGCTCGTTGAAATTGTCTAATTTTACAACAGACCATCCTGGAGCAGTAGTATATTTAGAGAAGGTAGTCACTAAAAATGATGATACCTGTACTCCACCTGTAGAATACAATTTGGAGATAGGCTGCCTGCCCGACACTACCCTTTCTAGCTCAGTCATAAATCTATCTGTGTTCTCTTTATTATGCTTCCTTAGCTTCTCTATGTACTTTGTAACTTTCTCTCTAAGTTCCTCATTTTGAGTTCTGTCGGACTCTTCCTTTATGTATATAGGCTCTTTAGTAAACTTGTCTATAAAGAAGTACCTACCCTTAGAGGGGTCTGGGCTATCTATCACAAACTCTGGGTTCTTAATAAAACTGTTTATATCTAAATCCATTCTTCTATCCCTTAATTTAGAATCCGGGAAGAACTTCTCTAACATTTCTGTCACTTCATTAACTATAGGCTTATAAACTGTGTTCTCTTCTACTCCGACTGGGATATGTAGATTAGCTATTTCAGACATATATCCAGTTCCCCATGATAGAGGTTTATTACCGTTACTAGTAACATAGTCTAATCTGTTTTGAGTTTCTCCAAAAGTAACCCCCCTCAGACTTCCATCTTCTCTTAATCCTTCAGTAATAATCGGAACTATGTTTAAGTCCATACTTTTAGTGGGTACTCCCTTAGATGCTAGTATCTGTCTATAGAATGCAAGTTGGTAGTTATATCGTACATTTCTGGCTTTGTCTAGACTTGCCATGGTACTAGTAGAACTTTTGAATAAATAAATATGAGGTTGTCCAAACTCATCTATTATCACCAAATCTATAGCTCCAATTATGTTCTTTCCGTCCACAGTATTTGCATCTACTGTTAATTGTGGTATTAGTTTAGACGACTTACCATGTAATGTGTATATCTCCTTCTTAACCTTATCTAAGTTGGTATACATACTACGAATAACATCAGGGTGATACCTGTCTCGGTACTTATCTACGAAATCTACTAGGCTATAATGATTACTAAAGAAATCACCTACCATAGAGTGTATGTCTTTACCGGCTTCCGCAATTAAATCCCATTGCTCTAATGTTCTGTTAGCTTCTTCAAGAGCATCCTCTCTAACAGAACCTTCTTCCACTTTAGAATTTATGTATTGACGTTTCCACCCCTCTCTATCAAATTGTTGTATAATAGTCTTATTGTTATCAGACTGCCTAGGGGTAGTCTCTAAATATTCAGTTACAGATATAGACCCTTGAGCAGTTACAGGTGATTCCAAATCAATAGTATTAACATCTGATTCATACATAGAAGTCTTAGATGTCTTGACAGATTTTATTTTAGCTGCCATTTCTTCCACAACATTATCCTGACTCAGTACTATATCACTAATAATACCTCCATCAATCATGTTTCTATGCTTCAGCAGAAACTCAAATAGTTCCTGATATCCATTTTCACCAAATTGGCGAACTTCTCCATTTATATTTAAACTATATGAACAAGCCATTAGCAATTCTCCTTTAAGTTACCACTCTTTATTAATTTCTGAATTAAATTAGTTATAGTACGGGATTCAGAAGCTAAGTTCATATCAAAACCTGCTGCCAAATCGTTGTTAATAAGTGCACTACCAAATTCAGACATAATATTATCTATAGACATATTAAGAAGTCTTCCTAACTTCTCATTCTTAATATCATCACTAGTTTGGAATGTCTTTTGAGTCTTCTCTTTAAATATTCTTCCCATTTCTTCTAGTGAGGCTTCTTTACCTTCAAACCAAGGCTCTGCGATTCTAGCGAAGTAATTACCAAACTCTGTAACAAATATCTCCTCATTCAAGTCAGGAACAGCCCTAGTATCTCCTATCATTCTAAATGCTTCCAGTTTATCATCATAATTCGCTAGAGACTCTACCTGTTCAACTAGTCCATAATAAAGACCTGGGTTAGTTCTCTTCATAGAACCCATAATTAAATGTGCAAACTCGTGCAGCGAATCAGCTGTAGTAGCTCTGTCTACATTTAGATAGACTTCTCCATTATAAATAAATGCATTAGTTCTTCCAGCATTAGGAATTACACCTCTGAATTTAGAAGCTATCTCTCTAGCAGTAACTACATTAACATTAATACCATAGTTCTTACTAAGGTGATTGGCTATCTCTACCATTTCACTTTTAAATGACCTGGGTACTTTCTTGTGAACTGGTACACTTCTTTCTGATTCTAGCTTTCTGAATGAGTATTTGCCCCCATTTGCCCCAGTTACTTCGTATACAGATTCAGTAGCATTTTGAATTGTATTTAAAGCTTCTGTCATTAATTGCAGCTCATAGTCTAGTTTGTCTTGAGTTAGCATACTAGGTACTTTACTGTTATATAGAGAAGCATGAATGTCTGGGTCTCTTAATTGATTCTTTAATAAGAAGAAAGTCTCCAATTTCTCTTGAGTATTAAGTATAGATTCTATATTAAGTCCCTGCTCTTTGAGTATGCCAATTAGTTTCTTATATTGGGGTTTCTTATTAAGCTCTGACATGAAGTTGTTAAACGTAATGTTCTTAACTAAATCCTTGTCATTGTATAGCTTTATATTATCATTTAATTCTATATCCAAAACGGAGAATCTGTCTCCAATTTGTAAGGATTGGTTACTTTGTATTGCTAAACTTCCATTCTTGAGTTTACTAGTGACCGATTTCAAATCTATAGGTCTGTCTAATAGTTTATTGGCAATACTTCTAGCATATTTGAGATTATCTACTCCTGCTCCTTTCAGCCCGTCTGAAGTTGTAACAATCCTACTGTCTATATAATATCTGTCATTATATTTAGCGATATTATAACCCCCTACAGTTTCAATAGGCTCTATTAACTCTCCAGAGTATTCTGTGTTAACTATAGTCTTGTCAAACTCCGGCTGCTTAAACGTATTTCTCAATAATATTCCCCCATCACTTATAAATGCAATGTCTAAGAACTTCTCATTGTCAATTTTATTATTCAGGTCTTGTATAGTAGATACTATAGATTCATCGGACAATTCTCCGTAGCTGTAAGCATCCATAAAATCCTGCATATCTTTCTTAGATATACGTAAGTAGTTCCCAGATACTTCTGCCCTATCTACTAGTGCTTGGACTGTAGTATCTGAATAAGAAGGAATTTCAGTAGTAGGAGTACCTATTATTTGATTAAACAGCTCATTAAATTTACTAACAAGCCCATTCTTATATAATGCATCATTGAAAGTAGCACTAGTATAGAAGTAATTCACAAAAGCAGGTATAACATTACCATGAATACTGTTGGTGTTAAAGTCGTATCCTATATATTTCATGATAGTCTGCACTCTAGATGAAGTATCATTACTTGCAGCTAGCATCTTTAACGCAGACTCTATATTCTTGTTTACTTCCTGAACTTGTTCTTTAGGAGCCTTATCTAATACTGTATTCACATATCTTTGCTTTAGATAGGTCTCTATATATTCTTCTTTAGGCTTAATAACTGCCAAACTGCCACTAGTGTCTCTAAATATACCATAATTGGTATTCCAAGCAAGGCTAAATCTAGCATTAGTAAGTAGTATGTTATTCCTATTTAAGTCTTCACCTTCCCCTTGCAACTTGTCTACTAAGTAGGTAATATTTGGAGTTGGGAACTCATTCTTAATTGTATTTAAATTATAATTACCAATTGGTAATCCGTCCTTGCCAAGATTCTTGGAATCCAAAGCTGTAATAGGAAATCCTCCTGAATTTACTGCATTAATAAAATCATTATAACTCTCTACATTACCCATTAATGCTCCTATTGCATCTTCTAAAGACATTTCACTAACGTCAGGAACCTCTAGCTTAAATAGGCTAGGGGCCCCCTCGTTAGAATGTACTAAAAATTTTACTGTACAACTCATGTTAACAATTAATTCTTATTTGTATAGTATTGCGCTCCATTAAGCTCTTAATCTTATTAACTATATTCTCCATAGAATCATTCCTATTAAGAACTAACTCTTTCATTTTAGCATTCTGATTTGGAGTTCTAATAACGAAGTAATCGTCATATAACCTTCGCATGTCTATATTACTTGGGTCTGGAATGTCATTTACTTCATAGTAGTCTTCTCCGTCCCTTTCATATAGTTCAAGACGACCTGTTTCTTCATTTCTCATTCTAATATACTTATCTCTAGCTCTACCCTTAGCACTTTGACTAACTATAGGAGCCATTCTGATAAGTGCATCTTCTAATGAGAATGTATCCATATTAACATCCAAATCGTAGTCTGATCGTCCTACATACTTTTGATACTCTATTAGTAAATCACTAACATCAGTCTTATCAAATGTATTCAGCAAAGTAGTAAGTCTGTCAGCACCATACTTATGCTTATTAACAACTAAGTTATATAAGAAGAACCAGTCAGTAAGAGGTAATCCTTGCAGATTAATTCTCTTCAGTGCCGCAAAATCTTTCTGGTATCTACTAAACATTGCTTGGTCTGATTCAGTTCTTACGTTCATCATATCAATAGGTAATTTCATATATGTAGTATTACCTCTAGTAAATGGGTCAGTACGCCTATTCCTACTTAATCCTTGCACAAATTGGTTGATTAATAAAGAGCGAACCCTCTTATCTCCAACCATTCCGTTATGAAGTTCCGGAATAACTGTTCTTTCCATCCAGAGTTTAAAGTTAGCAATTCCATCGTTAGTAGCCAAACTAAATACCTCACCTCCCTCTTTAATATCGTGCAGAGTCATATCACTTCCAATATACTTCTGACCTTCATCCATTCTGAAGGTAATATTACGTTTAGCTAACCAACCAGTAATTAGTACATCGTCTACATGCTCACCGAGTGCATTTAATTGCTCTTTAGTAACAGCTCTACCATAGGTAGGATTCTCTTTGATAAGAGCTTCTCTATAGGAATTTACTAAATTGAATTTAGTACTGATATTTACATCAGTTGTATCAGTAAGGTTATATACTTCAAATAATGCTTTGAAGTGAGGAATTTTATCAATCATGTCGAATATATTCCAAGTTCCCTTTATTAAGTTATAATAAGCTATAGTTGACTTCTTATAACCAGAGTTCATCGGGTCGAGGAATTTCCTCATACTAAATCCTCCGTTAGTAATACCTTGCGCAACAGCATCGTTGACTACGGCTCTTACTTGCTCTTCGGATAGGTAAGGTTTATCGTTCAGGATATTCTTAATAACCACTTCTGAATTATAACCCTTCTCATATTTATCATCTTTATACAGTTGCTCTCTGCTAGTAATTGCAGATTCGTATGTATTTAGCATAGACATCTTACCTCCTAAATCTGTAGGCATACCTTGATTTAGTCCATAAAATCTTCCTAACAGCTCTGTTTCTCTAGCACTTCTGTTTACCTTCTTAAATTCAGCAAATCTATCCATGTCTAGTCTATTTCTCATCTTCTGTAGGTATTTATATTCTTCCAAGAATCTGTGTTCTCTATAAGATACAGCTGGGAATATATCATCAATAGAATCACCTTCTGCAAACCTATCTTTGATAGCTTGAATCCAATTACCTCTCTTATCGAACGCTTCCTCTCCAGAGTCAAGTAGTTTCTCTTGTACTCTTTTGAAGAAGTTACCTAAAGAAGTAGAATCGAAGTAATTTCTAATATTAGGACCTTCTTCTAATGCTCTAACTACAGAGTCTACTGATGCATGGTCATGATATTCATCAAATACATTTACCTTCATCAAGTCATTTACAGTTTGTACTGTCGGGCTTGTCATGAACTTAGCGATATCATTGAAACTAAATCCTAACATAATCATATGTAAGTACATACCAGCTAGATTAGGACCTGCATTAATTTTAGAAAGAATCAACTCTTTAGCATTATCAGTAGCAGCTGACAGTAATGCAGAAATTACTAATGACTGGTCTGGTTGCATACCTAATTGCTCTTGAACTACTCTAGCTACATCCTCCGGTGACAATTGCTGTTCTACAGCTCTGACTATTAAATTTCTCCAATAATCTTTCTTAACTGCCAAATCATCGAAGTTAACGTTAGCCATTATGTTTCTTAGAGTAGGTACTGTTATAGGTTTGCCATTCTCACTTAACATTGTCTGAATGCCTTCAAATCTAGTGGAGAAGAACATATTATCTAACCAATCTTGGTCTCCATTTCTAACACCTTCATTGAAATAGTAACAGTTAGCAAAGAATACTTTCTCACCTACAGCTGCAATACCAATTACCTGTTTACCGTCCATATTCTGCATTTGCATTACCCATTTGGATGAGGGTGATGTCATGGTAATCTTATTAGCTTCTTGTCCAGATGCTGATTCCTTAGCCGCCCTTTGTGGGTCTCCCATTTCAATAGGAGAGTAAGCCTGGTTCATATTCTTCAAATTCTGGATAATATTGCTAATTTTAGATGATACAGAGTTTCTAAATGCAGGAAGTAAGTTGCTTCTTCTAATCTTCTGTCTACCATTTCTAGCTTTCTTTCCATTCTCATCAAATTCTTCAGTCATATACATAGTATGATTGTTAATTCTATTAAGAATGAAATTAGCATTATCAGTATCAACTTCACCTGAATATGTCAATATTCTAGCGTCATCAATAGCGTTAAGCATCTCTGCTATTACCGGGACAGATTCTGGATTATAGAAATTTTCCTTATTAAGTTGGTTTAGATAGTTAGTAATATCTACTCCACCACTTCCATATGCATATAACTTGCCATTAGGAGTAGGTAGCATTTCGGATGCTTTGAGTGACTCAATACTATTAAAATTAAAATACGGAGACCAACCTACATAATGTCCGCTGGTATCAAAATCATAACCCATGATATATGCTTTATCAATATCCGTTTACCTTATATCTTTCAATATAAGACTGACTATATCATCACTCTAATTCAAGAGTGTCTCGCGCTTCGGAAGCAGCTCTCTGCTGCGCTATAAATTCAAGCTTAGTTGAATCTCTTCTTATTTTATATAATAATGATGGAACTTGCTCTATGTAAGGTCTTACTATGTTTACAAACTTGTCACAATCAAGTTCTGAAGATGTAGCGATTGAATATGTTCCACGACCTTCTTTAAAAGGTCTAAACTTTATATCCCACACTTCAGCAAAGTAAGCAATTATTACATTGACTGTATCTTCATCCACACATGTAGCTATTTTAATCGTATGTTGTATAGAGCTACGCTGCTTAGATGTATTCACATTAATACAGCCATCATCCATATACCAAATAGCTAAACCTAGAGGTGTTATCCAATTTAATAACTTCCTGGTTATATGTTTCTTTGGAGTATATACCGTTCGCCTTAAAGCCTTAATGGTCGGATTTAGAGACATCTGTGAATACAATACCTTTTTACCAGTGTTATACCCACAAGATGATATATACTCTTTAACGCCATTGTTTTTAATTCCATGAACATCTAGTAATCCAACTTTCCATTCTAAATACTCTCTTTGAGCTTCAGAATGACTCAACTTAAATACACAATTACTAGATATTGTTCCATCTCCTAGCAGGAGTCCTATCAAAAGACTCTTCTGCTCTTTACTAAGCTTTTTAATTATACTTCTTTTAGCCATTTCATTTAATGTTTAAATTAATACACTAAATGAAAGTTCCTACTCCCTTACGGGATAGTCGATGAACTTTCATCCTTATGAATACAGAGATAGGACTTATGTTGTCGAGTAACAAGTCTTATATCAATATATTTATCTAGGATGCTTAGCTGCGGATTGTCCAATTCTAACCTTTTTTACTATACCAGTAGTAGTTAATTACTGCCACTAAGTACATTTCTGCCCTAGTTTAGTAGGTTAGACTCTAAGGAGTTCCCCGTCAGTTCACGAGATTTATTATAGTGATTACAATATTTATAATGGAGCTAACCTAAACGGTAGGTTTAGCCGATAATCACTTCCCTGAAGCCAGGTTTGCCAGTGAGATACATGTACCACATTCTTATCAGAGTCATTAAATGCCACAGCTTTCATCTTCATAAATGACTGCATTGTCTGTGCAGGAATACGAGCTACTGTAAATTCAAGTGATTTCTGGAATGATACAAACTTCTTCTTGGCATCTATAATCTTCTGATTCTTCTCTATTCCGTCTAATTGATAAGCCAATCTAGACACACTGAACTCTTCTCCTTCGTTCTCTTTATAAGTATCAAATAGTAATTTAAGCAATCTATCATTTCTTTCAGAACCTGCTTCAATTACTTGCTGCATCATTTCCTTATTCTTAGTGTATTGGTTAATTTTAACAGAATCAAAACTATCCATTCCGTAAATATCAATAACACTGTCAGGAGTTTTAGCTACTAATACTTCTTCAGTAGTATTATTACCTAATGCATTGTAAGATGTTACTACTTCATGATACTCTCCACTTTCATCATAGAATCCAGCCTCGTACATCTTCTCACCATTTTCATCTACCCTCATAACACTATTACCAACTCTAACGAAATCAGATTCAGTAAGTGCCTTATTAACCGATAGATGTTCCATTAGAGAAGGAGTTTCTCCGAGTGCAACATACACATGTTTACCATTAGCTCTAGTAAACATCATATCATACCATTTAATTTTAGGAGCGTGATATTTATCATACCTATTAACGAAGAACTGATATCCTTGTGTAAGTACATCATTAATACTATCATTAGGTCCTAAGTTAAACTGGTCTACATATAGTTTACTAATAGAAAGTTCAGCAGGATTATTGACTAGATTCTGAATAGGAATAGCAATATCTCCATTACCTAAATCCCTAATATAGCCATTAGCTGCATATTTGTCACTGAATGCGACTGGGTCTGCTAAGTACTCTGCTTTTTGAATACCAGTTACAGGCATATATCCATTGTCTAGTAACGTAAATGTTGCTTGTATTTGTGCTTGTATTTCAGAATCTAAAGCTTTAGGAAGTTTACCTCCGTCATACTTAGTTCTTTCACTGAATGACCTTTGTATAGCTGGCATATCAAATATGCTATGTCTCATACCGGTCATATCTTCCCAATAAATTTCTGCTGGCTTTAAGTCTGTAGGTCTAGTAATATCAGTATAGAATTGAGAGAAATTAGCTTTTACTAGGTTATATGTATCAAAATCATTTACATACACTGGTACGTAACTACCCTCTATACTCCAACCTTTATCAGCTAGATATTGGTCTACAGTCATTAAAGAATTGGCTTGATTCTTAGCTTGTGCAGACACAGCCTTGTCATAGTTATCCTGTGCTTTAGCTATCTCTACACCTTCCCCGTCTCCATTCTGTGCTTTCTCAAGTTCTGTCAGAGTTCTCTTAACAGCCAAATCAAGAGCTATTTGCTTGTCTAATGCATTTTGGCTAATTCTAGCCACTACTGATGCTACTTCTTGAATAGGCAATTTGATTCTATCTCCAGGAAGTAATCTATCTATAGTAGATGCTGGCTGTGCTTCTATTTTAGCTTGCTCACTTTGTAAATACTCATCAGGAGTCATTCCTTGTTCGGAAGCAATCCTGTAAATATCATCATATTTATAATTAGTACCTCCTATGCGGAATTGTTGTACTATATTGTATGCAGGGGCCATAACTGCACCCATACCTGGGAACTTCCTCTTAATAGCAGTTTTATTAATATTAGATGTAAACGAAGATAAAGTTTTACCAAAGATAGAAGGGTCACTATATGGTATTTTGTATACATCAGTTCCATGAGAATTGTTATTCTTTCTATCTAATGCGAACTCTGCCTTAGCCTTCTCAATAATAGTCTTAGCAGTACCAAGCTCATCTCCGTCCTTATTAAGCTCCTTAATAATAGCTTTACCTACTATTTCGTAAATATCAGATTTAACATCAGGATTATCAGTTGGCTTAATTCCAACAAGTGTATATACTGCATCTCTAATGCTGCCTATCGATGATAATGCTACTCTACCCAAGTCTTTATATGCCATTTTAGCCATACTGTGAGTAAATCCCATAGCTTCCAATGCAGATATTACCTGTGAGAACTCTGTCATTGTAGATTGATGTTCTGGGTCAGTTACTACATGGTCTGCATCCATTTGAATACCAAGACCCTCAGTATTAAATTCCATTTCCATTAAAGGACTGTTATCAAACCAAGAACTATCTCCATTTATATTTTGGGCTCCTACTTTAATTGCAGACTTGTTAACCAAGTAGGCAATCATTTTATGTTTAAGCGGCTGAATAGTATTACGCTGAGAAGGTATTTCTCCATTAGGCCTATGCCAACCTACATTATTAGCATAATTAGCAGTAACAGCCAAAGAAGCATCACTATAGGCAAGTTCACCGTTTCTAAGGGATTCACTATACACTCCACCTAGGGCTGCATGTAATTCGAATAATGAATTTATAGGAACATTTAATTGAACCATTACATTAGCATCTCCTACAGCCTTAACTGGATTACCATATTCATTAACTGCTTGAGTTCTGATATTATATAATCCATCTCCTACTCTATCAAGACCTAATATCTCGTAATGATTGTTACCGTCCCTATAGAATATTCTTTCCCCACCAGTAACGTCTTTAAGCTCCATAGTGTTTCCGAATATGTTCTTAGTAAGGTCTATTCCTTCATAAGCTCTGTCGAACTGGTTTGCAGACTGATTCCATTTGAAATCAGACATCTTTCTAAACATGTTATACAGACTGATGTCAGATTTCATAGAGTTTCTCATTCTTTCATTGTATGTAGAGAATGTAGCAAATTTCAACAAAGAAGCAGTACCATAATCCCCATTAAAGTCATGTCCAATAGGCTTTTTGTCATCACCTACAGCAGAATCCTGTAATGAGAAGTTCTCTAAATAAGACATAATAGGATTACAGAACGCAGAACCGTCATGTGCATCTACAGTAGATGTCTCGCCTTTAAAGTTGTATACGAATGCTGCAACGTCACTCATAACAGCTAGCCTGTACGTTCTAGGAATACCTAACAAGCTGTTCTGTTGGAAGTATTGTAGTGTACCTGGAATAATTACATTTCTCTTTAATTCTGCAAGTTCTCTAGAAGACTGTTCTAACTCTATACCATTAAATGATACAGGATTAACTTTGCCGTATTTAGCCTTATTAGGATGTGCTATACTACTACCTGTAGTAACTAATCGTAAGTTCTCTGAAGTTAGAAAGTCAGCTAAGAAGTACCTTTCGAGAATGGGATTTAAAGTAATGTCTTCATCATTTCTTAACCATGCGCTATCTAAATCAGACAGCCTACTAAGTACCTTGTCGCCTTGTTTAGCTAATATTAGCTCTTGAGTATTATTGTTTATCCAAGACGTCTTATCAGCAGGGATAAGAGTATTTAATGCCTTATTTAGAACAGAATTTACTCTACCATTGGCATATCTAAGAGGGAACGTCATATTGTTATCAATCATATCTTTGATAAACTTCTTCTTCTCTCTCAAGAACATTTTATTATATACATCCTCTTTAGCATATAACTCATTAGCATTGAAATTCAATAGAGCATTTGGAGACAGTCCACCTTTCTTGTTTCCATTTAGGACAAATGAACCTCCCTTATTAACATGTACATTATCAATATTAGGGACTCCATTTCGATAAGACATATCACCGTATTCTCCTTTAGTAGTTACTGACAATATTGCTTGAAAGTCTTTAAATGTCATTTTGTCTACTAAGTCAATAGGCTCCTTAGGCTGTAATTCTGTTAATATATAGTTATTAATTGCATCAATTTCCATATAATCTCCAGCCTGTAATGCCGCATCAGCTAATGCTTGTTGTTTGGCGACTTCTTCTGCTAATTTAGCATTATGTACTTCTATTTTGGCATTCTCTGCATCCACTGCTGCTTGCTTACCAATTATGCTATTATAAGCATCAGTCAGTCCATTCTCTTGCAGTCTTTGTAAGAACGTATCAAGACTTCCTCTGTACACATTTCTATAATCATTAAGCACATTATTAAACGTGTTCTTGTAGTAAGAACCAACAGTAGACCTGATAGCTTTGTTTAAATCGGAGAATGATGAACTAAGTAAGTCAATAGTAAACTCTTCTCCATTCTCGTCAATAAGTTTGATTCCGTCAGCAGTCAAGGTCCACATTACGAATGTTCCTTTATCAGAATACACAGTAGGTTGAACATTAATAGTCTTAGATTGCCCTTTATCAACCTTCCTTAACAGATTAGCATAGAAATCGTATAATATTGAAGAATACCCAATCTCTGCTACAGAGAAACTAGTAGCACTCTTCTTAACTCCAGTTCTACTAACAACATCGGTTTTAATTGATGTACCTCTAAGCATACCTGGATTTAATCCAAATAATGTATTCTTTAAAGAAGAGTTTGGATTTTCTATAATGGTTCTTGTGACGTATCTTCTAGTCAATCCAGCCAAGTTAGCAATTCTACTATTAGGAATGTTATTACCTTCAGCGTTCTTAATAACAGATTTGAATATTTCTCCAGTTACTATTTGCTCTGCTGCCACTAAATCATTTAGGGTATTAATTAAAGCACCATCAATAGCTTTTAATGAGTTAGAAGATTTATCGTAGTAAAACCTAGCTTCCGGACTATCCTCATCAACTTTATCAGTATAGTATTTAAGGGTCTTAATAAATGAATACAGGTCTAGGTTGTCTGGATTGTTAGTCTCGAACTCATTATACACTGTATTTACAAATGCAGAGCTATTAGCTAGAGACATTAAATTCTCTGTCAAATATTTCAGATTGTCTGCTTCTTTTACATTCTTAAATGCCGCCAGTAAATCTATGTTGCCATTTAGGAATCTAGTATTAATGAAATCATCCATAAACTCTACTAAAGATACATATAGTCTCTCCTGTGGAGTTATAGTTTGAGGGTTATTCTCTTCATAGATTGCTTTTAGTGTAGTAAATGAAGGTTCTTTTAATATAGTATCTAATGAACCATATTTAACCTTATCAGAAGGACTTAACTCAAGTTTCTTTTGACCTTTACTACCAATAGCAGCCCTATTATATATAAGAGTAATAGTGTCGCCATTATAAGGTAATTTAAATGAGATGTCTCCCAGAGTAGCATTGTGTACTTCTACTCCCCACTTATCAAGTAATTCTTGTCTGTTGCCACGTAATTCATTACTAATATCAATATCATTCTCTCTCTGGATTTTACGTCTGTTGACATTAGTTTGTTTAATTTCCATAGAATCTAGGTCATTTGTGTCTTGATTCATGGCATACTGAATGTACTTAGCATTATTAGTTCTATCTACAACTCCAGATATTGAATCAAGCAAATCATAGGTGGTTATAGCTTTGGATTGCTTGTAATCATTATTAATAATGTTATATAGAGAGTTAGCTCTGCTATCATTATAGAACTTCTCATAAATAGATTTAAATACATTCAAATCATTTATTTGAAATATTCTAGAACCTCCCCCATTGTTAATAATTTCTTCAAGAATCCTCTTCAAGTAATAATTAGGAGCTGAATGGAAGTTAATAACTAATTCTTGCAGTCTATCTCCAAAGTATAGGAAGTTTGCTTCATCTTTAAGCTTATTCATTGAGTGCAAGAACTGTTTAAGTGTAAGGTAATTGTCCCTTATTTGCTCTCCAGTGGTAAAGTTAAGCACAGGAGTTTGCTCAATAAGTAACCTAGACACATTACCTATTTCAGATATTGCATCCACATTCTCATTGGTTCTCCAGGTTTTAACCATGTTAGAACCAGCTCTAAATTGATATTTATTAACTGATACAGGAATTTCTATTCCAATATATCCTTTGTTCTTAATCTCCATATTCTTTCCGAATAGATTCTTAAGAATAGTATCAAAATTACCATTCGACAGTACAGCCCAAGCATTAAACGCATCAATCAGCATTTGATTCTTATATAGGTCTCCGAACTTCTGCTTTCTTGAGACATATGCATTGTCTAGTTTAGACCTAGGCATGTCCTTAAACAACTCATCAGCTAGTCTAAGAACTTTCTGCATACCTTCCACATCTGGAGTTCCATCTATGTAGATAGCATTAGGCATATTGAAATCTGTAATAATTCCATCTTCTTCATTAGTCATTTTAATATAATCGACCAAGCTCTTGAACATAGTATTCTTATATTTAGCAATATATATGTTCAAATCATCAGTAGTCTTAATTAATTTACCGTCAGTAAAATTAACTAAAGACGATTCAATTATATTATATCTGAATTGATTTAGCATGTACTCTTTTACTACTGTAGCAGAGCCATACGTATCATTCAGAGACGGAGTAAGTATTCTCTTCTCCGAGTTGGAAACCTCGTTATTAATATTCTCTGGAACATCCGGAATAATAAGGTCCTTATCAGCTACTTCAATTGTAGTTGCTTCAGGAGAAAGTCCAAAGTTCTGACCTAGAGGTTGTGCATATTCAGCTAACAGCTGTTCTTTCTGCGTATCTTTGAGTATTCTTGATGTTTTAATATAATCTTCAAAAACCTTAGAAAGCGAGACGTATTCTGCCTCGCTCTCCAGGTTGAATAGGTTAGTACCTTTCAAGTTAGTAAAGAAATGCTGAACGAAGTCTGTAGTAGACAACGGTTCAGCTTTTCTAAACTTAAGTACTGTTCCTCTAAGGACACTTTCGGCATCAATCCTATGTAGTCCTATGTCAAAGTTAGTACATGCCATTATTCTTATATATTTAATTTACAGTTCTGACTATCAATTATTTGCTTATTATTAGCAAGACTGTTAATATATTCCATAACATCTAATATGTCAGGGTCGTCAAGTTGCTCATCAGTCAAGTAACCTTCGAAGTGATTGTCCACTAATCTTATCTTATTAAGAAGTGCATCAGCAGCTTCCGGAGTAAGAGAGGTAGCAGCTCTCAATTCTTGGATAACAGTCATGATTTCGGTCTCCCTAAGATTCTCATGGTCTCCAATGGTATCTTCGAATATCTTGAGTTTCTGTTCTCTATTAGGGTCAAATGGAACTTCATACATCACTGTATCAACTATATTAACTTCACTTCCAATAATGCTTCCTTTAATTGTTTGTCCACCTTGCAAATATACTGTAAAATCTTGTAAATTACCACTACTATAATCAACATTTTGAATACCCGTAGTATCAATCTCTCCGTCTTTAGTTTTAGGTAGTACAGACGGACTCTTAACATTTATTTCCTGTAATAGAGTATGTACCTTATTAATGACTGGCATGTTGTTAATATCAACAGTCATATCTAGATGAATTACAGGGTCATTATTAATTAATAGCTGTCTGTTATTTATGTCATTAGTAAGACTAGTATTTACCTTGGTTGCTACTCCTTTTAATATTTCATCTAATGCAATATCACCTTTCTCTAAATATTCATTGCGTGCATCATTAAGGATTTGGTCTATTGAGGTATAGCCAGTGAAAGCACTGGATACTCCATTAGCAATTAACGTAATGTTATTATCAAACTCTGACTGTCTGTTATGTGGAACTCCTTTATTAAATTGTCTCTCTGATAATACAGTAGGGTCAATGGTTATTTCAAAGTTAGGACTTTCTATAGCAGTATCAATATAGAATTGATTGTCATTATTTCTAGTTGGATAGAAATCAGAAGGTCTACTATCATGTGAAGTCGGAGTTCTAGGAGTATAATATATTCCATTTATAAATGGAGCATATGTAGTAGTTGCAGCTCCTTCTTTAATAGTTGGAGTGCCATGGAATATCACATTAAACATATTGTTTAGTACAGAGAAGTAGTTATCTCTACCTGCATCTCTAACTGCTCTAACTATATTAAATGATAACTCCTCTAACCTAGTTTCCTTCATTTTACCGTCTCTAGCCTTAGCTCGGAATACATAACTTTCATCTGATTTCTTACCAGCAGAGAATAGTTTGTAAACTGATGATAACAATCCAACCATTTTGAATGAACCGCCCATTCCACCTATATTAGATGCTGCATGTTTATAAGTATTCTTACCGTCAGTCAATTCTATGGCTCCGTCGTCAGCTATTAACTGTGCTAAGATATTGTCCATATCTCTGCCATTAGTAGCTATGGTGAAGTTCGGATTACCCGGTAATGAAATATACTCTTCCAATATGCTAAATAGATTATCCAATATAGATAGTTGAGCTTGAGCTACTTTAGGGTCTATGTAAACACCGTATGTAAGAGTTCTAGGAACTTTACCGTTAGAGTCAAATGTTTGCCATTCGTTTCTACTTAAATTTATAGGTCTTACTACCATACCAGGAGCATTAGTCTTAATAGCATCTGCATATGTAAGTCTAAACATAAATCCATTATAAATAGAAGAATCCCAAGGAACTCTCTTCTGTCCGTCCACAGTAGACTGGTCAATCAGCCTATTAAACTCATTAACTTCAGAAGTACCTCTAACATCATCAAGGTTATTAGCCTGCCTGTAAGTGTCATAAGCCTTAATGAAGTTCTTTAATCCAGACCTGTAATTCCACATACTTACTAGCATTCTGGCAGCAGTAGTATTACTTCCAAATGTTCCTAAATATTCCTTTACTTGATTCTTGTCTAATTTAGTTTTACCGTCATCAGCAGTATGAACTAAATCATTAAAAGACAGTCTAAAGTAATTATCAATAAAGGTTCCATTAGAATTAGCTACTATCATTCTTATAAGTGGTGGTACCGTCTTAGCTACTTCAGCTTGAGCCTCCTTATCACTAAGACCTCTAGATTTGGCTTCATCTAGTGCAGCTTTACGCTTCTTCTGCATTCTTAGATACATCTCTGCAAGATTAGATTCAGTTACCTTCTCTCCGTCAATTTTAAGATGTTTGTTAGAAGTGGCAAATACTACACCTTTACCTCTTACAGACTTATCTACCATAGCTACTCCACCATGTCCTGCATAAAGATACATCGGACTAATAATGGCATTGGGAAATGCTTCTCTAACCTTATCCAAGTTCCAAGTTTGGTCTGGAACTTTCTTAAGTCTAGTCGCAGCAGAGAATGATATGTCACTTTCATCAATTCCAAGGTATTTAACAGTACTAGGATTATCTAAGATTTCCTTCTGCATATTCTTATACCACTTCTTGTACTTATTAATTCTAGCAGCAATATCAGCATCTTTACCATTACTGTTGTTCCATTTCTGCCAAGTATCAGGATTAGTTAATTTACCTATAGTGAATTGTAAATCATTACCCTTCTCCATAGGTATTCTATATACTATATTGAACGCAACAGGTTCTACTTTAGTAGAGTCATAACCCTGTTTGTCTCTAGCCTTGTCAGTACCTTCTTCGTTAGTATCATCTTTCCTAATTTCCAGATTGAACGTACCATTGTTCCAAACTTCTGTACCTAGTCCAGCTAAGTATTTATAGCCATTATCACTTAGTTTCTGAATGAAATCAGCATCAAACTTCTCGCCAAATGCTAGGTAGTTTCTAACGTCTACTAACATATCCTTGGCAGGTTGTAATGTATTAGTATCGTACTCTACATTACTTCTAGTGAAGACATTCAAATCATCAACTACATCATTCCTTACCACTCTAGTAAATTTACCATCGGAAGTTTCTGCCATACCGTATCTCATGTACCAACCGTATGCTCTAATTCCAGAAAGAGGTTCACTTAGTAATGATTCATCTATAACAGATTCTTCTCCTTTGCCCTCTATATCTGCTAAGAACTCATTTTCAAGCTCATTAGTGCCAGTCATAGTTCTGCTAGGCGGTATAAATGTAGGCTCCTTAGGTTTCTCTTCAGTTGTAGGAGTAGGCTCTGGTATATCAGTAGATTTTACTGGCTCCGGAGCTTCTTCTGGATTAACTGGAGCAGGTTCAGGCATAGGTGGCTCCTGTGCTTTCCTAGAAGGAGTATATCCCTCTAATTCGGCATCAAATGCAGCCATTCTAATTACCTTGAATCTATCTATCACAGCAGAAGGGTCAGAAGTAGTAGATGTATATTCATCTTGACGTAAATTAGCTTCTTTGATAATAGTTCCCATGTTGCTATTAATAAAGTAAGCTCCGTCCTTAGAACGAGACATCATAGTATAAAATGACTTCATATAATCAATAAGTCCAGAGACTGTATTTGTATTATACTTACTGAAGTTTACATCAATTATAGCATGTTTAAACTCAGAACCTTGAACTGATTTAGGAGTACGCATAATAATCCTATTATCTGCCATATTAGTTAGCATTTTGTAAGTAGGAGTATTCTCATCATCATACACATATCCGACTTCTCCGTCCCTTTCTAGTATTTGTCTAACATCGTCCTCGGTAATAGCAGTGACAAATTTACTTCCATTAAGGATATTGTCTTCGTCCTGATAATAATGTAGCTCCATCATGTTACTTATTGTGTCTTTGACATTATTAACAGCATTAGCTTGACTTTCAGAATCAGCCATTTGTTCTGGAGTAAATGTCAACACACTCAAAGCCGCATTTACCGTAGTATTATTATCATTCTGTTGAGTATTAGTAATACGTAAGCTAATATCCAGCTTAGGAGTTCTGACCATTAAAGATTCAGATGACTTAACGTTATAGACACTGATAGTAGGATTCTCATATCCATTCTGATTTAAGTCTCCTAGTGGAACAATAGTTACATTGTTCTTATGTGCCCAATTAGACAAATGTTGCATATAAAGGCTATTTACCCAAGTAGCCTCATCAATAAATACAAGCCTCGGAGTTTGTACGTCGTTATACTCTATATCTTCATTGATAATGGCAGCTCTATAAGATTCCATTACTGTTCCACCAGGCGATGTAATGGGGCCAAGTTCTTCTATTGTGAACTGCTTAGACTCCTTATTATTATGTAATATGTCATTAGACAGCTCTGCATAGTTAGATTCTCCCAATACATGACTCATTAAATCCTCTATAGTAAACGCTTTGCCTTCACTTCCTAAAGAAGACACTAGATTATCTACTTGCTGTTTAGTTGGACCTACTTTCCATATCTCTGCATCAGGATAGTACTTCTTAACAATGTTCTGAATTAACTTAGCAATAACAGCTGTTTTACCAGCACCACCAATACCGTCTACCATTACAGTGTTCCAGTATCGTATTAACTCACTACCATAAGTTCCTTTAGGAGTATCTATATTATTAACAGCAGCATTCATTATATCCGGATTAACTGCCATAGCTGTAGCCAAATATGCAGCATATTCTTGTGAATATAAAGGAGCATAATTAGCGTCTGTCTCAACAAGAGATTCTCTTAGGTAATAATCAAAATCTGACTTTTTAAGAGCTACCATTGCATGTAGCAGCATATAAACATCATAATCCTCTAAAGATTTAGTCTCCGGGCTAAATTTGGTGTTTCTTTGCTCTACCAAATTATTAATGTTGAATTGATTTCTTACATCAGAGAATAGGTCCTTCAATATAACTTGTGGAGAATCTCCAGTAGTTTGCACTATCTCCTGGAAGTTGTCATACAGTTTGTTCTGTAATGAACTAAGTTCCTTAGAGATAAGCGGATTGTCATAGCTAACATTGTCAATATCATCAAGAGTAGGGGTTGGCATAGTATCTATATCTTTAAATAGCTGCATGCCTTTATACTTAAGTTCTTTTAGGAACTGATATCTATCCTTACCCTTTAATATATTAGCTGTCAATTTAGATATTTGTTGACCTGTTCTACCATGTTTGCTGAACTGATTAACAGCATTCATTCTGGACAACTCTTTCAAGAATGTGAGTTGCCTAGTTATTAATGCCAACTCCTCTTTCATGATTGCAGCTATATCACCTCTAATAATCCCATATTTCTCTTCCTTTGGGAAGTAGGTTTCCAGGAAGTAATTCATAGTAGCATTGTGCCCAAATGGATTATTGATGTCTAAATCAGTAGTAGAACTAGCATCGATAACAGCACTAAGCATGTCTATGATTTTGAATGCTTGGTCTATTTCCTTCTCCTTATTACCGTCCAATACGTAGTCAGATACAGAAGGGGCATTCTCTAGTCTTCTATTTTCATCTCTTAGTAAGTCAAAGATAGTAAGTTTGCTTCCATATACAGTATTAGTAAGTTGGTCAAGGAAATCATATACTGGACTAGTTTTGATTTGTAAAACATCCTTCCTTAATTGAGCTATAGTAGCATTAGTAGGATTAGACATTACAAGACTTTCCATATCCTTAGCTGCTTGTACAAATGTCTTCTCGAAATTATTTATTCTCTCTTCGACTTTCTCCATTACTATAGGAGCGTCTTCCGAAGGGTACACATCCCCATTGTTGTCCATGAAGTCTAAAGTGTCATAAACAAGTCTCTTTCTATGTACATCAGAATGAAGAATATTATGAATATTGTCTATAACAGTATCCAAATTATTACCGTCTATGTCTTTTAATGTTTCTAATAAGGCATCATATATAGGATGTGGTATTCTGTTCCCGTCTATATCTAAAACTGGTACATCATTTGCAATAGCTTTTAACACTACATCAAATGCTGCTTCATTAGAGATTTTGTCTCCAAGTACACTTAATAGAATCTCCTTGGTATCAGCATCCATAAATCCAAACTGCATAGCTTGTTGTATTACAGCTTGCACTCTTCCGATTACTTCTAGATTCTGAACTTCAATAGCTTGACGTCTTAGGTCTGCGTCAACTTCAGACTCACCTTCAATAGGAGAGAATCTTTCTCTTACGAACTTCTTGTTTAGTACTGGTCTAATGTTCTTGTCTCTTCCTAATTTAGAAATAAGTACCTGTTCAGCATCAGCACCTTCTGGCACATCTAATTTGTCAACAGTGGCTCTTAAATCAATTAGGTTATTATATGCCCATGCTTTGAACTTATAATAATCATCATAAGCTACTGTACCTTCTTCAAGTTTAGTAGAGAAATCTTTATTGAGTTTCTTAAATATACCATATGCTGTATCAAGAGCTTGCATCTTGTCTTGCTGTTTATAAGATGCATAATCAGACTCGTAACCTTTAACTTGTTCTGGAGCCATATCTTGGAATCTTTGTCCTGATTTAAACTCAACAAAATCCCTAAATGTTGGTGCATAGAAGAATGCATTTACACTATTATCAATAGCGAACAGCATTTGACCAGTATAGTATTCAGAGAATGTTCCGTCTAGGAATTTCTGTTTCTTCAAATCAAGGTCAGCCTTCTCTTGTCTTAGCCTTTGTAAGTCGTCAGCATAAGTAGTACTCTTCTTACTTTCTGTTCCAGTGTCTTGTGTATTAGACTCTAATGCAGCTATCTTTCTACGAACTTCTACAATGTCAGAAACTAAACTGTTAAAATCCTGAAGCATTTTGCCATTATATCCGTTCTCTATAGCTCTACCGAACTTCTGCCCGTCTGATACCTCAAAGCTAGCTAGAGCTTTCATCCTAACGTCTCCCATTACCATTTTGTCAAGAAGCTGTTCATCAGAGAAGTTAAGCCCTTCTTGATTAATAACAGCGTCAAGATGCTGTAGGTAATTCTTAGTCATGGTATAGACTGCTTCGTTTTGATTGTCACTAGGAGTAGTAGGAGAGGTCCATATTGTGCCTTGGTCTGTATCTTCTGTCTTAGTAGCAGATAGATTCTTATTACCAAGCTTGCCCTTTCTCCGCATATCATTCAGCTCTTCCATTAACTCACTAGTTCTACCATTTCTAATAAGGTAGATAAGTTCTTGGTTAGTCTGTTCATTAGTAGCCTTTCTATTCTGTGCAATATCTACACCATAGAAGATAGCACCACCAAGGGCTCCTCCGAAGAAGTTCATACCATATCTTTCAGCTGCATTCTCCCAAGCGTCGAGTTTCTGTTTACTCTTAGTGTAACCCATTTCCTGAGCCCAGTTAAATGTAGCTTTCGATAGGTCAACTACCAATTCTTCAGACATTTCTTCCAGACCTTCACCTATGGCCTTACCTATGAATCCTGTAGTATGATTTCTAATGTCAGACCAATAATTAGAAGAGTATTGTTTAGCAGTATTAAACATCTTAGCCAGCTTGTTAGGCTTAGGCATGTTACTGGTAGCAAGTTGACCCAATCCCTTATTAATTTCTCCAGTTACTTGTGAGATAGCCTTTCTATAAGTGAGAGCGTCTCCTTTAAGCTCTGGGAAGAATAATTCACCAAGTCCAGTTCTATCAACTGCATACATACCAGCTACTGCTCCCCATGCTATAGCTGCTGCTTCTGCTCTATCAGCTCCTTGCTCTATAGCATCTTCAAAAGTCTCAAGACCTTGCATCATAGCCATATAACCTAGAGCTGTATTAGCTGCCATTCTGTTATTTCTTTTAAGAATAGTCTCAAATGCTTTTGTTCCTTTAAGCCTGTTCATCTCATATAAACTGCCTATAGCTCCTTTGTATTTATCAGGATTAGAAGCAAGTAGTCTAGTTGATTCCAAATCAGCAGCTTGCATTGCAGCTTTGTACTTCTTGTCTGTACCTAACAATGCATTCATGCCTTTGAAGATAGTTCTTTGCTGTCCCCACTGTAATGCCACATCGGTTACTAAGTCAAAGAAATTCTCTGCTGACATCAATTTACCTTGAGAGTATTCTGATTTAGAGCCTTTAAATGTTCTACCTATACCTTGTATTAGATTAGCTGTGGGAGTATCCTCATTTAATCCTAGAGTAGATTTATAAATAGTAGGCAATATATCCATTAACTGGGCACCAATCATAGCTCCTCCATATACCAAATTCACATAAGGTACAAATAAAGGTGCTAGTGAGGTCACTGTCTTCATAACAGTACCAGTAACAGACTTATCAAGTCCGTCAGAATCAAAGAAGTCATATTTATTAGCAGCAGAACCGTCTACTGTGAAACTGTCAAACATAGATTTAAACTTACGACCATAAGCTTCTCTTCCGGCTAGTGTCTCATAGTAGTAGGTTCCTTCGTCATTGTATTTAAGGTCACCTTTACTATGCTTAACTATTCTGCCAGAATATGGGTCTTTATGCTCTCCGTCTGAATCCCATTGGGCAAGTACTAAAGGTTCTGAAAGTGATTTCAAGAAACCTAATGGGCTGCCAAATAGAACATTATCATTAGGAGTATAGTCTTCGTACTTACCAGTTTCGTAGTTAAATACCTTCTGTGTTTGTGCTAGTTCTGATGCTGTCCATTCTCTATTATCTGTGCGTCCTATTTGTGACACACCAGTCTTCAATCTATCAGGATTAAGTACCCTTCTAACATTAAAATTAATAGGTCTATCCTCTGCATCATTAGGTTTTAATTGAGAATATGGGTCCCAATCAACGTCCTCCATGATTGTATCCTCGAATTGGTCATTGGCAAACTTTTGATAAGTAAATGCAGCACTATCATACTTTTGGTTAAATGCCACTTCATTAAACTTACCATTCTCATCCTTAAACATTTCTTGGACAAACTTACTATTCCTGTAAGTATTCTTATCTAGTAATCCAGTATTATCAGCTGTTAATCCTACATCTCTAAAATTGTCCATAGTAAATGAAGGATTCTCTAATTGAGCTACAAACCAATCATTAGGTTTCTTTATATCATTCATATCAATTATTTAATATTTTAGATGTACTTGGAGTCATAAATGAGTCTAATTTAGCTGCTCTAGCTGCCCTTCCTTTTAGGATTGTCATATCTCCCCAGTCAGCAGGTACAGTAGGATTCTCACCAGCGACGTTAAGAGCTAATCCAGCACTCTCTCTTAGTGGCATATAAGCAACTGTTTTATATATGTCATCATAAGGTTTCATTCCAAGTGTTCCTTTAAATAAGTTCTCTATATCATCAGGGTCAACATTAGGCATACTTCTGATATTAGTCATATAACCTTCCCCTGCCCTATCTACATCAATTGCACCTTTCTTGCTACCAAACCATGGGTCTTCCCCGCTGGCATATACGTTAGTCATTAAGAAAGGACGGAATTTAGATTTGTCCCAAACTAGTCTTCCGTTAGCATCTTGCACCATATATCCTTCTAAGTCATGCTTCATAAGTATGCTCTGCACTTCATCAGCACTTATATTAACTCCTCTGGATTCTATTTCTTTTTGAGCTTCAATGAATCTAGGCATAAGTTCAAAGTCTGGAGCTATACTGCCGTTTTGGTCATATGTGTATGGTAGAACTGCCCTTGCAAGTTGAGTTCCGTCATACAGCACCTGCCCAAATTTAGAAGAATCAACTTTCTGATTGCCTAAATGAATGCTATTACTGTCAACAATACCTCCAATTCCAGACATTAGTAATGACTCTAATGAGCCTTTAGCAACTAAGTTACCATCTTGTCCTTGTGGTGTACCATAAAATACAGCATCCGCTTCCATTTGGTAACCTTGTCCGGGATTAAGTATGTATTTACCAGCATCTCCATTCTCCCCCATGTAATAAGACATAATAGGTTTAATCTGCATAGTCTTATTAGATTTAGAGCCAGATTCAGATGCTCCCTCTGTGGCATTCTTATCATAATCTACTTTAATAGAATAGTCAGAATCAATTCCAGATGAAATCATACCAGCCAGTAATTCATACGCACCTTTAGTAGGGTCCAATCCAGACAATGCAGCCTTACCTCTTAGTAAAGCCTTAGCATTATTAGGCATGGTAGACAGCAAGTAAGTAAGAGCTACTTTAGCCTTCTTTGATTGGTCAGTATTACTTTCTGTAATTTTATACACTCCGTCCTGTCCAGCAGCTAGTAATTCGTCTATCCCCTCCTTTATATCTTTACCTTTCTTAGTTCTAAAGAACTCTTTGGAAGTACTATCCTTACCTATTTTACCAATAAGGTCCCATACTGTCTTATTAATACTATCCATGCTAACTCCATTAGCAATTACAGTTGATATATTATTAGCATACGGTAATTTATTAGCTCGTAGGTCAGCCAGGTCTGCATTAGTAAGAACTCTATCACCTTGCTCTAGAGTTGCTTTAGTAGTAATTCCGTCCTCTCCCATCACATAATATCTACCGTCAGTAGTAATTGCCATTTCACCAAATGAACCATTCTTCTGTGACTCTGCTATAGCATCTTTTAGTTGAGTTTTGCCCTCTCTAAGTCTTGCCATTAGTTGAAGAGTTCTTCTATAAGCTGTGGCAGTTTGATTTGGATTGAATGGGTTGTTCTGACTACTGAATAGATTACCTATTTCTTCAGCTACTGCATCAGTATCACTAATAAGACCCTCTTTATACAGAGCGGTAATCAATGACTTATCTATACCTCCTATTGTATTCTTATCTGCTTCTGCATTGCTGCTCATTGCTCCTTCAACATAGGGAGCCGTAGGTTGCGGTTGAGGAACGTTAGTATAGCTAACAAAGGCGGGAATACCCCCGCCCTGTAGCTTCTGTATTTTATTTATTATTTCCATGACATTCCTTTCTTAATTAGTTCAGAAGTTAATGAAGACATATGTTTAATCATATCAGCATGTTGCTTCTTCGCTGCCATTATGTCTTTATGGAATTGCTTATTATCTGCTAGCATTCTTCTGTTGAAATCCTTAGCTCTTTGAATTATAATCCTTTCCTGGGCTGTCAACCTTCCACCCTTAGCATAAGTATATGGGGTATTAGGAGAAGGAGTAGTTCTTTGGAACATCCAAGGCATTCCAACATTGTTTCTAGAATAATTAAGCATATCTGTATTGTACTGTCTTAATAATTGTTGCTGTTTAGCTGTATCTCCAGCTTGAACTGCTGCATCATATTGTGGCTGCATTGTAGATAGTAACCCCTGCCTATAAGATTCAGCATCGTATTGTTTACGAGCTGCTCTATTCTGTCTGAATTGATTTTCAATGCCAGATAGGTAAGGATTAATAACTTGCTGATAATTAGCTGTAGTCTTAGCAGAATCAATTTGCGCCTTAGCAGCATCAATTTGTAGCATCGAAGCTCTATTTCTATTGGCAACATCGGTTCTTCTAGCCTTAGCAGCATCTGACTCTTGTTGAGCCATCATTCTTGTCTTATAGAACATATCAGCATCAGCCATATCTCCTTGGAATCTTATATCACCAGCCTTATTCTGCGCTTCTAATTCTCCAGCAAGCTGAAGTGATGCATCAGAAGTTCTAGGTCTAGCGGCAAGAGATGTCAAATTAGAAGCTTGTCTATCAGCAGATGCCTTAGCAAAGTAGTTGCCAGTAATAGGTACAGTGTTTTCATATGTATCTATTAGTAATGGTTTTAATCCAGCTTTGTACTGTTCAGCTGCCTTGTTATTAGTTGCCAATCCTCCAACCATTCTGCCTAATGCTATCACATCCTCTGGCAATACACTAAAACCTCCTAAACCTTTCTTTTCACCTCCAGCTGCTCCGCGTACAGTACCGTCTCCGGCAGCTTTCTGTGACCTTTTAGCATCTCTAATTTGCTTCTTAGTAGGATTACTACCCATAGCTGGAACTGGAGATTCTAGTTTAGTTGGCATAGCTGGTTGTGGATTTCCACTAGTAATGCCTGCTGCCTTAGCTTTAGGCATAAAGTTTAACATTCCAGTATTTAAGTTCTTAATAACATCAATATTATCATTGACTCCAGCTCTAACTTTAGCTAAATTGTCAGCACTAATATTGTTAGTTCCTAAATGTCTTAACCAAGTTTGGTCTCCTGCATATCCGTCAGCAGTCCATTGAGTACCCTTGTCAGAACTTCCACCTCTACCTGTTATTCTGCCAGATTTAACCAGACCAGCCATAGTTCCAGTATTCACTTTAGTATTAGTATTAAAGTTAGTCTGGTAGTTAGCTACGTTCTGATTATAAGATAATCTAGAAGCCCCAGGCTTAGTAGCAGTAAATCCAAGATTACTGTAATCTCTTTGCATATTATTATATGTACTAGCATTTGCTGGGTTAATCATGCCTAATGTGTCATTGTAACCAGCACTTCCTAAGACGTCTGTGTTCCAATTCAAATTATTAGCAGATTGTACATTACGTATAGCTTTACCTCCTTGATATTTAGGAATTAGTACTCCTCCATTAGCTTTCTTAGTAACTCTGTCGTCTTTAGACTTCTTCTTAGTCTTAGGTTTAGATTGCTTCTTAGGAAGCTCTCTTTTAACATGAGCAGTACTACGTTTGGGTGGATTAACTAATTCCCATAAGTATCTGGCATTCTTATCCTTAATAGGAGCAGACGGTGTTACAAATATCTCAGTTGGAGTTGGTGGAGCATATATATTTCTTCTAGGAGTCATATCCTCATATCCAAAATCCTTTTTATTCTTAACTGCTTCATCCCATACTTTATTGTACTCACGTTCAGCTACTGGTTGGAATACTTCTCTGTAAGTCTTTTCCTTATTAGCTCTAGCTGCTCCAGCTAATGGCTGTTTAGATGAAGGTTGATTAGTAGCCCATGCAGTCAAAGCTTCATTTCTAGCTTTTTGAGCTTCTCTAGCTTCAGCCTGCTTATTAAGTCTTTCATTCCTAATAGCTTCATTACGTCTGTTTCTATCTCCTGTGGCTCTAGTTTGTGCCAGCTTGTTTGGGTCAGTAATGTCTACAACTTGTCTTGACTTACCATCTCCCATGTAAAATACCCTGTTAGACGGAGTTACTTGATTAGGGGCAGGTAACGCCAACAGCTCTGAAGGCTTAGCTTGACCTTTATTAAGATTTCTGTATTTGAAAGAGTTGTACCATTGAGCTGGCTTATCAAGACCAGGAATAGATATAACTCCAGTTTGCATTCTTTTAACTATTCCCTTCTCTGAATCTGAATAGACTAGAGGCACTTCGATATCACCTTTAGTAGTGCTGACTATTTTAGTTTTGTTGAAGTTGTATTCTGGTCTTACTACAGAATTGGGCAAACTAGTTATAAACGGATTGTGCCATGAGAAATTAACCTGACGACCTAATCTATCATCACTCTTAGTAATCTTCTGGAAAGCTGCCTGTTGGTCTTTGAGTTTACCATGACTAGCTATCTCGTCCAACTGCGCTCCAGTGACAGTGTATTCTTTACCAGTAGCGCTAGTTATTACATGATTTCCAGTAGCAGCGGCATTTCTAAGCTGTCTAGATTGTATTTGGCGTTTAACTCCTTTACCACCCCCAACTACAACTTTTATTAATTCAGCTAAGTTTCTATAATCATCTACAGAAAGGTCTTTTGGGTTAGTGGCTAGCTTTCTAGCCGATTCTATACCAGGGCCTGTATAGTTTATTGCAGCTGCTGCCGATAATAGTCTTGGAGTCCATTTTATGAGATTTTTGACTACCTTACTGCCTTTAGCCGCTGCGCCTAGTCCGGGAATTAATCCAACTGTATCTAAACCTAAATTCATAGCTAGACGTCCTGCATCTCCCCAGTCAAGACCATCTTGGCCCCAATCAGCTCCAAAATTGGCTAGTGTTCCAGCATAACCTACTACCCCAGCTCCAGGTATCATAGATATTAAATCAGCACCTATAGCCCCAAGCCTTGCATAATCAGAAGCAGTAAATCCAGTATCTGCTGGCTTCCTACTATCATTGACAGCTTGTTGTGGAGATTTACCAGATGCTACAGATTGTTCTACTTTAGCTTCCTTGTCAGCTTGACGTTTAGCGTCTCTCTCCTTAATAGCTTTAAGTATTTCAGCATTAGCAGCTTCCCTATTAAACCCTATACTTCCTCCCTGTTGGAAATATGAACCTCCCCGCTTTGGTACTCTAGGAGCAACTCTAGGTTTTGAACTATCAGTAGGATTCTCATAATGAGCATAGGCTATCTGTTGCAACGCAGGTATATCTAGCATAGAGACTTCCTTGTACTGTTTAGTTTCAGGATTATATGCTATACTAGTATAATTATTGAAATCATATGTAGTGGGCACTGCTACAAAGCCATCGCCTATGTCTGGGAACTGTGACCTCATGACACTCAAGGCAGCATCCATATTATTAACTATATGCTGTCCGTTGTCTGGTCTAAATGAGGCTCTTCCTAATACATTGGTAAAATAATTTGCCATATCTGGTTGACCTTTCAAGTAATCCAGTAAATTGCCAATATTGTAATTAGGATTAACATTGACGAAATGTCCTGACATGGAAGATTTAAACGGATTATTCTTTCTATAATCCTCAAAGTATTTCTTAGTAGCTTCAGTCTTCAGTTCAGCCTTATTAGTATCTATTATTTCTTTCTCCTTATTAGCTTGGTCTCTTAGACCTTTCTCTACATAGGCGTTAATTGCTTCGTCTCCTAATATTCCTTTACTTTTGGCATCTGCTATTAAGGACTTCCTGTAAGCATCTATCAAGTTTACATCACTACCTCCTTTAGAGACTTCATCATTTAGATAAGCGCCTAAATCTCCATAGCCCATAGCGGCAGAGAATTTTAGGTCTTCAGGGTCATATTTATTGTCTTCTAGAGCTTTTAATAGATTAGAGCTTCTCTCTATCCAATTCTCTCTAGTTCCGAATACATCTTTGTTATATTCTGCTTCTGGATTATTAATGAAATCATTATGACTAGATTGTATTGCTTGTCTTAGGAATCCTAAGCGGTCTTGCGAATTAAACTTCCTCCATAGACTATCATCCCAGTTTCCTCCCATAGCTATATTAGCTAGTCTTTGTTTAAATGAAATTGGAGCTGCTTTAGTTTGAGGTTTCTCTTCAACCTGTGCCTTATAAGGACTCATACCTTTAATATAGCTTAATGCATAATCACCAACTCTGTTAAATGCATTATTCTCTGTATTCTTAGTACCTAATCCTAGAAATTTCTTGTCATATTTACCAGTACTGCTCATTTGCCCAGAAGCATCTGTAAAGGTTCCGTCTCCATTCATAGTCACAGTCCCGGACTTAAGACCTTCTATGAATTGACCAGCAGCCTTTCTGAATTGGTCAGCTTTGTCCCCTTTTAGTCCGTTATTCTGTATATAGGTGTCAATGTTTCTATATAAGCCAGATACTAAATCTGATTTGTTATATTTGTTAACATCTTTCCACTCAAACAGCTCTGGTTCTTGTGAGGACTTGCCACCAGTTTGATACTTTCTTATTGCTTGTGACATATCGTATTATAAACTAAGAAAGGGACATATACTGTTTGATATATGCCCCTTTCTAACTTGTTAAATGATTATCTAACTCTTCTAAGTTTAGAACCATTTCTTGCAAAGGTTGGTTCCTCTTGAGGAGCTTCTCCAGGTCCCATACCTCCCTGTGCTGCCGACATAAGAGTCTGACATACAGCTAGAGCTGCTTCGCAGTTACCTGTTTGCACTGCCTGTGCTGCCACTTGAAGAATCTGTTCCATTGGATTACCTGCTGGTGCTCCTTCTGGTGCTCCACCTTCCATTGGTGCTCCTTCAGCAGGTGCGCCTCCTGCTGCTGGGTCTTGTGGTACAGGAGCTGCACCACCCTGTTGAAATTTTGAAATTTTAGATTGAATTTTCATGTTAATTACTATTTAACGTTAAACATTAACTTTCCCACAAAGTTAGTTATACTTAACGATATTACCAAATTAATCTTTTGTTTCTACATATTCAGGCTCACGTTCATCTTGCTGTTTTAAATAGGTAAACATCTTCTTCCCGAGTGCCTTATAATCTTTATCTGACTTAGATTTATCTGCTCTCTTGGCCATGCGAATGAGTGTCTTAGTATTCTTCCTACTAAAGATCCTCTCTCCTCCATTTAATTCCATTTGAGTGGAACCATCGGGAGCTATAACCTTCATAGTTGGTACTTCGTCATCATCTTCTATGTCGAGTTCGTCTCCTTCTTTAATTCCAGAGCCTTGATTAACCTCTAAAACAAATTGGACATTATCTTCTTCAGCTATAGTCTCATCGTGCGGTTGTCCCTGATAAACTGATATTACTTCCCAATCTTCATCAATAAATACTATATCAAGTGGAATATCAGTATCTTGCATCCAGAAACCAACTGTTTGAGGTTCATCATATATGAACAGCATACCTTCATCGTCAGCAAGCTCCTTCTTGCCTTGCAATCCTTTGGTCTTCTCTTCATCTGTTTGAGCTACCTCTACATTATACTTCTTATCGCCAATTTCTATTCTCATTCTACTACCTCCATTAAACCTGTATTGTCAATAGTATTATTAATAATCTCATGTGTTAGTAATTTACCAGCCTTAATAGCTGCTTCATCGCTTCCGTCCTTCATAAGTTCTTCTAGTTTCTTAGTGACTTCTAACCTGAAGATGATTTCATTACGCTCAATTTCAGCATGTTGCTTCAATTTACCACCTTCCTCTTCCGTTACTACAGGTATTCCTTTACTAGTTACTTGTTCATACTCTGGACTAATATCCTCTAAATGATGCTTGTGTGCGTGCAATGCTCCGTCTGGGATTACATTGACTTTACCTCCCTCTGCAAATTTTGGTGACTGCTCTTCTAACTTCTCTTTAGGTCTAATCTTAGCTTTAGTAAGGACTTCCCTAGCCCATTGCGATTCGGCATCCAATATCTTCATTCCGTTTCTACCAACTGCCATATTTCTATAACCTCCACTAAGTGCTAATTCGTTTCTAAGACCAATTCCACTATAATTAGAAGCTGCAAATGCATCTTGTGCTTCTTGATTAATATCAGATACCAAATTCTGCTGCCGTTTAGCTTCTGCTATTTGTGCATTAGCCTTACGTCTAGCCTTACCACTGAAAGCTCCGTACTTCTTACCACTTTTAGTAAGGGCATCATCTACCTTAGCCATTGAACCTCCATAAGCCGAACCTTGCTGTTCCCAAGTTTCGTTATCTTTATAAATAGTATCAGCCTTCTTAGCTCCGAAAGCATTTACTAACCCCATTGGAGTTAACTTCATAAATTTACTATCAAGAATCTTATCAGTAGTAGTCATTTGGTCGGTTCCTACTCCTAAAGCTGTAAGTCCATCTGACAACATACCACCAATCTTCATTGCCCCTCCAACGATAGTTCCTACTCCAGGTACACTAGAAATCATATTAGCTGCTGCATCATATCCCTGATTTAAGCCAGTAGTAAGTGCTGATTGCTCCTTCTTCGGAATAAAACTGCCAATCATATCAGCATAGCCTCCTGCCTTAGACATGGTGTTACCGATATTTGCTTTACTAAACAGCCCTCCACCAGGTTTAACAGTACTTCCAGCAGTTCCAGTTGCCATATTAGCAGCTGATTTAGATAATCCATTGACAGCTTTATTAGTATTAGCATTCATTAGTAATGCCTTAGAAGCCATGTCACCACTAGCCGCACCAGCTTGTAATAAAGGATTATTGGCGGGAGAGAATTTATCGAAGTTAGCGGATTGCAATCCAGTCATTGCTGTATAGAGGTCGCTACTAGACTGTAGGGGAGTTATACTCCCCATACCTTGTCTTAGTAGCGAATTTCCCCATTGGAATTTCATAATTTTACGCATAACTTATTGTATATAATGTCTTTAATGCTGTTATTATTGCTAACTCTTCGCCAGTATATCTTACTCTAATCTTGATGTATTTGTCTCTAAGTCTTGCTTCCTTCCTACCACTCCACCAATCAGATGTGTCTATATCTTCAGGTCCATATCCTAAGTTTCTTAAATCTTGAGGCATATAATCTTCCACAGGAGTTTCTGAAGTTATATCAAATCCTTTTAAGTCGTTTGGTATAGGAGAATTACCTACAGAGATAGGAACCTTATCTATAGTTTCCTTAGTAAGCTTTGCTGTATTCCATGCTGGCTCGTTTCGCTGTACAAAGATAATAGGATTAATTTGAATATTCCAAACATCTCCTTGATAATTCATGTTTCCTCTTAATCTTCCGATTCTTGGGTCTTTAATATCAGCAGCCTTAGCATGAGTCCAGACTCTAAACTCATCCAGCTTCTCATTATAAACTATTTCAGAACCTGATAGATTAACATAATCCTTATTAGGAGCAGTCTTACCTTTGTAATAGTCCTCAATCTCATTAAATGTATCTACTCTAGCATAGTATAATGGGAACATTGTAGATTTCACTTTCTGTCCAGTGGGTTTCCAGTTTCTAAGAATGTCTCTTTGCTTACCTCTTAGGTCTAAGAAATTCCTGTTGTACAGTATATCAGAACCATTATATTGATAGAAGTCCTTAGTAGCTTCTTGTCTTATATACATGTTCTTCTTGTCCTCATGGAACTCATAACTTTCACCTACTACTTCATAATGGAATGAGTCCGGAACAGCCTTGTTACTTACAATTTGTAAATTCTCGAATATCTTGTGTGTAGCTGGGTTGTCAACTACTACAAATTCATACTCAAATGGATGCTGCTTACCATACCAATAACATGGTTTAATCTTGTCCTTAATATCAATGATTCCAGACTGACCATGTTTCCAGAAGTCTGTTGTTAAGTTAGGCAGCTTTTTATCATCTTCGGTAAGTCCAGGATTGTTCACTACTCTATCAGAAGTAATAGCGACTACAGACTGATAATAACCATAATTGGTAGTAGAGTAACTATTCCATCCATTAATATACTGTTTTATATTATTATCTGTTCCAGAGTATCTATCTATTACTATACTTACTTTAATATTAAGCAACCACACAGGCTTAGAAGTTAATTCGTCATAAGTACCTAAATAAGTTAATATTCCATCCTCAGAAACACTGAACTGTTCACAATTCTTAAAGTTGTCTCTTTCTAGGCTGTACCTGTAGTAAACTGCTGGTAAACCTGTGTTGTATTCATTCGGAATTGGTCTATTAACAAGACTCAATTTGGTAGATTTCATATTTTCAGTAAATACAACAGAGTCAGCCACAATTCCATCAGCACTGGTTGAATTTATATTAGATAGTGCTAATTTACTTATCCATTTAGAGGTATCTCTATTAAAGCTAAAATGAATGTTGTCAATGTTAGCTGAATAGGAAGGAATCCAAGAGTAAAATGTTACAAACTTCTGCATAACCTCATTATAACAGATGTTCCAAGCCTTCTCTTCAAATCCATATAAATTATCATAGAAAGTGAACATAACATCTTGTTTGAATGCATTATAATGACCCTTAACGTTTCTAACACCTATTACCGGGGTAAGTTCTCTTTCACTTAGTGTAATATTCTCATTTAAGAACTCCTGTATCTTAAAATCAGATATAATTTCAAACTGGTCTCCATTAGTTCTCCAAATCTTCTTTCCAACTGTGTCCACTCCATAAACGAAATACGGGGTCTGTACGACACTTTCCGGCCACTGAGTACCATAGGTATCCGACAGCATCTTTGGATTCTCTGGGAGTACGTTAGAGGTGTTAATGAAGACATTTCCGCCTGAACCTTCACCTGCTACGGCACGTTCATTAACTGGAATTAACGCTATACCGTGTTCGAATATACAGAGGATATTACCAAACAGCTCAACTAGTTTCATAATTCCTCCATATATTCTAGGATAGTCTCTATAGTGAGTAAACTGAAATACTCTATATCCATTCTTGAAGGCATCTGTAATTGCTAGGTCAGAATAAGCTATTCTAGTATCAAATCTGTTCTTTATATAGGGAACATCTGGTAATGTAAAGAAGTTCTTATCGCTAGTTGTACTACTCAATCCACTGTTAATGATAGATGCCTCAGGTATTTTATAATTTCCAGATGTACTCATTTCTTGTAATGGATAGAACCCTCTCTTTAATCCGGTCAAGCCTTCCTCGGTAGGATAACTTGGGTCTAGAGACCTAAGAGATAAATTAACAGAAGAGCATAATTTAAATGTAATCCAACTGCCTAATTGAACCGCATTTATATCTCCTCTGTTTATATCTGCTAACTTCTCCGTATTCTCTACATCATAATTGTCCTTCCAAGTATTTTCATCCACAATTTCGTCATTTATAGGAGCAGACGGGTCTTGGAAATTTCTATTTAGTCTGTGAGTGTAATTGCATATATAGCAATCTCCCCTGTAGCATACTGTAGAATAAGCATGTATGTCACTTTGCTCTACTACGTCATAAGTCTCGCTTACTGTATCAAAACCAACTCTGTCTGATATGGCGTAATAAGGGGAGACGTCCTCATATCTTATCCTAAAGTAGTCAGACATGTTACCTATGGAATAACCAGGAATGTATATATTGATTATTCGTCCTACACTAGGAGTCCCCACTATTCCAATATATGATGAATATGAACCCCTGACTAGATTGGTTGCCTCATTATTTTTGTTCTCTATGCCTAAGTATCTAAATTTATATCCCTCCTCTGCTTCTCCAGCTCTAGCTCTGAAAGAATAGTCTTCTATAGCTATTATGGGAGTATTATCAGGTATTCCGACTATTTTAGCATCCATCTCCTTTACAGAAGTATTATAAGTATAAGCATCAACATAATAACTTCTAGATTCGTAGGTACTCCTGGTTAATCCGGCACTAGCTGGGATTACTCTACTTTCTTTAATAGGAAATGATGTTCCCGTGAACAAGGTGTTAAAATAGGATTGTTTTAAACTATATTCAGGACATATTCCAGCTCTAGACCACGTTGTATTCTCATTGTAACCTTCTAACGTATACAACCTACTTAAATAGCTACTGTTTATGCCCTTGTTATTATCTAAGAATCTTTCTGCCACCACTGAATATTGAGGATTACTGTTTACGTTTAACACATTGATTCCAGGAACTTCTGCTTTGGCTATCAAGGGTAATACATATGCTTGAGCTAATATAGTAGGTATTCTCTTTTGTCTAACTATAAAGAATCCTCGTACCTTACCTTTTAAATAGTTGACTACATCTATTGGTATAAACATTCCTAAGCCGTAAACTTTATGGGACCCAGTACTAAGATTAGAATTTATTCTAATCACTCCCTTACTATTCTCTATATATCTAGAATCCTCAAGTTCGTAAGTAGATTCATCTACTTCTAAGTATTGACGTTCCCCAGAATCATCTAATATAGAATAGTTTGATAAGGAGTACTTATCAAATAAAGTATTCATGTCTGGTAATCCGTTTATGCCTCGAATATTAAACACAGGAGACAATGAGCCATCAAACATTATATATACTATTCCAAGTCTGTATATCTCTTCATCCCAATAGCCTAAATGGTAGTAAATATTCTTAGTATTATAATATTCAAATGCAGTAATGGAATCAGAAACATCTCCATATTGAGGGGACACTTCACCTATAAGAGAATGGGCATCAGAAACTTCTAGATAAGGCAATATTCTAAGACTTATATCAGACAAGTCGGAGTATAGCATATCTGGTTTATTATAATTACCTAGAAATAGCATATTCTGGCAAGCCGCTTGTGCCTTAGCTTTGTCTGCTATTAAATACTGCATATTAATTTCAGACAATGGTATATCTTGTCCAGCTTCATTACCCGTTATTATTAAATTACAGGTGCGATTCTTGACAGGATACTTCTTAGAAATTCTAAATGCAGTAGTAATCTCATTACCGTCTACATCCGATGTAGACCTAGTATAATAGACTTTTATATAGTCATAACTATCATCTACATCAGATATTAACAAACTTATGGATTTGTTGGCAATCATATCCCTAAGTCCTCCGTTTATAGAGAAAGGGTCCCTATCCAACCCTTGGAAACATGATATTATTCCGGACTCAGCAACGAAGTCTGTTTCGTTATCATCTGCGTCTGCATATTTGAGATAGACTACATAATTACCAACTTTCAAATTACCATATGGAAGAACCTCGTTAAACGTTAAAGAAGGTATGTTATTTACTCTTTTATAAAGTGATGTATCTAAATCAAATTGAGAATCGTCATACAAATTGGTATCATTGTTACCAATTCTATCTACAATTTCGTATGTGTTGTTTTGTAGCACAGAGAATCTAGTGTTGATTAGTCTTGGTATATTCTTGTTATCATTTAATATAAGATTTACAGAACCGTCATATGACTCTTGTGCAATAATATCTACAGGGTGGTTTAAGCTGAATTGAAGTGATTCAGTATCTAAATCTAATATACTTCCACCTTCCACAACAACATCGTTCGGATTGAATCCATCCTGACCAGATACTTTACCCTTACTATCAGTATCTCTGGTTATTCTATAATTATGTAGAGGATTATATTCATAGACTATGTTGCCCTCAGGTTTTATTTGCCCTAGGAAGTATGAGAAAGCTAAAGTATCGAAGTTCAAGGAGTAATTATTAAATAATCCGTTCTCTAAAGTAGTCATAATATTTAGCTTAATGTGCCCCAGTTGTTACCACTACCTTTGTCTAGCTCTATCTCTACAACAGGGAAGCCTGCAAAATGCACGGATATATCACCGTCTCCGAAACTATCCCTATACACTGCAAAGTCCTTAGTGGTGGCAGACGTAGAATTTACTAACAAAGTTCCATCTTTTAATTTCAGGTTTCTGACTTTAGCTGCTCCTGTAGTTGACTGTTCTATTGGAATTATCCTGTCTACAGCTTCACCGTAGTAGATACGTCCTCCTATAAATGGATTACCAGTTCCGTCCAAAATAAAGAAAGTGTCGTCTCTGCTTAGAACCCCTACATTAGAGCTAACACTATCAGATTTAGCATTCTTATCCAATTCAGCATACGCACTCTCCATACTTAGGGCTGTCATTGGCGTGGATAATGTGTAAGGAATAGTAGATTCATAAGTGGTCCCATCCACTTTATTATACCCAGAATCTGATTTTACATAAAATGTCATTAGATTTATATAGCTTTCCTTATCCTCTATTTTGAACAAATCTAGGAAGTCACTTATAGACGTTGTATTAACATCGTTACCATTAACCTGCAACAAAGATTTAGTACTTATGTTCCTTTTGCATGAAACGTCGTAAGCTAGAGTTATTTTAACGTCTGGATTATATAAATAATCATTTGGATTATAAATCCAGTAACTTTGCACAGTAGAATCACTGGTTTGGATGTAAACATCTCTAAACGTTTCATATACTATATTCGCCATTTCATTATTAATAAACAAACTGTCGCCGCCACTCTCTCCTGGATTTCTATATGCAAAGTCTTTAACCCAAGCATAAGTCGTACCAGTGTACCATAGAAGCATTTGGAATGAGCCTAATGATTTATCACTGACTAATCCCCCAACATGTGTAGCATCTTGACTCCCTGGATATTTGTAACCCTTATTGTTAAATTCACTGATAGTTCCAAATATTACACATGGTGGATACCTTTTAAAAGCGGACCATACTGCCCCCATAAAATTATCCCAATAGTTTCTGAAGTCTTGACGTGTACCACTATTTTTGTCAGTGTATATTTGTGAATTAATAGAACTAGGTTCTCCAGTAGGAGAGTATCTATTAATTGTGTCTAGGTATATTCTTCTACGATTGTTTTTACTATATACATGAACTCCAAATTCTGAACTACTGTAATAAGCTCCAGTACTCTTCTTATTCATGTTGGTCCCAAATACTTGACTCATGTCACTTACAAAGGATTTATAGATATTAGAATAGGTTATGGGTTTAGGAGTAGGGTCTTTAGCGGCTACTAATTCAGAAATAACAGCTCCATTAACTCCAATCTTATCTCCCTCAACTTCTATAGAATACTTATGACTATTATAATCAGGTCGTGCTTCAACTAATGGCAATCGTTCAAAATCAGAATCTACTATATAATCATCAGGCTTAGCTCCATTGCCTTCCAGAAAGTAGTCCTCATGTGTAGTCCTGGCTTCATCAGAATCTACTAAATATTTAGTATCAATTGATGATACATTCAACTCGAATGGATATTTAGCCTCTGTTGCTATCTTATGGCTTTCTATCATAGTATACGAATAGTTATACAGAGTCACTGCTTTTACATCAAACTCACTTAGAGGTCTATTGGACAACGGAAATAAATCTGCACCATCTTTTACTAATGCTCCTACTTTCCTGGTATACGTATTACTGTAGGTAGTATCTAATTGTAATGAATTGTACTTTTTAATTAAAGTATCATCAAATCTGTTATAGTCTAGCTGTGTATTATCTATGTAAGCTTCATTGTACAAAGGAGAAGCTACGAGCCATCTAAATTCGGAGTCTGGGTCCACTTCTGTAATATTCCCTTTTGTTATAGTCTTTTGTATCTCAACCAAATAGATGTTATTAGGCTCTAAAACATCCCCGAATCTTAGAACCTCTGTAAATACTCCGTTATAATTCCTTTTAGCTGGCACAACATACTCGGATGTAGGCATATCTGGTCTGCCGTCTGGAAATCTATAAAATTTAAACTTAATTTCATTTATAGAGGTGCCTTCCACTAAATAAGCTTCCAGTCCCCAAGTCAATATAATTGACATATCATTGTAGTAATACCTCCAGGTATTTAGCTGAATTATACCGGAGCCTATCTTGGATAAATCCATAGCCCCATTGATGCTTAATCCTTGAAGCCTACTATATATCATACATGGAGTAACAGTATAGCTTATTAAATTCCCAGTTACGTCACTTAAGTTAACCTGAACTGCTTGTTCTCTGGTATATTGCTTTGATTCTAGGCTGTAAACTGGAGCTTTGTCTGAGTTATCAAAGTTAACGTGGCCTTGAAGAGTAGCCTTGCTAGAATCAATCATAAAGAACTCACATCCCTGAATTACATTTTGATTAGAACCGAAATCTTTTGCCTCTCCGTAGTATGAATTATAATACTCTATAACCTCATCATAATTATATGGCTTATTGTCCTCATAATACCCATCTGGACAATTATACTTGTATGTTAAATCATATATTAGTGTATACTTGGAACCGGAGGGCATAACTATGCCAGATTGATTAGGAACTTCATATTCAATATTCATATCCGTTTCTTCAGGTCTTACATATCCAGTCACCGCTACATCTATTGAATCTATAGTATTCAAGGTAGCTATTAAAGTTAAAGAGCCTGATAACTTGTTATTGTATACATTTGCTGGATACGCCTTTCTATATTCATCCACATTAGATGAGTAATCCTCTGCCACAGTTTGTATATAATATCCCGCATTAGTTTTATAAAGTGGGGCATCACTTTCGCTGAATACTATAGTTTTATTATCCTCATCAAATCTCTTTAATTGTTCTGTAATATCCCTAAGATATCCATTAGAATCACTTACAGCAAGAGTTAAAGTCATCAATTTGTTTTTAGGAGAATCGGGCTTGTTACTTGATGTATTAAAGCAATTTGATAGGTATGTCCTAAGTATTTTAGTGTCTATTTGACTCCCCTTAGATGCATCTAGCATAATAGTAAATTTGTCTCCTGACCTTATAATTGTGCCTTCAGGGAATATGTTTATTTTAGATACAAAAGTGTCTAAAATTCCATTAGACAGCGCTCCAAATGAACTGGGAGTAAGCACACTCTGTGCCCCTTGAATTTCGTTACTACTAATATTACGCTCTGGAGACGGGAATGAGCCAATCTGACCCTTATTAGTAAGAGGATTATATGACGCAACATATATTATTCCTCCATATTCTTTAATTCCAACTGGAACATAGCCTGAAGGTAAATAGGCAGTTTCAACTCTACCATTACCCATATCATTCTGAAGCACAAATTCATTACCATTATAAGTAATCATAGTAGCATTCAGAGCACTTGTAAGTACATTGTTAGGAGTGGTTAATGGATTTAGGTCCATTATTATTCCTTCTCCAAAGGTATTTGTTGCTTCTTGTTTCATTGTTATAAATATTCATAATTGTCGTTACTTACTAAGATGTCTTCAAACTTAGCATTTCTATCTCTTGTGAACGCTATCTCTGGATACTCACATTTAAGTACTTCTTTCTTATAGGAGAATCCTAAATCTACAAGTCCTTTGAATTTTATAATACAAGGACTGCCAGAGAATGATAGTTTACATTCGTCTAGAATCTTAAATACCTTCTTATTATTGAAAGTATAATATTTCCTCTTCCTGCCTTTCTTATTAAAAGATTCTAGTAGTTCTTCGTATTCTTCATTGGTTAAGGCTACATAGTAGTACCCGTCCCATTGAATCTTCTTTCTAGTATACATCACTCTCAACTTGTTCTGCATCTTTCTCCTGTAATATCTAAAATGCTTAATAGGATTCTTAGTTAACTCCCCTATATATAACCAATACTTATATTTATGGCTATTAAGGATTGTATCTCCTCCTCTTTGGTTTAAGAAGTATATTTGTCTCCAGCCATATCTAACAATAATTTCTATGTCATGCTTACTAAGATATGGAAATTCCTTCATTATTTCGTCTGTATAATCAGTAAACTTCTTAGTAGTATTGCATTCCATTGTTAGTATTCTCTGTGATTACGTTCTTATTAACAGGGTCTAGATAAGCCATCTTCTCCCTTTGTATCTCTTGATTCTTGTAAGTTAATACCATTCTATATCCGCAGAAATCAGAAGCTAGAAAGTCTACATCTTTCCACTTACCAAATCGTCTAGCTTCGGTAAATTCATTACCAGAAACTCTCTTCATGTATAACCAGGCATTTCTTCCTAAAGTTGGAAGCTCAAATCTATTGTTTCTATGTATAATATCATCAATTACTAGCTTAACTGCGTATTTAAACACTTGCTTAGCAATTACTTCTTTATGTCTATTACCTATTAATTCCTCACATGTCTTACTGTCCAAGTCAAGTCTGCTGGTATCAAAACCAGCAAACATGTCATGGATGTTAAAGGCATATCCTAAAGCATAATTCATATCATTCTATATATATTTCCAAACTATTTTAACACTATCTATCTTTCCAGAATACTTATACTTACCACTAGCGCAGCTAGAAATAGAATGAGAATCTAAGTTAAGTGCTTTAGCTGCTTTGGTCACAGAATCAAACCTGAACAATTCTGCTCCAGTATCAAAGGAATATCCAGCTACAGGCTTTCCAGACTTAAATCCTTTATTGTTACTTGCTAGTTGTTTCTTATCGGAAGCAGTAAACTTATCATGTGTATACCTAAACACTAAACGCTTTCCATTTAACTTACCAGTTGATTTGTATCGCCTGTTACATACTTTACATATAGCAGAATCGTCCAAATTGTATTTACTAGCTAAATGCCCAACGGTTCCAGTGTCTAGGAGTATTCCATCCTCACTGTACATATTTACCACTTTAGGCTCGCCTCTAAAGGTAAGTTCTCCTCCAGGAGTAAGATTATATCCATTATGAAACGAATCATAAAATGCAACATATTTAACTTCTAAACCTCTTAGTGTAGCTATAACTGTTGTAATATCTGAACCTTCTATCTTCTACAATACTCCATTCGAAATTCTCTATGCCATACTTTCGTATAGCCGAATGAAAGTGAGTCTTGTACGTATTATCATTAGGATTGTAAGATGAATGTAAGTGTTCTTTCTTCCTCTCCTCAATCGTTTTAGTAGTTAATCCTACATAAGATTTACCACTTATAACACATGTACACTTATAGATGTATCCCTTAAACATTAATGTATAGGCTTGTATCCTTTATTAAATATCTTTCTATTCCAACTAGTTTTAGCATCTAAGATTTCATTCATATCATTTTGACTTAAATGAATTGAAACTCTGGCTGCATCACATAGTTTCAGCCACCTCTGTTCCAATAATTGTGCTTCCTGTAACATATTCTGGTTGTGATTCTTCCAGCCTTCTTTAAATCTCTTAGTGCAAGCACAGTAACATGCAATGGCGTCTTTCTCTTTATAATTGATTTCAGGTAACCCGTCCTCATCTACCAGAATGCCCTTATAGAGAATGTTTACCTGTCCGTAGTTCTTCTCAAAGTACAAAGTATCCCCTACTCTTTCAAATTTGGCATACTTGCCACTTATATAGAGAGGGTCACTATAAAGCTTTCTTGATTCTATATAGTTTTCAGTAAACTGTGAAGAGTAATCTCCGTTTACTGTGTCATTCGTAACATAATTCCACTCTTCAAAGCCATAAGTGACTGCTTCAATTATGTCACAGTTGCAAGGTAAATCCACTGTGTTGTCAGGGCATTGAATATCAGTAACATACCTGTATAATCTAGTTCTCCTGTTACCTATCTTATGCCAGGCAATCAGTCCAATTTCTTCGAACTCTTCAGGAGACAATTCTGTTCCATAGAGCAGATTCATTTGATAATAAGCTGAATTAAAATTCTCCATTATTTAGGTACTTGGTCATTAGGTAAGACAGGAGCTGCGAGCTGCCTATAATAACGAATCTTCTTTTCAGTTAGTCTCTTCTTAATTTCAGCATCAATGAATGTCATATTATTAATATCAACAGGGGCACAGCATCCGAACCAATCTAATTGTCTAGGGTCTTTTAATATTGCCACTACTGTTACTTTCTTTAATAATGGAGCATTAAATACAAAGCAATCGTACATATTGTTCTCGTTAGGAGTTATATCAATCCACACGTATGGTTTATTCTTTCCTCTTACTCTATATTTATGATACTTCATTACGATAGGATTAGTATAATATATAAATGGATTACTCATATCAGTAGCTCCTATATATTCTATACCGTCTTCTCCGAACTCTGTAAGAAGTTGAGGAATTTCAAAATGAGCAGTTAATGTGTCACAGGGACTAGCATTACATCTACACCTTTCAATATTCTTGCAGTCAACTTCTATACAAGGTATAGTCATCAGTAAGTCCTTCTTAGGAACTAATCCCTTAATAAAATATTCCTTAATAATTTGAAGTCTTTCATCAACGCAATCATCCTCTAACTGTTCTAATGACATTGTTGGAGTGGAGCTATAACCTCTAAGACCACTCATTATGTCATTATATATGGCTGACGATAATTTCTCGTAATATCCCATATGATTATAATAAATAAAGGCGAAGGCGTATGACGCCCCCGCCTTCAATTACTGTTTTAAGTTGTTACGCTTTTGGCTCAAATTTAGCATCTGCTTCTGTTTTAGTATAAACATCAGCAGCGTTAGCCTTGCCAGTCTTCAATTTAGCAATTTCAGCTGCATTAGTACTACTAGCTTCTAGAGCTTGTTGTGCAGTTTCACCTGGAGTAACTTCTTGACCGATAGTACCTATCTTAGCAAGAGCTGCTTCAAAATCAGCTGCCAAATCTTGTTTAACATAGAATACATGAGTCGTAAGTGACCTTGTAACTTCTCCTACAGCATCTCCGCCCATAATGCCTCTATTAACGCAATAGTTAATAATATACTCATTATACTTAGCTCCTGGAACAGGAAGCTCTTCTTCGTTAATACCAGCAAAGCGTCTAGCTTCCATAGTCGGAAGTCTTAGGTCTTTAAGAATCATCCAGTAAGTACCGAATCCTTCTTTAGATTTCACAATAGTGTTTTGTCCATCGTAGTCTGGGTCGTCAGCTGGAAGTGCTGTTGCAATTGTTTCAAACTCTCCACCAACTAAAGCAGTGTTCAAGTCTGGATTGAATTTCTGAATTTCAGCTTTAGTAAATAGTTGATATTCATCCATTCCTTCAATAACAAGGTTGTTACCATTTGCACTAGCTTTAATCCAGTGGTCTCCATAGATAGTCTGAATCTTCTCAATTACTCTAGCCGCTTCTTTAGCAACATCTGCTGCTGTAGCACTTGCATTCTTAATTGCAAATTCATACATCAAAGGTTTACCTTTGAATACGAAGTCATTTGAGTAATAAGAGTTCTGGCTTCCAGATAGTCTGATGTAAAGAGCAACTCTATAATTACCTACACCTTGATTGCTCATAGTGAAAGTAACTTTACCAAGTACTGGATCTGATGCTTCTTTCTTATAGATTGCTACTACGTTTGGTTTGAGGAATTTGTTAACTCTTTTAAATTCGAAGCTACCTACAACTCCACTACCAGTGTCTTCAGCCTGTGCTGACCATTTTGGTTTGCCACTAGAATCTAAATTAGAATTTACGATTAATGTGTTTGTCCACTTAAACATAATTTAAATAATTATTTGGTTTGTGTCTGTTGCTGAGCTGGATTTGCAACTGACGTTGATATCGGAATATGTGTTTGTAATCTAGGATTACCTTCGTTCTCCAAGATTATATGTACCAGCTCATTAATAATCTCGTGACACACGTAATCAGGAAATTCCATAATTTGGGATGTGTCTTCTGTCATATCCATCTGTTCTTGTGTCAATCGTATAGTTTGTGGAGCTTTCAGGTAGTCCACATATACTTTTTTTAACTCAAATAGAGTATGGTCCTTCCCGTACCGTATCTCCATTCTAACAGTAGAAGGATTACCGAAACGAATCTGTCCTTCTCTTTCTACTGTGGTAACAGCATTACCACCAATAGAAATTGTTCTTGGCAATCCACCAGTTACTTCTGTAGCATTAGTATCAGCATCAGTCTTAGCAGAACTAATATCAGTACCATGTGGATTATTAACAGCATCATACGGGTTAGTAGGATTGCTAGTATTTATGTCAACATTGTGTATGTAAAAATAAGGACGTTTATAGCTAGGTCTCATATAGATATTCTGAATGATTTGAGACCATGCGTCAGATGTTAAACGGCTAGCTCCGACTTGAACTCTGGAGCCAGCGTTATAACATTTGAAAGTCTTCTTTAGTTCAAAATCACATACACAATTAAGTAAATGTAAGTAATCACTAGGTAATTCCACTTCATACGTCGCGCCATATAGTGAATCAAGACCTTCTGTGTCTCCGTAAGCGGACGTAGCAAGTGTTACAGGAAGGGCTATTGTAGCTTTTAGAACCCTAATGTCGTCAGTAGTCTGTTGGTTAATATCATATATATTATATCTCTTATTAATATATTGATATATAGCCTTATTAAAGAAGTAGTTAAAATCCTCTAATAATAGAGTCATAGACTGTACTTTATTTACTTCAGTAGCGGTTCCTTCATAAACCTGTCTAGCAGTCATTATTTAATATATTTACCAGTTGAAGATGACTTATTAGTCTCTTCATCTTTTATTTTGTTAGTAAAATCAGGCTCTGGTTGTTCATACAGTTCCGGATATGTGTCCCTCTTAATTAGTTCAAGAGTTCTTCTATTCTGTGGACTCTTCATCCAAGTAATAACTGCATCATCACTTGCGCCCAATGGTATTTGATTCTCGCTATATAGATATACTTTATTCTTAACGTATATTACACGTTTGTCTTTAGCATCAATAAACAGAAGTCTAAGTGCAATGTCATCACCAGTATATAGATTAATAATCTTCTCTGGGTCCTTAGACGCAATGTTCATCAAGAAGTCTTCTACGTCGGCATCAGGAGCATTACGCATGTTACGTCCAAGCAATTTAGCCATTTTAAGTCTACCAGCAGCACCTTGTGGGTCTTTAATGATATACTCTTCAGCATCATGGATAAGACGTCTCTTATTAACACGCTTATTAGTTTCATAACCAGGTCTTTCAACGTAAAGTTCAGCCCCTCCGTATCTTTTAGAGTCACCGTCAATCACTAAATTGCCATTCTTGTCACGTTGGTCACGAGACATAGCAATCATAGGACAGTGTTGAATAGAATACCATTCAGCTGCTTGCCAAGGGTCATTAAGGTCAAATGTTTTACCGTCTTCAATAATAAATACACGGTTCTCTGCAATCAAGCATTTACCTTTGTCTTCTTCTCCTCTTAATAGCATATCACCTTTACTATCTACTGGTCTTACACAGTCCGGATATCTGCCTGTCTGTGGGTCTCTAACTGGATTAAGGAAGTACTTTTGTCCTACTTTACCGAATACACTTCTTAAGACAATTATGTTGTCTGTTTCATTAGCCATATTATTTCAATCATTTACTTAATATAAATTACTATCTTGTAAAATAATGTGAGGAAGGTCTATGCCTTCCCCACAATATCTACTTATTTAATTACACTTCTTTCATAATAAAGCTTCTGTATGGTGAGAATACACCAACACCAGAATAACCCCAGTTGATTAGTTTAGAAGCTGCTACAGGACTAGAAACTACACCTGAGCTTAGACCATCAAGTCCACCAACACCTGGATATTTATTAGAGATGAAGTCACCACCTTTAAGAGTGAACATTTGAATAGCTGGTTCTCCACTTACTTTGTCAGCAGTCAAGTCTAACATTAGCATGAAGCCCTTGTCGCTACCCCATTCACGAGAGAATGTACGGTCAACCTTGAATGAAATTGTGTTACCACCGATTTCATAAGATTGGAATGTAGCACCAACGTCAACATAGCCGTTAGCTTTCTTAGACCACAGATAAGTTCCGCAAGTTTTGAATCTTGCAAGCCATTCTGATAGACAAGTTTGTACGTCTTGCCAAGCTTTCTCATTGCAAATAAGTACATATTTGTTACCAGTTGGATTCTCACTCTTTTCATTCATCATAGCGATAGCAGTAGTGAATGCTTCCACAGTAAGCTTATTATATGCATATTTAGATGCAAATCTTTCTACTTGTGGGATGATACCATCACCAATGTAGATAGGACGACCAGTGTCAGGGTCGAACAGTGTCGGTTTACCATTCTTGTCAACGTTAGTTTTGTTGAACAGCAAACCGTTGTTTCTTACATATAGGAAGTTCTTCAGCAAGTTAGATTGAGTCTTATCCATGCGGTACATAGTTTCAGACATCTGACCATTACCTTTACCTTCACCTATTTTAATAAGAACGTCTTCTTGTGCAGCATACAGAGCTGTATAACTGTCATCACATCTGTGAGTAGTAATATAACCTCTGTGTCTTTCAATGTTAGATTGATATTTAACATATCCCTCTTCGTGTGCTTCTGGCATAGCGTTAGATTGGAAACGAGTAGTGTCACCAATTTGGCATCCGCTAAGGTCAAGAACACTAGAGTAGTCGTTGTCAATAAGTCTAACAGTTACTTCCCAGTAATTATCAGCTTTACGAACTGGTCTCTGGGTTACAAAGCATTGCTGCATTGTTTTATCAATCTTGAAGATGTCGTACTTCTGGTAATAGTTCTCTTTGAAAGCCATTACGATTTCAGTTCCGTTCTCTCCAGTTTCAGTTGGTACATCTGCAAACTCAACTCTCTTAATGTAGTTGGTTTCAACTTCCCATTCAAAGTACATTGAGTCAATGCTTCTGTACTTGTTATTTGATTTAGAATCCATGTAGAAGATGTTTCTCAAAGATTCTGTTAGGTAAGAAGCAGTCAATTCTGGGTAGAGTCTTGATACTACACCAAGTCTAGTTGGTTTAGTTCCTAGAAACTTATAGAAGTCTTCATAAGTTCTAGTGTCGCCCATAGTGGCGCGATTAGTTACGAAATTTGCTACTATCATAATAATTTATTTGGATTTTAATCTAAATCGTAAATAGATGTTGTTTTAGGTTTACGACCAGTTTGCTGCTCTGGTCTTTTAACTACAGTCTTAGCAGGATTAGAGGCTCTGCCAGCCTTAGCATCCTCATAACCTTTCTTATAATTGGCTTTGGATTGCTCTGTAATCTGATGTTTATAGTATTCGGAGATTTGACGTATAGCTTCTTGTCCTTTAAGAGCAAACCACGACATCTGCACTAGCATTTGTGGGTCATTAATGGCTTTGGCTAAGTATCTTACTCCAGCAGCATCTGAATCTAAGATAAAGGAAGCAATTTCATTCATATCGTCCTCTGATAGCGTTAATGATGACTCTCCCAAATCTATAGTTTCGTTATCTTGAATAGCTTGTAAAATTTCGTCTTCGTAAGCTTCATACATTTCTTTCTGTTGAGCTTCTGCTTCTGCTTGAGCTTGCTGCATAGCTGCTTCTTCGCGTTGCTGATAGCTAGCTCTCATTCCGCTCATCTTCTTATTAAAGAGAGCTTCGTTTTGCTTCTCAAGATTTAACTGTTCTAAAGCTTCATCATCAGTAAGTTCTGGGACATTTGCCTTTAAATCTGCAATAAATAGTTCATCATCTGTCATGCCATCTACTTGATATTCTGGTTCATCTTCTAGGTGGTCTAGGTAATCCTGAATAGCTTGACGTCTATGAGATTCCAAATAGTCATCTACACTTAAATTATTTCTTCTAAGCTCGTTAATAAGGTCAATCTCTTCTGGCTCTAAACCATAATTATAATCTGTATCATCATAGTTTAAAAGCTCTAATTGCTCTTCCCTAGATAGTTCAGAGAATGGAATTTCTTCTACTTCTCCGTTATCATTTTGGAACTTAATAGCCTCTGGATTGATTCCTTTAGCTTTGAGCATAGTTGTGATTAAATCATCCTCTGTAGGTTCTGTATCTCCGTCACCTTCTTTAGGTGGTTCTTGATTGTCCAATGGTTCATCCAAATCTACTGGAGTATCATTGTCAATCCAACGTTTAATGTCATCATCAGGGTCTCCTGTTTGCACTACACCGTTTTCACCTAGCAGGTCTTCATCGTCAAAACCTAATTCTTCTAATTTCATGTCCATATTATTCCCTTTTAAAGTTATTTGCAAATTTAGTGATAAATTTCCATACCTTAAAATTAAAGACTAATTATTCTTAATTTAACGTAAATTAGTAATCTATCACTAAATATTGCTATCTCAATTAAGCCAATTTCATAATAAACACTAATGAGTAATACGTAATAGGAGTTTCAGTTGAACTACCAGAGCTTGCAGGTATAAATTCCCCTGTTTCACCAGCAGTTTCACTGGCTTTAATGAAGTTGCCAGTCAAGTTAGGAGTACCTTCAGTACCATCGCATATAGCCCAGCCCGCAGGTATTCCAGATGTTCCGTTATACATTACTATTGTGCCCGCAGGTATTCCAGATGTTGCAGTTGACATATCAGGAATACAAATGACAGAGACTGTATTATTGTTGTAATATACATCTTTTACCTTTTCATTATCATAAAGTAGAGCGTATACAGTAGTATCAAAGTCAACATCGTTTATATCTGAATGGAATGTAGTCCTTGAGAACGATTCATTAAATGTTACGTTAGTAAGACTTCTAATAGCTACCTCATCTATAGTAGAATCTTCTTTAAATGTTACATTCTCTAATGTTCTGGACACATTCAATTTATTAGCAGTCCCGGAAAAGTTAAAGTTACTATTAATAGTTCCAAAGTTGTTATCAGAAAGAGTTCCTTGTAATGTAACAATATTACCATTATCACGTACAGTTACAGTTTCAGATTTAATCTCGTAATTATTAACAGTTAATACATTATTCCTACATGTATCAGTTAAACTTAAATCCTCTTCTCCGTTTCTAAATGTATAAATCCACTTATCTACACCGTCTTCGGTGATTTTAAATTTTAGATGTTTAAAGTCATAGTTACAGGAATTGCCCTTCTCATCTGTTAATTTAGTAATTCTCCCCTTAGCCATTACATCTTCCATTACAGATGCTCCATCCTCATCAATTCCAGGAAGTTGAAACACTTCTTGGTAATTCACATCATATTCAATTTCCCAACTGGGAAAGTCTTTATAATATGCTATCGGATTTAAAGTAGAAGTAGTGGTTGCTGTAACTACTAGAGGTCGTGTGTTAACAGGAGGGTCTGGAGTACTTTCACTCTCATCAGTTAATTCTTCATCATCTTTTGTGTCATCCTCATTGGAAGGCTCCTGTGTATCATCTTCAGTAGTTAGTTCCCACTCATTCTGAAAGTCTTTTATTACATACTTAGCCCCTACTATCAAGTCTTCATTATTGATGAGTTCCAACAGCTCCGAAAAGGTTACTTCTACAGAATTGTCAGAAGGGCTACGTTCTATAACGCTGTCAACTACTAATTTAGATTTACCGTTCTCTATATACAATTTAAATCCGTAATTATCTGAAAACGAATTTGAAGAGATAGAGTCAGATATGACAGAGCCGCTAGTTGTAATATCAGTAGAGAAGATAGTTTCAGACGTTCCTGCAACTACCACGTTTGAATTACCTATTCTTAGTATTATGTTGCCTGCACTGTTTTTCACATATGTAGCACCGTCCTCTCTATATAAAGAAGCTCCATTAGAAGTGGTACCTAATACAAGAGCATTGCCAATTCCCTCTCCATTTATGATTATAGCCCCTACAGAACTATCAGACTTCTGGATAACAAATTGGCCTGTATAAGGCATACTTATTTCAGACGGATACTTAGTAAATATTCCATCATTGACAATAAAGAAACGTTCAGTTTCATCAATAAAAACCACCCCATTCCTTACTCCAGCTAAAGTAGCAGCCTCCTCAGTTTCATATCTGAATCCTATATTAGAACAGGCTACTGCCTTCTGCTCTTCTGTAGTGTCTTGCTTAGATAAAAACGATACAAATGTTCCTGACCCATCATCAGATAAATTGATAACAGTATTTCCTATTTTGAACATTACTTCATTAGTGCTCTCCACATAATAAATACCATCAGAACTTATTCTGTCAGGAGAAGATACTTTCTTAATGACCTCTGCATCAACATTAAGTTTACCGTCCTTTATAATGTCAATGAACTTCTTGCCCCATTGTACCTTAACCTGTCCTCTAGTTTTAATAATAAAGTCAGAATCAGAGTTACCTACTGTACTATAAGTTCTTCCAAATAATTTATCAAAGTTGCTCATTACTCAATAGTTATTTCTATATTCTTGTCCTTATTAAGTTCAGTCATAAGTCTATTAAATGCAGCAGTACTATTAATAACTTGCCCTTTAACCTTATTCTCTCCAACTAAAAGACATCCCAATGTATCTTCTGGTTTATTACCAACGTGAATAAGAACTCCACTGTAACCTTTAACATCTAATAATCTAGGTAATTTACCACTATATGGCTTAGCCCAAGTCCTATCCTTAAACTTAGGACTGACTGTATTCATATCAACCTTATATGTGCCGGTAGGTATAGCGGTTTTACCATACACCTTAATCTTCTCAATTTCCTCTGTAGGCATAGTATCTTTCAGCCCTCTGTCTGTATCCTCAAGAGTGTCACAGAAATACTTACCGTTTAGGTACAGCTTCCCTATAGTATAAGACACACCTTTATAAGTTCTCTCTAATCGTAAATTAATCATGGCTCGAATTTGGATTAATTGTTCTGTTTAAATGTCTTAAATATTTCTACTAATTGATTAACGTCGTCCTCTCCAAACCTTACTGGCTTGTTAAGAATGTTAACTACAAACCCATCAGCAGACTTCTCTTTCATCTCTGCTTTAACTGCATTGGCAAGCAACTCTAGATTAATATTGCCGTGCACATCTGTGAATATGTCTAAATACTTACCATATTTATCTTCCATATTCTTAACTACGTATGTGATAACAGCTTGACTTGCCACGCTATTAAAATGAAATAGGTTACTCGCCAAGTCTTTAGCATACTTATTAATAGTTTGAAATACAATTTCTTTATCGCTCATTACTTACTTTTACTTAACATAACTTCGTCTAATCTCTTCTTAATCTCTGGGTCCTGTTCCACAAGTTCTAATAATGTGTTAACCTTATCTTCTTTAGCTTTTAATTGAGCATGAATGTGCTCTTTACTCTTTCTAATAGTAGCTAATAGATTATCAGCTGCTACTTTACCATCTGCTGATGACACGAACTCTTGACTAAACTTAGTGCCTAAGAATGACATAAAGCCAGCTTCATAGGTTTGCTTAGCCATTTGATATTCTGGCATCTGTGCTAGAACCTTCTGCTCATCTAAAGACAGAGACCCAACCTCTCTGTTTATTTCATCTAGAATAGGTTGGGTCTTCTGCTGTGCTTGTTGAGCTTGTTGCATCGCTTGTAATTGTTGCATGTAATGGTTCTGTAAATCCGTGTAGTTACTACCGAATGGTTGTCCAAACATGTTATTTAGATTTAGCTACTGACGCAATTGCGGCTGTTGGTGCAGGAGCAGGTGTTACTCTAACATCAAATACTGAATATGCACAATGTCCCTTAACAGGAAGAGAAGTAGGCAATTCATCAAGTACTTGTTGACTAACAATACTAACTCCGTTAGGTATAATCACATCTATAACTTTAGTTACTGTTGGTGTCAAAGTGGTAATAGTTTCACTAGTTGCAGCAGTCTCCATAATCGTAGATGTAGACTCTGTAGACACTCTTACATTTCCTTTACAATCAGTGTATTGGATATTGTGAATAACATCAAATTTAGTAACTTGTACGTACTCCGTTCCTGTAGTTGAAACGTTAACGACTTTTGCCCATCTCTGTGTAACTGTTAATGTAGACACAGGAGCAATTGATGCATTTGCCCCACACGGTAACGATACATTAAACTCCATTACTTGAGCACTTTCTCCAGTTGGTGTAATTTTAACTTTCATACGATAATTAAATTTGAATTAAATAATAAAAGGGAGACCACTTAGATTGTAGCCTCCCTTTTATGGGTTATCTTAAGTTATTGGGCTGTACAAGAAGGACATCCGCCTGTAACTGTGTTAATAGCTGTATTTACAGCGTTGAAGTTACTAGCGGCAGTTCCAGCATACATGCCAGTTCCGTAACTTGTGAATGGGCTACAGTATAGTGGAGCTATACTTGGAACAGGTGCACACAGGTCACTGTAAGCATATTTCAACTGTCCATCAATCTTGTGGTCAAGTTGACGCTGTAATCCATTAGCAGTCATTAACAGATTAGTTTCAGACTTGCAGCAGCAAGCATCAGTGTATCTTTCAGCATTAACTTTGTTAAGCTCGAACATTAGAGGTAGAGCAGCAGCTGTAGCAGCTTCTTTCTTCTCTAAATCAGAGATTCTAGTACTTAGTCTAGCGAACAAATCAGCTTTCTCCTGAACATCTTGTTCTCTCCTCTTGTAAAGCTCATCACATAATCTTAAATTCTGTGCATTATCACGAGATACGATATCTACGTACATTGCACTCTTCTCTTGAAGGTCTTCTACTCTACCTTTCCAGATTTGGTTAGTTAAAACTTGAGACTCGTTACCGATTCTCTCGTTAGTAGCCAAAGCACGGCTGTTAACGTAAGTGTACAGGTCAATGTCGTCTTGCATTGATTGTACTCTGTTCGCCCATGATAGGTTATCAGCTTGCTGTCCTTGAGCCATAGCTAAGGTTTTAGCATTTTCAGCTGCCTGCATAGCGCAACAGTTGTTGTTACCTCCAAAGAGGTTTCCAAGGATTCCGCCACCGTTACCACAACCACATCCTCCGTTGTTTCCAGCGAAAGCTGCTAATGCAGTACCGATAATACCAAGTGTAAGTCCAGCGTTTGTTCTTCCTTTAGTACCGAACTTTGACTTAGCTTCGTCCATTGTTAGAAATTCTGCCATAATTAAATAAATTTACGATAAATAATACAATATCTGTTGAGGGCATAATATATAAATATACTATACTTCCAAATTCGATGTTGCAAAGTTACGTTAAATTCTGGACATTACCAAATTATTTAACACTCGTTAACAATTAATTTATTGCATAGGTGGTTCTAGTAATCAGGTACAAACAAAGAAAGGCCGCCTATTGGCGACCTTCTTAATGAAAACGTTATGAGATTATAATAATTACTCTGCAAGTAATCTTCCAACTAGAGCTTCAAGTCTTGCAACTTTATCCTCTAGATATTTAATTTTAACCATAGCAAGTTCGTTATAGTTAACTGATTTAAATCCTTCACTATCAGTGTTCACCATTTCTGGATACACTTTCTCAAGTTCTTGAGCAATTACTCCATAGCCATGATGTTTTTTATCTGTTCTATCAAACTCTACTAGTCTAACAGCATCAGCTTTACTTGCATCAATTTCTACTACGTTAGTTTTTACTCTAGCATCAGATGTATCAAAGAATCCATTAGCTGCATAGATAGCTGCTGTTGATGTAATTGCACCACCTTCAAATCCTTGCGAAGACATAAGAATTCCATCAGCTTCTATGTAAACAGTACTCTTACTGTAAGTTTGTGGATTAGCTCCTTGTGATGTAGCTCCAATTAGGTATAGTCTATTAGAAGAATTTGTTGCACCTGCTGTGTTCTTTGTATCTGTAAAGTCATCAAGTTTCTTCTTATCAACACCAGTTATTAAACCTGCATGACCTTGACTATTACCGCTTGCTGGAGAAGCCATAGGTAAAGAAATGGTTTTATGAGAAATAGACGTATCACTGTATGTAACATCTAATGGAACATACGCTGATTGCCAATCCGTACTGGGAGTTCCAGGTTCTACTTGTTTAACTAAGGTAGGCTTGCTTGTGATTTCTGACCAGCTATAAGAAGGTTTAGAAGAACCAATCCATGATGGTTTACCTGTCACATTGCCCCATGCAACTGAGTCGGCTTCTCCACCACCTGTAGCAGATAGAACACCATTACTAATTGCCAAACCACTTCCTACTTTTACACCACCAAGTGTAGTAGCTGATGCAGTTGGTAAACTGTATTTAGTATCAGTCCAAGGAACATTTACTACTGCTTGTTCATTACTATTAACCTGAACAGCATATGTTCTGCCTGAAGTTGTAGTAATTCCGTTAGGAGTTCCTCCCTGTGTGCTACTTGATAACTTGATACCTCCACGAGTATTGTTTGACGCTAATGGTAGTGTATATGAGGAACCAGAAGGTATATTTACTGTTTTAGCAGCACTACCGTCCCATGTACCTGTTACTGCACCAGTAAAGGTTAATACGTTTGGAGTAGGTAACTTAGTAGGAATTGTAGGCTTGTTACTCAAGTCATTATAATTACCTGAAGTAGCTACAGTAGCAAAGCTAGGTTTGCCTGTAATGGTACTCCATGTTACAGCGGTAGCATAGAACTGTCCGTGTGTCCAAATTTCTTTAGAATCTTTAATATAAATTATAGATTGATAGTTAATGTCAGGAGTTCCAGTCTGAACAGTTCCAGTACCTCCTACCTGATATTGAGTATTAGAAGCATTGGCTGATAACTTCTGTGAGTTAAAAGTAGTTTTCTTATTAAAGTGAATTAATTTCTTATTAATTGCCATATCACTTAAATTTTAATCATTATAAAATAAAGGAGGGATGCTACTCCCTCCTTCTTGTACATATATTATAGTTCAACCCAATCCCATGCAGCTTCTAGTTTACCAATAGCGGCATTAAGTGAATCACCAGCAGCAATTGCACCTGTATCTGACGGTTTGGTATAACCAGTCATTGCAGTTACCTTATTAGAAGCCAGATTGGCTAGAGTAGTAGCTAGTGTAACGTTAGCAGAACCATCTAAAGAAACACTTCCAGTTACACCACCACTAACTGTGATAGTACGAGCAGTAGCCCACTTAGCAGCAGTATCAGCCGCACCAGCAGTAGCAGGTTTACCAATACTAACTGTTTGTTTAGAACCTCCAGAAGGAGTTACAGTAAAGCTACCAGCTGTACCATTAGCAAATGTATAAGTAGTATTAGTATCAGCTCCTGGAATACCCAAAGCTGTAATATCAGCCTTAGTAACAGCAGTTACTGAAGCAACGTGGCTAGTAGAATCTGTGCTGAATTTATAGAATCCAGAAGTTTTACTAGGAGCACCTCCAGCAGGGTGAGTATAAACTGTGTCCTTCTCTGCTTGCCATGCAGGACCACTAGCAGTGGCTTTCAGTACGTATCCAGCAGTACCATTAGCTAGAGCTTTAACAGTAGACCCACCGTTACCTAAAATTACTGCGTTAGCAGTTAGGGATTTGCCAGTAACAGCACCGTCTAAGTTTCTCTGAATAACTGACCAGTCACCATTTGCAGCAGTCGTTCCAGATTTAACACAGATAATCATGTCACCTGCTTCACAGCCTTCGCCCGCAAAGTTACCAGCAGCCTTAACTACGTAAGTATCTCCAACTGTGTGATTAGCTGGAAGTTCAGTTACATCACCGTCTGTGCCAATAGTTCCTTTGAATCTAAGTGCTTGAGCAGCAGAAATCTTACTTCCAATCTCGTTAATTACAAATGCAGTAGTTGCAATTTGAGTAGTATTAGTTCCACCAGCAGCAGTAGGAGCTGTAGGAGTTCCAGTAAACGCTGGGCTTGTAAACATTGTAGCCTTAGATTCATTTGTTACGTTACCTAAGCCTACATCAGCTTTAGTAACAGTAACATTAGCACTAAGTGCATGTCCGTTTACAGTTCTAGTATTTGGAACAGCATTATCAGCCTTAGTACCTTGAGCAGCAGTTGCATATGCAGATGATGCTGTATATGCAGCAGAACCTAATCCTTTAACAGCAACATTAGTTCCGTCAATTGCAATAGTACCATTAGCAGAACCAGAAGCAGCCGTGGTTGCAGCACCATTAATTGTTACTTTACCAGTAGCATCAGCTGTAACTGTTACTTTACCAGTACCAGTAATTTGATGTGAGCTTCTTACTGCACTATTCTCAATTAAGTTCAAGAATGTAGTAGCATTAGTAGTTGCTGCATTAGCTGTAGCTGTAGCAGAAGCGCCAACAACATTCTTAGCTTGCCAGTTAGTAAATGAAGGAGCAGCTGGCATAGTCATTGTAGTGGTTCCTTTAGCTGTAACGTGTCCTTGTGCATCATAAGTAATGCTAGGAATAGTAAACGTTCCACCAAATGCTAATGTCTTACTATTATCACCTTTAGCTGTGCCAGCAGTTACTGAATTAGAGTGATTAATTGTAGTACCTTCAATAGAGATACCAGAACCTTGTGTGTATTTAGTATCTGTAGCGCTAATTGTTACTCCATCTGTTCCGACAGTGATATTTACATTAGAGCCTTTGTTGAATTTAAGAGTTCCGTCATGAGAAGGAGACTCTGCAACATTAGTACCGTCAGAAACTTTAGAGAAGGCCTTGGCAGCCTGTAAAGCTGCCACAGCACTCTCCAATGAAGTAATTTTGCCTTTGTAAGAATCAGGAATAGCGTAGAACGTTCCATGAGTATAAATCTCCTGTGAATCTTTAATGAAAACAATACTATTGGTGTATTGTTCTTGTAGTTCACTGGTAAATGTGGACTTCTTCGCTACGTGTACAAACATTTTCTCCATTTTAATATATTATGTGTTTTATTCAGTTACTTCGTGCCAAGCCATAGCTGCATCGATAGCTGTATTAATTGTCGAAACTACAGTAGTGGTGATTCCAACAAGTTTAGCCTCGTTAGCAGCAACTCTAACTTCTAGAGCATCAATATCTGAAGCGTTAGTGTCAATAAGTGCAAGTTTAGTTTCTGGAATCAGAGTACTACCTTCTACCTTATCAACTTTATTAGCTACTAAATTACTAACATCACTAACTTTAGTATCTGCATAATCTTTAGCCTGTTTCAGAGTATTAGCTAGAGAACCTTCAGCATCAGCACTACCATTAATCTTAGCAATAGCTTGAGTATTAGTAGTAATTTTACCGCCTAATGCAGTATCAGCTGCTTCTCTTAAAGTCTTCTCTGCATCAACAGCAGCTGCAATTGCAGCATCTGCTTGAGTCTTATTGTAGTATGCAGACAGGTCAATAGCTCCACCCAGAGCATCCCATGCTGTACCAGTCCATGCCCAGTTAGTACCAGCTGGATGATTGTCATGAGCTTCCTCTACATTCCATACATCACCTGCTGCTGCATCACTAGGAAGTTCTGCATAAGTAGCTTTGGAGCCTTTGTATGAATATACAGAAGAAATTTTGCCCTCAAGGGTAGTAACTCTCTGTCCTAATACTCTACCTTGATTAGCTGACAATGCAGCAGCGGTAGAAGAAGAATTTAAGTTGTCAATAATCTCTACTGTCTGTGCAGCAGCAACGTCCATTTGTTTCCATCCGGAGTAATCTGCTTCCAGAATTTTATCTTTATCAACTAGCATATAAATTGCATTATCAGCAGCAACGGCTACTAGCAATCCATTATATACGTAGATAGTATTGCCATCATACGGCCAAGTCTCTTTATTAATAAGTTCAGACTTATTATCTACTAAGATTCTTGGGTCTAAAGCACCTTGAAGTTTAACCTCAAAGTTGGCTGCAAATTGGAATGTACCTTTATTTCTTGCCATATGTCAAATTAGAATTTAGCGATTAAAGTTACTGAACCTCTAGTAGAACCATTGTAAGTGTAAACTGAATAAGTTACAGGTGTGGTTCCAATAGTAATCTCTTCTTCTGTCTTAGTCCAGTCACTAAGTCCTATAACTTCCATGTTACCTGATACTGTGTTCAACATTTGAAGTTGAGTGACAGCTCTTGGCAGCTTGAATACCTGTGGAAGAGTACCAGAAGGTTGTAATTCAAATCTAGGAGTAGTCATAGCTCCAGTAGAAGTATTCCAAGCAATAAGAGCTTGTTTAACCACAGGCGTACCAGAAGAAGCTGTACTTGTAGATGCATACCAAGGATATGTACCATTAAGTGTGATAGCTGAAGAGTTAACCGAACCAGCTGCAAGTGGAGTGCTATAATTGTTTCCTTTGTTATCTTTAGGTTGAGGTCCTTGCAAATAAGCTGCCTTATAAGTATAAGTAGTATTACCAAGTGTTACAGTAGTAGGCAGAGTTGTGTTAGATTCTTGTCCATTTACGAAGATAAATGAATTATCTGCATCTAAGTTACCAGACCTGTCTGCTTGTTTTGTTCCATTTAAGGTAATAGCTCCCTTATTAAGACTAGTGTTGAAGTTAGCAGCAGTAGGTGCAGTAGCTCCAACTTCTTGAGGAGTTGAATAACTCTTAAATGAGATGCTTGCAGTAGGAGCAGTAAATGTAGGATTAATAGTAGGGAACAGCAGTTCATCCCACATATAATCATATGTCTGTCCTTCCAGAGCACTTACCTTAGTTCCTTTAGCGATACCACCGACAGCATTAGGCATAGCTAAATCTTTGTCTTCAATAGCTGATGTATACTTACCGCTACCTACTTCAATCTCTGTTGTAGTGGTATCAGAGTAAGTAATGACCAGTTTGCTTTTATCAGAAGACAAGGCTACATTAGTAACGACTTTACCAGCAGCTAGAGCTCCTGTGTAAGCCTTACCATTCATAAGGATTTCATTGGTGTCTGTAGCAAAGTAAATCCCATCCTTGTGAGTAGTTTCAGCTACGTAATTGGCTTTTAACCCTCTGTAAAATTTTAATTGTGCCATAAAATTTAATGATGTTATTTAATAAATATGTTAATAGGGAGCACAGTATTATCACTGAATCTTACCTCCCCGCCAGTTATTTCACCACTGGCATTCTTATACAAATCTACTCCAGTTGGAGTTATAGTTCCATATGTTTCCCAAGTTTCTCCATTCCAAGCATAGTTAGCACCGTCATTAATAACGTTGTAAATATCACCTACTTCTGGAGCAGAAGGTAAATACATACGAGTAGCTACAGACCCCTTATATCTAATAGCTGTAGAATCAGAAGATATAAGTATATCTCCATTACCGAGTACTGACTTACCATTAATCTTCTTAATGTTAACTCCACTAACAAGCTTATCTTGTTTAGTAGATAGTAAGTACTCCATAGTATCTTTCAATGTATTAATTGATTGTTGTATATGTGTTAAGTCAATAAATACATCTTCGGAACCGTCGTAACTAACTTCTCCTTCAGAATGCTTAACTGTTAAAGTTCCTACTGGATAACTCTCTGGTAAATCAGCGAGTCTGGTAGCTTTAGCAGTAGTTACTTCATTCCAAGTATAAGAAGTCAAGTCTGACATTAATGCAAGTGAATCAGTGTCTTCCCCTACTACAACGGCTGGTCTTGTATTAGTGTATATCTCCAGATAAGAATTAACATTACCAAGTTTAAACCCTCCGGAATTGTCAGATGATATTAAATTCTGAACACCGTCTCTACGATTAACCACAATTCCTTGACCTTCCTCTAATACTATATTACCATCAACCAAACTAACTTTATTGTCTAAGTCACTTTCAATATTAGATATAAGAGCATCAGTTTCTGATTTAGTATAATACAAGTCAGGGTCTAAACCTCCACCACCTTCAGAGGCATATTTAACTCCATTAAGGTAAATAGACTTAATGTCCTTTATGAAGTAAATGGTATTAGGTTCCAAAGTCTGTAGTAAATACTCATCGTAAGTATCTACGGCTTTAATTCTTACTGGATATTCTGTACCTTCCCAACTAAATTTACAAACAACTCCTTTATCACCCTTAGTAATAACTATGTTAGAATCAGCATCAGTATCAACTACTAAGTCTGCCCTAACTCCAAAGTTTGAAGTTAATAAATCTACAGACCTATTAGTAATTGGATTATTAATTCTTAATTCTGATGCAATATTACCATTCTTAGTCTGGGTAATAATAGTATTAGTTATTTGTCCTTTAACTACAAAGTCTTCCAGAGACACTTCAAATCTATCTCCATTAGAAGCAGTAAGTATCAGCCATTCCTCATTCAGTGCATTACCGAATCCGTTATCTATATCCTCTTGTGTTATAAGATGTCTTTCAAACGAAACTATCTTAGTATCTTTATCAAGAAGGATTGATGATATTTCCTCACCACTTCCTCCTTTACCTATAACTCTAACCTTATTACCTTCTTCTTGAGTATCGAGTTCTACTATACCAGTTACCTGGGTAGCAATAGCATCTTTGATAGCTTTAGAAGAAGGAATAGAGTCTTCAACGTCTATTGAGTCCGACACCGTATATGGGCCATATGTTGTCCACAAATAGTCCAACTGGCTCATATTAGCGGGCCTATTAGGATACTGTTTCTTCATCACCTTCTACGTCAATCCAAGTTACTTCACCACCTATATCATCTGGAAGTTGTTCTTTAGGAACCTTTCCGCTTACTAAATCTGCTTTAGACTTTAGTAGAATTTCAACTTCGGGCAAAGAAATGGCTCCAATCTGTGCTGGAGTGACTCTATGTGGATTGTTGAAATCTTTAAGGTGGCTATCAATATCACTTTGTAATTCACTAATAACAACATCCAAGGCTTTAGAATCATGTGTAATGTTATCGGAAGTACCTTTAACATACAGAGCATTTCCTTCTTTTACTAAGATGTTATCTTTAGCTGTATGCAACCTAACGTCAGCAGAAAGCTTATCAGCGCCAGTTCCTAATGATAACACTTTCTCCAATTCTACTACCTTATCAGGAATAGAGTTATCAACTTCCCATTCTCTAATAAGAGTTCCAACTGGAATCCTAACTACTTGCTTATCACCAGTTAGAAGTTTAAATACTATAACTAGCTCTTCCGTATCTGGGTCGTACTTAGCATCCTCTACGATAGCTGACAAACCAATTTGATGTTGTCCTATAACATTATCGTTAACCTTAATAGTTAAGAGTCCGTCTAAATATTCAGTAGTTAGTTTATAGAATAGACCGTCATTCTTTATGGTAATTCCGTTACCACTATCAGTAGATACCTTAACATTACCAGATATTGTAGTTCCAGTAATCTGTCTATCAATATCTAATTCAATGCTTGGAGTATCTTCTAGTGTAACCCAGTTAAAGTGAATAGCATGATTCACTAATTCGTCTAGCTTGCGCAGAGAATCCATTACAGATGTAGAGTCTTTAAGGTAAGTAGTTTCAGTATCAGGAACATAAGCTCCGTCTTCTCCCAAACCTACTCCTTCTTGTGTCTTATCGAGTTCGGCTTGTACCTTATCAATATTACTCTGTAATTCCTCATCAGTGCTGTCTAGATTACCTAGATGCTCTCTAATTTTAGTAATTTCCTCTGCAATGTCCTTCAGACTGTTTAAGTCCTCTGGTACACTAGTATGGTCAACACTTCCCCAGATAGCATCGTCTGCTGTCTTTCTATCTTTAATTTCCTGCTCTAATCTAGTTATCAAGTCAGCTATAGTTTCATCACTCTTAGAAGTAATAAGTTTAGTAAACTCTAACTCATCGTTAGTCTCCTTTCTAGTGACCCAATATAGTGCTTGATTACCATCTCCGTCATTTTCAACTACCTTTAACAATCCCTTGTGTAAAATAGCATTCTCTTCAGGAGATGAATAAAATTCTTTCAGTTTCGCTTCAGTTTCGAAGATATAGTCAGCTTCTATAGGGAACGGACCACCTCTTCTAAAACTTGCTATAATTTCACTATATGCTCTCATACTTATTAAATGTTAGCTGGGTCAAACTTAAATGTTACCTCCAAGTTGAGAGTTACTAGAGACTCCTTGAATACATATATCTTATATATTTTACTATTTGACAATCCAGGAATTTCAAATGGGATATCGCTAATAATGTCAAACGATTCAAGACCAAACTGTTGAGAAGGCGTTGTCATTTGAACTAAGTCTGGATATTCCTTAGGCATTGCTACAAATATTTGCTTAAGCTCTTTAGGACTTGAGAAATTATATTTGTGTTTGATTTCTGATACTAAATCACCAGAACTGTCAATGCTATTGTTCTCTGGGTCTGATTGAACTAGCTGAAGTAAGTAATCATAATTAACATTAGAGGCTGCATACCATTTAGGTAAGATTCCTACAAATATATCATATGCTACTTTAGTAGTACAACTAGCTTCCAGATATGTACCATTAGGATAGAATACTTTAAACGTAAAAGTAGTTTCTTCGTTAATAGGTAAACTCTTTACAGTCAACTGTCCTAATTCGAAATCGTCCTTAGTATATGTTCCAATAAGCTCATCGTTCTGCCATAATTCAGCATAAGATATCACTCCAGTAGAACCTCTAACGAATAGTTCAACGTCTACTATAGAACCCAGTAAAGCATACGCAGGAGCTTTAACATCTACAGATTTACCGTAGAAGATTGCATCCATAACCTCTTGAAGATTCAATTTCTCTCCTGGGTCAGTTTCATCTTCAACGAAGCCTACTGTAGTCTGAACTGGTCCACTAGTAATCCAAACAGGCTCTTCTACAATAGAAGCATCCAGTTGTCTCTTAGTTACTAATTCGTCATCTTCTACAGCATCTACTCCCTTCTGTGGGGCAGTAAATGGAACTGAACCATCACGAGGTACATAATGCTTACTATAGATTTCTTTAAGAGTTCCATGAGGGTCATATTGATTGATATGTTCCTCAATAGCCCCTCTAGCCGCATCAATTACCAATTGATTAATAATGGCATCAATTTGAGCTCTTGAATAAGTCTCTGCTCTAGAGTAAATTTCAGTCTTCCTGAAATAGTTGTTTAGTCTCTGATTAAGTAACGTTACAAATCCGTGAGGGTCTGCATCAACTAAATGTTTAAACATTACATCATCTACATATTTCTTAGTAGATAGATGCCCATCAGCTACTGGAGTAACTCCTAACTGTGGTTTTAAAAATGCAGTAGTTCCGTCACGTCTAACGAAATTCTTGATTAAGTCGTCAACTTGTTCTCTAGTATATAACTCTACCTTCCTATAAATCTGGTCAGTAGTTACATATACTTTAAGTATTTCCTCTACAAGAGGAATTATATTATGTGGGTCTGTTTTAGCTAAATGACTGTCCATTAAAGCAGTCACGAATCTCTTGGTTGTTAAATGAAAGTCTGTCAACGGGTCAACACCTGTTTGAGGTGCTAAGAATGGTGTGGTTCCATCCTCTTTAACAAAACCCTCCAGTTTACTTTCTATAGTAGGAATTATATTATGTGGGTCTTCAGTAGCTAGGTGAGTATCCATTGAGGTCTTAACTGCCTCTAATGTCTTTAAATCTGCTGAAGTCTTATCATAGACATCATTAATGCCAGCAGCTCCAAGATTAATTCTAGCAATTTGTTTATCTGACTCACTCTCAAACTCCCCTAAGCGGTAATCTACTTTCAGAAATTGTGAAGTATCAATTTGTTCGTTAACAGGATTGATACATTCATTTCCAGAACCACCTGGTGTTAAAATAGAGTTATCTGCCATTTATTATTAAGATAAAATTGTTCTACAAATTCAGACCTATTAACTTCATTCTCTTCTAGCAATTCGATGAGACTTATCTCTTCGAGAATTAGTTGGTAGTCATATCTATGCCCCCGTTCTAAATACTTAAGCAGTTCTTTGTATTCACAAATCACCTTATCTTTGAGAGCATCCACAGCCTTGCTCTGGCCATTTGCTGTATTCTGATTTACACAAGCCATTACAACCTCCTATTTGTTCTATGATTCGTTCAGCTTCAGCTAACTGATTAGATTGAACCATATATTTGATTACATTAATAGCCATCCAGACTAAATCTCTCTTGTAGGATAATTCGGCCGCTACAGCATTCTTACTCCAACATTTACTGAAACCTCTGCTATTAAATATTTGCTGGCACAAAGATATATAACATTTCTTAAGAAAACAAATAGACACGTAATTATTATATGTCCTAGAAATTGTAGTATCTTCTACGTTCCTCTCTACTATCTCATCTACAGTTACGGTCGTAGATGTGCCATTAAAATACTTATAGATGTAGATGCCGTCCGAATAGTACACAGTGGCATACATAGTTACAGCTGAACCAGCCGTTTTATCCATCTCTCTATCAAACCAATCTTTAGTCGGCAGAACTATATGATATACATTAAACCACCCATCAAACCCTACTGGCATAGTTACTGACTTATTACCGTCATCATGTAAAGTGTAAACAGGAAGTTGTATTTCAGGCCCATCTGCCTTATTATGTTGTAAGACATCAATAGATACAGTGTCAGAGTACTTGAATCTGTTCTTGACGATAACTGAAGAAGATTCAGGCAAATAGCCATTCTCTCCTGTACCAGTATCGTCAAGTATGATTACCTTACAGCTATCGTTAGTGCAAACTTTAATTTTTAATTCCATTATACGTTCTTCACTTCGTTATTCTGCTGATTCCCATCGTACAATTGGGCTATCTCAATATCTGTTCTTTTGGTGTCATTGTCAGAAGTACTCTGCTTATAATCTCTATCAGCGTTAGCCTTAATAAGGCCAATCTCATAGTCATATTCAACCTTCTGCCTATCAATAGCAATCTTAGCTTCATTAAGAGATGCAATCTTATTATTAAGCTGCTCTTTCTCTTGTTCCGCCTTTTGAAGTTGCTTCTGTAGCTCTTCGTTCTGTTGTTGCATCTGTGCAGTGTTCTGAGTTTCTTCTCTTCTCTTTTGAAATGCCTTAGACAATTTAGACTTAAGTTCAGTCATACTTCTGGCAGTCATGCACTCCATAGCTATGTCTGGGTCTAGTTGACCACTCTTGATGAACTCAATCATTAATTGTTGCATGTTCTGCATTTCCTCCATAATTCTACTACTAGCTATTACATGAATATCATAGTCAGTAAAAGTAAAATGTTCAGGGAGAGCAGTAAATACTTTCTGTAGTTTGTCACCTAGCACTAAAGTTCCAGTAAGTGGTTTATGTTTCCATACCTTCTTAGCACAATTAAGAGAATCAATCAGAATATCCTCTGCCAAAGTATCCATTTGCTGATAGTAAGATTTAGTAATGATATAAGAATTTCTCATACCTGCCTTAACATTACTAACAGCATCCCTGGTTTCTATTCCATTTAATCTCTCTCTAAACACTCCAGTAATAGATGATGTCTGCTCTTCTAACATCTGCAACGCCATATTAAATGCCTGAATAGTATCAGCTTTTAATAAGTCATCGAATCCAGCAAAAGAAGTATTGTTGTTAAATGCCCTACCTTCTTGTGAAGTATCAATAGGAGCCACACCAGTCTTCTTATAGGCAATGAATTTCTGCAATCTTTCAGTCAAATCATCACCAAGAGCCATAGGTAGCATACTAAAGTCAATCCAGTCTCCACTAGTACCACTATTAGCAATTACATTGTCCCTAAAGAAAGTAATCAAATCATACTTGTCTTGAAGGTGTGAACATGCAAGCACAAGTGAATATGGTTCGTTACTTCTGTTTACAAAGAACAAACCATTAACTGACAATCCACAGTGTGTAGGATTATCTTTAGTTCTAACTACATCAGGAGATTTACCAGTAAGAATGTAAATAGATTCTCCGATTTTAACTCCTTCATATCTATTCTCTACATAATCTTCTCCTTCTTTATCAACATCAATCCACTCAACTTCAAACACAGGTATTAACTTATAATTGTAAGTCTCATAGTAGTCGGTAGGGAATCCGGGTATTACTTCTTTACCCGCCTCGAGTCCGTCTGTAATAGGAGCTCCAGTAGCTTGATTGCTCATAGCGCGTACATATATATAACTACTATCGTAATATCCCTCAAACATCTCCTCTAATTCATTGATACTACTTGTATCTAGTTGAGGACCATATTTATTAAGTATTTGTTGCTTAGTTAACCAACGTCTAATAACTACTCTGTAGCTATCTCTAACATATACAGATTCTGGATTTCTATCAACGAATACATTACGTGGGTCTAATACCTCTATTTCTATATTAGTTCTCTTCCTACTAGGATGAACCTGGTAAAAGCTCATGCCAGTTACTAGTAAGTCAAGTAACAGGTTCTTTAACTTAGTAAGTAAGTTAATATCTCTAGATTGGATTATATACTCAACAACATTCTGTGCAGCTATTTCATACTCGCTAACAAAGCTATTATTAATATCTTCTACTAGCTTATTAAGTTGAGCCTCTACAGCTTTATCAGTTACTTCTTGTCCTCCTAAGAACGCTAGTATCTGATTGTTAAGATGTTGTTGTAAGTATTGATATACTTCCTTATTAATTTGTAATTCCTTATCTCTAGATATCTTAGATATAGTTTCTTTATCCTTGCATGACACTTTAGGCAGTAATGGAGTACCTAGGTATTCTCCAAGTAAAGCATCAACATGCTTCCTGATAAGAGGAGTAAATTCTATAGAAGTAGGATTACCTATTCCAAAATTCTCTTCTAGATACCTATATTGTTCGGCATCTCTATATCCATTATAATAATTATATGCTTTCTGTAATTTGTACTTAGGAAATACTAATTCTGATACTGCCTTATCAATATGCTCCATTAAGTACTCATCACTCCTGTTCTGTGCACTCATTACAACTCTCTAATCCGTTATATTGTTTATATCCTAGGAAATAATGTGTGTCGCCTAATCTTCTATCTCTTAATTCCTGTCTAAGAAATTTAAGATATGCTACTTCACCACCTTCAAACGATATAATAAGTGGCTTGTCTATATTATTCATGCCAAGTGTTAACTTATAACCTCTATGTGTCCCCTCGGCAGTTTGTAGCTCTTCTAGCTTTAATTTAGCCACATATTCTTTATGATAAATCTGTTTGAATAAATCTCTGATTGCTACTTCTAATTCTTGTAGGGTCATCGTATTGTGTAGGCCATAAATTAAACTTAGGTACTATCTGTTGTTTCTCTGGAATAACTCCTTTATGTCTAATTCCTCTTTCGTCAACCCAATAACCGAAAGGTCTTAGTTTGTTATTAGGACTGTCCATTTCTTTAGGAACTACCCCCATTAATTCCTCGTCTCCTAGTTCGCACATACCCCATGCAGCTATAATATCAAACTTACGTTTATTCTCATAACTGTATTTAATTGCTTCTTCTAGAATTTCTTCAAACCATATATTATGACAATAATCTTCTATATGTTGAGCTATTAAATCTAATTGATGCCTAATTACTACTTCAGTAGCAGGAGCTCCGAATTGTTTACTACGACCTCCTTGTATGTCAGATTGAGTAGCTCTAGGTCTTCTCATCAAATGTCTATTCTCTTTATGTTTCTCTCTAAAGAATTGCAGAGTAGACATTCTAGTAGATTCAAGAACAGCCTGACAATCGTAATACTGCAATATCTTAAGACATGTCATATGTGCTTCACGTAAAGTCTTAGGTCTGTCCCTATAATAGCACACTATTTTAGGTTCATCTAACCCATAAGCTCTCTTTTTAACTACTACACAGAAATCAGAAGGGTCTTGAGTCTTATCAGAAGTGTCTTCACCACCCATATCAATACCGTCAATACCAGCAACATATAAATTTCTAGGTACAGCTCCATGTTCTCCTCTAATCGGATGTTCAAGTATCTTAACCTTACCTTTAGGATTACTAACAAATCTTACACTATCAATTGCTTCCTCTGTGTGCTGGTTGTTAGTAAAATTATACTCTAACTGACCTACATCAATATGTGGTCCCAGTTTATGTAATTTAATATTAGCAAGTTGCTCACTTAACAATACAGTATTAAACTGGTTATCTCCTTCTAGAGCCAAAGCATCGTCAGGAGTAAAACAGAACTCTGCACATGCAATTAAATGCTCCTTCGGGTTAGCTAGTAGAGCTTCTCTTTGGTCTAAATAGAACTTCTTAGCCTTTGCAGTATTAGTAACTCCTCTATCGTCTACATATCCATTTGCTGCTACAAATGTATAGGCAGGTATGAAGAATGAGGTAAAAGCATAAGACCCGTCTTTAGTATGATTGTGTTTATAAGGTAAGAAATTATAACCAGCTGGATTATAAAACATCTTACTAAGTCCGTCAAGTGCAGGTCCCTGGTCTCCACCTGTTCCCCATACAAATCTAGTTCCAAACTTATTACCTAGAATTTCTACAAGAGCTGTACTCTGTAAGTAAGTCTTTACTAGAATTGGATTAGAACCAGATTCTTCAAAGAACAATCTATCCACACGGTCTCCACGGAGTTTACGAGGAACATCTACTACGAAGCCAATAATGTCTGACATGAATCCAAATTCTTCTCTGTCTTTAGTAAGAAGAGAAGCTCTCTTATGCATATCAGAATTATACTTCTGTCTTAGATGTCTCATGCCGCCTTCTGTATCAGCATTTAAATATTCAAGCTGTTCCCAGCATTTACGAAGCACGTCACTAACGAATTTCTCGGTAAATGCTACATATACTGTATGTGAACCTCTAACAGTTGTATATAACCTAACTCCTAAAGATGCTGCAATTTCACTAAACACTTTGTTACCGTATAGGCTTTTTATCCTATACTTCTTATAGTTTCCTATAAGGTCAGCGCACATATTCATTCTTTTATAGAATGTTCCGCACTCGTGGGAGGATTATTACTCTCATTAACGTTCACCTCCTGCGCGTTACGGTGGTCAGCGATGAGCTGACTTACCTCGGTATTAACATAGTAACTAAACTTATTAAACTTTCTTGATAAATAGAAATTAGCATCATTATATAGATAATGATATAGTTTACTCACTTCGCTTTTAGATGAAGTAGATATCCTATACATATCATCACGTTTAAGATAATTAATATTTACATTAATATCATTCTTAGAAAGAACCTTCTGTATATCAGACAACATAGTAATTGTTTTACCACATATATCAAACTTATATCTAACTCTGTCAGCTTTACCCTTCTCTGTAGCTAACCATCCAGTAATACACCCATCTCCATCAAAATAACCTCTGATGAAATGTTTCACAAGGTCCTCAGGAATGCTTGGAATTTTGAGTTCTGCTACGCTTTTATTATATCCTATCCCTAAGTCTACTAAGGCATTACATAATTTGGAACTAGTAATGTCAACTCCAAATGATGCATGGGCATTTACTTTCATACCGTTTCTTCCAGTTACAATATGTGGTGCTACGGTAAACGTTCTAGCGTCTGGACTTATACTATCTTTAAATAAGTACACTATTTCAGAATCTCCAGACTGCAAATGAACTCTTAAGGTTTTGCGTTTCTCATCAATACTGCCATCAGCGGCATAAAATCCAAGCAGATAAGCTTGTAGTTCAGTTTCGATTGTATCGAAGAATGTATGTCTTATTCTTCTGTTAGATATATGATTGTTGTATAAGGGATAGTTATCCTCAATAAATTTTAATTGTTCCTTCTTAGTCATAATATTAAATTTAATAAGTGATTAATCACGTTAGTCTTCACCGATTTTGCGGAATTTATAGTCGGCTTTAGTTTATTGTGTCAACCGACTCCACGAGCTTTAAGGGCGCACACATCCTTCTTCAACTTCTCACACATTTCTATGTAATGGAAGTACTCATACTGCTTACTAAAGAATGAAGGGAATGTAGTTTCACGACCAGCACCAGCTTGAGACACATCAGTATTTTTCAACCTATAATAATTAAGGAAGAAGTAATTATCACCTGTGATTCTATACCCATGTGATTCATATCCTCGATTACATCTTCTAACCTCTTCGTCCCAAAAGTCATTATACTTCTTTGTTCCCTCCGGATAAGCACAGTATTTACCGTTTCTTAGTTTAATCTGTCTAGCTTCAGTGAACCACTCTGGATTAAAATCCAATCCTCTTTCTTCATCCACTGGTCGATATCCAGTCAGCTCATAAGATAGAGTAGGGTCGAAATGCTTAATCTCAGTATCTAATGATACATCCCATTCAACATTAGATGTTTTAATTGAATTGTCCTCTATGACAGGATTTATATGTTGAACAGCTTCTATTAACTCTGGTTCTACTCTCTGTATTAACTCTTGAACTGTTTCTGGAATTTCGACTTTCTTCTTAGGTCTGCCACGTCCAGCCATAACTAATCTAAATGTCCTTTCTTACCTTCACCTCTGATACCAGTCTCTTCCTCTTGCTCTTTCTTGTACATATACTCAAGAGTTTTAAGTTCTTCTATAACCTTAGAAACTGATTGCATTTCTTTCATTACATCAGCCACTTTCCAAACAGGTCTATTAGTAACTGGGTCTCTTTCGGATAAATCTATGGTGTCAAAGTAATCAGTAATTCTATCGACTACACTTTGAGCAGACTTAATGAGTTTAAGTGCTCTAGATTCGTTTTGAATATCTCTGTACTTCCTACATGCGGCTCTGAAGATTGGGTCTGCCCATTCCTCTTCACTTAAATTAGCATCCTGAAGACATGATTGATGTCTTTCTTGCTCTGTATAATCAGAGTATGGAGATGCCCAATCTAACATTAGCCATATGTAAACAAGCTCTCTATAAGCTCTTGATTTGCAAACTCCCGTAGGGTCTTCTTTGGTCTTATTCCTTTCATTAGTCCATAGAGCTGCGAACTCCTTAATAAGAAGAACCTCTGGCTCATTCACAATCACCGAATTAGTACCATTATCAAATAGGAATACTTTCATATTTATTTGTTTTTATAAGGCTTACCAGCTAGTGCTTTCCTCTGAAACCCATTAAATTTCATTTCTCTAGTGCTATCTGCTGAGCCTGGTCCACCTTTAATGTGTTTAATAGCATCACCGCTAGCTTTACTAGGAATACTCCATTTATTGCTAACAGTTCCGCCCATATTCTTCTTAATTCTCTTCTTAGCCATTCCTCCGCACTTGAACGAAGTAATAGTGCCACCGCTTAACTTTTTACCTATATTACTACCTCTAGTTGCACCTGCTCCGCTAGCACCTCTGCCGTTGGCCTGGTCTTTCATATCAACTTTCATTTTGTCTTTTAAAGGTAGTCCTTTGTAATCTGCTTTGGACATCTTCTTATAAGGGAGCTTCTTGTTACTAACATTATATATTCCCTTACTGGTGTGTACAGTATCAGTCTTATTAACTGCTATTTTATCACCATTCTCGTTCTTCTTAATGCGTCTCTTGGCTTTACCTCCGCATTTATCTTTGAATACATCCATAGCTTTACTGCCTTCAGCCATTGCTTTCCTTCTACATTTAACACATCCTCCAGCCATGAATCTCTCTACCTCATAACCTTCTGGACACTTACCTTGCAATCTGCTAATGTAGTTAATTTTGGCTCCCATCTTAGCCATGATAGTTTGATTATTCTCCATACTCTTGTATTGTTTATAGATTTCATTAATTTCCCTCTCTGAGAGTTTGGATATAGTATCCTCAAACTCCTGCTGAGACTTAGGCTTAAATAACTTAATAAGGTAGGCAGAGAACAACTCTTGGTCGTCCTGCCCACCTTGTTGAAACTTAGTTGCCATTATAGTTTAATTAAGTCTTTAGTATTAAAGATAGCTTCTTGTAGCTCTCCTCTTGTAGAGAACCATCTACATCTAATACCCTTGAAATATTCATCTTTCTTCTCATCCTTAGATGGTCTAAACGTCATCGTCTCTTTCTTAACTACAATCATCTGAGGTTTATATGGGATGTCTTGTCTTAATGTTACTACATCTCCTGGTTGATAAAACACTTTCTCTTCCATTATTCTATACTCTTAAATCGTTCTTTTAAACCTTCATTAATAACCACCTGCACTTGCTGTTCAGCTACAACTTCAAATCCTTGTCTGAAGAACGGAACAGGTACTCCAGAAGAACGTCTATAATATATATCGTCTCCCGGTTTAATAAACTTACACAAAGGACTTACTTCTATAACATTAGCTACAACTGAAAGTTGATACTCTGTATCTTTCTCTCCAGTGTCTGGATTCTTAAATGCTCCGTTATATTCTGGTATAATAAGTCCGCCTTTAGTCACTTCTATCTTTTGATACGGATTCTTAGCATAAGGTCTAACTAATACGTATGAATTAATAGGCATAATTTCCATACTATTCATCTTCTCTGTTACTTCCTCCGCTTTCTCCAATTCATCTTTAATGTTCTTATTAAGTGCTTTAGTGTAAGTATCTACTGCTTTATTATGTGCTTCCACAGCAGCTTCTTTCTTTAAATCTTTAAATCCATCTGCACCGGCAAAGCTTAATCCTTTACCCCCAAACATTACATCCATTGTTCCGTTATTACTCATAATTTAAATCATTTACCATTTACATGCTGGACATGAAGACTTAATATCTCTAACTTTAGCATTAAGTCTACACCCGCATCCACGTTTATAACCATCTTTACGTTCTGTTGATATATCTCCTGTTTTAGGGTTCAGCCACAGTTTACTACTGCATACATACCCTATAAATGAATCCTTCATAATAGGACACTTCTTACATATTCTAATACGAGCCCTAGCCATTTCTTCGTTATTACCTAGTAACTCATTTAAGTGTCCATTTACAATATTAGTAATTCCCATAGATTTCTAATGAGCTTTAATTATACTTTACTTTTAATATCTCAAATCCCAGTTTGAAAGATACTCTATGATTATGAACTAGCTCATTAGAACTCTATAGGCTTTCTCTTCTCCTTGATTTCCTCAAGTATACACTGCTTCTTCCAATGCTTACACATACGTTCTACATCATCTTTAAGGTAATCTAACTCATGTTCTGTAACGTTACCATTATGGTCATAATGTATAAGCAATAACTTCTTAATAACAAAATCAGGATTTAATTTCTGAAGCATCCATGCATAGGTAGATAGTTGTAAAGTATAATGTACTTTATTACAGTCCATTAAATTATTCATAGGATACTTCATCATTTGACTCTTCTTAGTCCTGGTATCAAAGTAAGATTTCTCGTCAATACTTTTATTAGTCTTGTAATCAACAATGTAAATGTCATTTCCGTCCTTAATAAGTAAGTCAATTTGACCTGCCAACCTAAACTTATTGTCGTCCGACCTTCTATATATCATATATTCAGGGAAGACTCCTCTTTCTATGCTTAGTAGGTCTAAGTTATTCTTCTCTAAAGATTCATTAGTATTAACTTCAAAAGTTCCGCCTAAACCGTAACTTCTCATTTGGCATGAACTCTTACCTAAGTATTGATGTTCCAAATCACTATGAATCTTTGTACCTCTTTCCTTGGAATCGGCATTAGTTTTAGACCACTCATCCAGTATATCCTGTTGTGCAGAATTAAACTCCGTCTCATTTAAATCATACATGTCTAAGAAGTACTTCTTATCAAAACGTTTAGTTTCTAATAGTCTCTTCTTCTCCATGGCAAACTGTTCAGCACTTAATAGCTTCTGTAATGCTTTGTACTGCGACCAGAAATCACTGTCGAACTTTTGACAGAACTCATGTATCATTGTTGTTACTGAAGTGTATATAGTATTGTCAATTTCACTCCAATACATATGGGAAGAATCGTTGTAACATATTTCCTTGTTCCTCTTGTCTACTTTCATAATCCATTTTAAATTTCTTCCTAATTGAGTTATAATCTAGTAATGTAGATAAAGGCTGAATGCATGGAGCAATAACAGAATTGTAGTATTCTAAATAGTATTCCTTGTCGTTAGGATAGATAATTACTACTAACCCTATTGGTCCATCAATACCTACTATCGGGTACATCGCAGCAGATTTTGCCCCAGAGTCCTCTAATAAAGCTACTAAATTAGGGAACGTTCTACGATAGTTCTCAATAGTATCCATTCTGATGAATTGATTGTCATTAATCCTTTCAAGCTCATCACCGTAGTTAATATACTCCAACTCTTTCCATATCTTAATAGTTGCCTTAGTTTCATACCCTCTTCTCTTCTCTGTAAGAGCTGTTAAATAGCGATATGATAAACCATGTGTACTTTGTAAGGTATTATGGTAATTCAATAACAAGACATTCGACGCATCCTTATCTTCCATAAGAATATGCTCTATGTGCTCGTTAACTTGTGGAGTAATCATCTCTGTATATTTCTCAGCTAATACCTTCTCCGTAACAGCTGCCTGTCTATAATCTTCTAAAATAGCTTTAGTGTGTGAAGAGAAATGAAGCTCTACCATCAAGAATGCAAGCATTATAATGACTATCGTCTTAACACCAGAACTCCAACTGTCAATCCACCTGTACACCTCTTTTAGTATGCCCAATAACATTAATCTATTGATTTAAAGGTTAGAGATTAATAATAGTTTAGTTTCTTTATTACTTATTTACATTGACACCTTAAATCATTAATTCATCTGATTTGTTTGATAATGTGCAAATTTAGCAATACCTTTGTGAATAAAAAAGTGATTTAACATGTAATTTAATTATGGAATTTAACGCAGAGGAATTATCAAGAATTAATGAGGCTCTGAAAGAGTTACTCGATGATGCGGACCTAGAAGAGGTTCCTATGTTTAGATGTGGTAACAAGTTAGTAAGGAAAGATAAAAGTGGAAGCAAGATTCATATTAAGAAGAAGAATCGCGGCAAATTTACGGCATCAGCTAAGAAAGCTGGACAGAGTGTTCAAGAACATGCCAGGTCTGTACTTAACAATCCTAATGCGACTCCGTTACAGAAGAAGAGAGCTAATTTCGCTAGAAATGCCGCTAAATGGAAGCATTAACTATGAAATTTAAGTACGACAAATCTAAAGGATTGCTATTCTTTATCAATCCGTTACTTCCGGTAAAAGGATATTCATTTATGAATATTTGTGCTATTATGTTTACTAGAAGTGAGGATTATATAAAGAGAATGACTCAAGCTACAGTTACACATGAGAAGACTCACACAAAACAGATGTTAGAAATGGGAATAGTATTCTTCTATTTATGGTATGTAATAGAGTGGTTTATTAAATTACTAGCTAGTGGCAATGCTCACACTGCCTATAGAAACATATCATTTGAAAGAGAAGCTAGATACGCGGCTGAACATCCTGAATACGAGAGGAAGACTTTCAGCTATGGCTGGTTTAAATGGATATTATGAGAATCTCAACTAAAGGAAGAGGGATCCCAACAGACAATTAAAGGGTACTGACATACAAGAGATGAGAGCTAAAGGTGCTATTATCCCTACGGGATTTAACACTCTTACAGATGATGAAATTGCCACTTACCATAATACATTCGCTAGTAATACCAATAACAAAAGAAGTAGCGGTATGTTAATGGCTAATAGGGGTATGCAAATTAAACGTAGAATAATCAAATAATAACTATTATGGCTTTAATACAAAACGACGACAACAAATGCCCTACCACTAAACAAGTGAATGACGCACTCAAGTCTATGGGGGGGGGTTCAGACCCTAGTTTTAACAACACAAGATTTGATTTATCCAGGTAGAAGTAGTAATATAGAGGTTAACAGTGCTGATAGTGCTGTAATGGAGATTGTGAAGTCTAATATGACAGACATGGTCCCATTTCAGTTACTGTATTATGGAGTATCTAATAATACGCCAACATGTATTAGTGTGACAATAATCGGAATTCCAATAGTTAATTTGTTCACATTATACGTAAATGTAAGTCAAGGTGGTTTACAGCACTTTAGCCTTGACAAAGACTTCAATCAAAAGTGGATTGCTTCTACACTTAGTAATTCTTAACATTTAAGAATTAAAGTACATTAATCGCAGTATGAGAAATTTTATATTTGACGTCTGGGTTTGGTCTAAAGCCAAACACTCCAGACTACTTAAGCAAATAAGGGTAAAGGCACTATCGTTTCCTTCAGACATGTTCTGTTTGAACGAAGCTGCTAAAGATGCAGATGTATCACCCTACATGAAATCAGATGAATTTGAAGTAACAATTGGTAATTTAAGAGAATATCAAGAATAATGGAAAGCACTAATGAATTAGTAACAGCAGCTGAAGCCAGAGCAGAAGGCTTGAGCTTAGACGGAGTTGCGAACAATAGATGCATTACTAAGCAACAGTTCAATGATAACCTACCGTCGGGGGGTATTGCTGACGCTATAGATTTATTAAACGGTTCACTAAGCGGCAGCACCCTAATATTCTTTAATAACACTACTACAGACACTACAATGGGTATATCAATCACAGATATGTATGGTCAAAGCACATCGGCTACACCAGATATTCCTGCTTCATCTATGGTGGTATACCCTATAGCAGGTGTTATAAGAAATGTAGCTTTGTTTGGCAATAGTGTGATTGGAAGTAATATTTACGTAGCATTCCTATTAAATAATGCAAAGAATATGAATCACTATTCTAATTATGAAACAGATAGACTTGTTATAGGAACTAATCAGAATTTACCAGTACAGAGTCTACTTGCCGTTATGTGTATAAACAATACATAGCAAGTATTTAAAATGACAAATAAAATTGCAACAGAACAATATTTAATTAATTTAGCTGGTGGAGGTACAAATACTCCAACCAAGTGTGCCACTAGAGATAGAGTAGAGTTCTTCGGACTTGAAACTAACGATAATTACGCTAATAATCAGTTAGTTAAGGAAGAGGATATACAGTTGTCAACATTCCAGTATAACTTCAATATACATGTTTCAATAACTAACTCTGGGCTTACGTCTAAATCCTATGACTTTGTAGCAGATGTTTACATAGATGGAGTTCCAGACGGGTTTATAACAATTCCTAGGTCTGGAACTCTAGACTATCAAGGGGCAACTTTCTTTGACAGAAACTTCCACTTTGATTTACCAACTGATTTAACTAATGTCTCTAAATTATTGTTCACTGGATATTTCAGTACATACAGGGTGACTGTAGATGCAGATAGTGTAACAAATAACGCAGTATGCCAATCTGGGGTAACTACTGAAATACCAATAAATCAGGCATATATAGGAGGTAACACAGCTAATATTTCTATAAATGTAATTATATAATGAAGTTTGTAACATTCTTAAAGCAAGTATTCACATCCCACTCTGGCATATCATCTAAGAGACTCTGCGGAGTAGTAGGGTGGTTTGTCTGCTTGGGAGTGTTAATATACTGTGCAATAAACGTAATTCAAGCCCCATTAATGATAGACACAGTCCTGTTGTGTTGTATGGGATTGCTTGGTATAGATTCAGTAACAGGAATATGGAAGAGATTCACCAATAACGATAAATCGAATAAATAATGAAAGTAATACCTAAACTACAACAAGGAAACACCATAGAGTCCGATAATACTAAAGTAGTTAGGCCAGAAATTCATGAACCTATTAAAGCTAAACCTAAACAGTATTCCATTGTAGATTTAGGTGGAGAACCTTCTAATGATACCAGGTCAGCTGCTGAAAGAAATAGAGACTATTGGCATCCTATTAAAGGAGCTAAAGCCAGATTCAAAGCTTCCATGTCCAACGAGACTAATCCTCTAGTTGGAATAGAAAGAACTATACTTCCTTCAGCAGCTGGTGCTGCATTAGTAACAACTCCAGCCGCTGTTGTAGGAGGAGCTTTAGGTAATATGACTGTGGATAAGCTTACTGGGGGCTGGGGTAACTGGTTGGAAGATAAAACTGGCATTCCGTCCGAAATTGGAGTTTATACTAATCCAGGAGCTTGGAATCCTATTAACAAGAACCATTGGGTTTTTAACAAAGAAGCCAGAACCCCTACTAACTTAGTAATGGCTGCAACTAACAGAGTTGCTCCATTTCTATCTAAGGTAGAGAAATTACCATTAAAAGTGGCTGCTTATAAAGCTGCCAAGAGAACTAACGGTAATGCATCAGTAAGTTTGCAAGATATAAAAACAATGCCAGCCGACTACACAGGTTCTTCAATACTAGGTGGAGGAAATTTAGAAGGTAGGAATCTATTAGCTAAATATATATTTGACGAGAATCCAGTAGTTAAAAGAATGTTCTTTAATAAAGCTACTAGTAATATCAAACCTATTAGCCGTAATGAAGCAAGGAGAGGATTTAGTCATGGGGATAGATATGAGCAGCTTTATCCTGGAGTTCATAACAGAAGATACGAAATGAGTGCAGTAGTACCCTCTGGTAGGCCATTGAAATTTCAAGAAGCTTCTGAATTTACAGAATACGCAGGAAAGAATCCGATTGGTAAAATTATTGGTAAGGAAGCTGAACCAGTAATGCGTATGGGAGATAAAGAGTTCATGACCTTTAGGCAGCCAGGAACTGATTATATAGGTCCTATTGATGATGTTACTGGACACTTGGTTAAGTTTCAAATGAACAAAGGTAAATTAAGACAGACTTCTCAAGATATGTGGAAATTTAATCCTGCTGACTATGCTAAGAAGTGGAATGATTCTCCTAATACTGCTAACCAAGTTAGGCTTACTAAACAAGCTGCATTAATGGATAAAGTAGGTCGTCCTTTCATATTACAGCAATCTAATCCTATATGGATTGAAGGTAAGTCTGTTAGAAATCCGGAATTGGTAACTATGGCACATGGTGGAAGATTTGATTTTAAGAAGTCCCCTCTGTTAAAGAAACAAGAGGAGATTAACGGTAAAAGGGATATGCGTAAGAAGTTCATCAAATCAAGTCGCCCAACATATAAGAAACGTATTCGTAAAGGACAAACAGGAATGAGATTTGTTAGTTATAATCCAGTAAGTAATCCTACAATAAATTACAAGGACATTACTAATCCTATTAATCCATTTAGTGAGTATAATTACAACACAACTTACGATAAACCAGAGGCTTTAGTAGTACCAGTAAGAGATACTAATGAACCTGATGTAGTAGCTAATAATCCTACAGTAGAGCCAGTAATTAATAAGTCAGTAGCTAGTAAATCTGTTACCGATAAACCTGTTACTAAAACTGCCAACTCAACTTGGAAGAGTCCATATACTAACAGAAAGCAATGGTCTACAGAACTTATTAATGCCTATAAGAAGGCAGGTATTACTAATGATAATGCAATTAGAATGCTATTAGCACAAGACGCATTAGAATCTAGTTGGGGTAAGTCTGCACAAGGTAAGTACAACTTTGGCAATTTAACTACTGGTAGTTCATGGAAAGGTGATTATGTAACTGGTAATGATAAGAATGCTAAAGGTGAAGCTATTAAGCAGAAGTTTAGGTCTTATAATTCTATGGATGAGTATGCAGCAGATAAGATACAATTCTTAAAGAGACTATATGACTTTGATGAGAATGATGATATTAATAAGTTTGTAGCTAAGCTTACTGGTTCTAATAAAGGTAAGAGAAGATATGCAGAAGCTACTAATTATGCTAAAGTACTTACTGGAGTATATAATGGTATTCCTAAAGGTGAGAATGGTATGATTATTAAATATCAAGAACCTGCACAACCTATTAATAGACGTGATGCAATTAGAGACTACAGACCCAATATTCCGAATAGAATTAGAAGGGCTACTCCTGCTGAACATATTCAGTCCATGATAAACATATATGGTCAATCTGAACAACCTATAGTAACTTCTGATACTAAAAGTCCTTGGCAACATCAACAAGCACATGAAGCAGCTAGTAAAGGATATGATGATTATATGCAAGCTAAGAAGTATGAAGAAGGTTTGCATAATTTAAATGGATTCCTTACCTTTACAGACTATGCTACACTAGCAACAGGATTAGGTAGTTTACTTAGTAAAGGTGCATCTATGGCAGGTAGATATGCAAGTAAACAAATGGCTAAACGTGTAGTTGGTAAGGAGTTTAAAAGGCAATCTAAGCATTTAGCTACTCCTAATAATATGCTACCTAACAACGTAGGTTGGGGACCTAGGCAATCCAAGAACAGCAGCTAATCATTCTATACCAGGTAAGGCAGAGAAAGCAGCTAAGGCTAGAGAGAGAGATTTACCAAATAATCGGAGTGGAATTGTTACTAATGGCATAATCTTATAATTTAATGGTTAAACATATCACAAATATACAGATTATTATTAATATAGCAAGTAGATAATTAATCTTAACATGATGTATTAGTCTTGTATGATTAACATCAAATCTAAATATAATAATGAGTAAAATAGTAACACAAGACAAACTGAATGAATTGACTGGAATGTCAATAATTACGGGAAGGGGGGGGGGTATTGTCCTCATTACCAAACCATAATCGGTCTCTGGGGTGATATAGTTGCATCTAGTAACTACCAACCGAATCAACTAGTTAAAGAAGAAGATATAGTTGTAAATAAAGACTTATTCCTTATTAATGCGGAGACAGGTAGTTTATACTTTGCTGGCGATGGTACCTATGCTCAAATTCCAGCTATAGACGGCCATGAGGATTTTATATACATAGCTGGAGGAGGTGAAGCAATTGGAGCATTGTCTATACTTGGAGGATTGTATGTAGTTAATCAGTCTACCAAACAGTGGGAATTAAAATACAAAGATACTGTAAGAGCTTATGGTTATGCTTACTTGGCTAGGTTCTCTACTGGCTGGGTATTTTATAAGGGAGCAGGAGGAGACGGTAAGAACTATGTTATTATAGTGTATGATGACGGTACAGTAAAGGAGCGTAGTGTTGTAGGTCCAGTCAGTAGCATATCAACTGGGCCTTATGATTACTGCTGTGTTGGGACATCATATCAGGGAGGAGCTAGAATATATACCTTCTTGGCTACATCTGTACCAGATTCTCTTACTTATTATACTCCAGGAATGTTTACACCAAGTGCAGTAATACAAGGGTTTCATTCTTCGCCAAAAAGTGTAGTATATAGCACTACTAGTAATTATACATACGTTAGTACTAACCCAACTGGAACTCAATGGACTGCTGCAACCACTAGACCACAACTAACTGCTTTGACTAAAGGTTTGTATGCAAATGAAGCTGGGACTAATACATTTATGCTTATAGGAAATAATATGAAGAGTGTGTCTACAGATAGGGGTAATAATTGGACTACATCTACACTAGGTGAATATACTCTTACTGATTTAATATATGTAGATTCAAATTGGTATGCAATTGGTTCGAATGGAACTAAAAGACTCCTATTGCAGAATACAGCTTCTACATTTGACCAAAGTAATAAAATACTTGACTTGCCTGACTATTCTAGACAAGTAATTAAAATTAATACATAACAGGTTGATATAATAAAGCCCGAGCCTAGTAATTAAACTAAGTTCGGGCTTTGTTGTTTATAATGAGATTCCGTCTCGGTAAGTGGGAATACATCAGAGCACACTGGCGTAGACCACCAAGACGAAGATGTAAAAAACTATCTTAGGCTTTGTGCCTAGCATCTACTGGCAACCCAGATGTAAAACGGGTTGCTTCTTTTATTTAGTATGTAAAGTTACTTAATCATCTCTAAGTGACAATTATAGAACTTTAGAAATTCAGGTTCTTCTACTTGGTAATACCATTCTATCATCTTATCAATAGCATGGCAGGCGTCTTCATTGTCTATATGCTCTTTACATTCTGGCTTAACAAGTCCATTACATTGTTCCTTTAATGGACAGTTATGGTCTTTACTTACCCAACACTGCTTCTTATCTGCATCCTTACTATAGTATTGATTTAATTGTTCATTAGTCATATAGCTGTTGTGTCTATTGAGAATGTTACATACCACCAATATAAATCATCTGCATTATCTATCCCAACTTCCAGTAGCTGTGACCAAGTTACTCCTTTGCATTTCCTTAAGTTTTTAAGCACATTTAGAACATCTTCCATAGAATTAATAATACATCCTTCAGCCCCATTTGTTCCATTGCTAATTGTCATATAAACTTGTAATTTAGATTTACCTCTAGGAACAACGGCAAATGTTTCATAACGGTCTTTTATATTTAAAATAATATCTTCTATATGTTCTAGAACATTGGCTTGTAAGGGTTTGCCAGTCAGGTTACACATTCTTAAACCTTTGGGGGTTCTTTCATAATATAAATGCTTTAAGGACCCAAGTGTATCATACCAAGTTCCAGAGTTAAACAGTTTAATTACTTGTTTACGTTCCTCCTCATTATAAGGACTCCACCTATTCCCAAATCCTCTACTGGTTCTATCATTGTATGTTTCTGTTCCTGACTGTACTATATAGTCAATAATAGTGTCCAAATTAGATTCTACTATTTCATTAGCGTAGTCTAAGGGATACTTTCCGTCAACTACTTTAGTAGTATCAGCCTCAAGAATGAGATATTCTTCATGCGAGAACAATAGCTCTCTAGTTTCAGAAGTAGAGAATATGCAAGCATTTGTGTCAAATAGAAAGCTGTCAGCCTGATGTTTTACTCCTGTTAGACAGTCAATACAGAATTGTTTTATCTTATCTCTTTGTGCCTTTAGTGATGATGCTATATCATTACAATTGAACTGTAAGTTTATAGATTGCATATCAAAGTAAAGGATTAGCCATTTATTATACTCCTCATTTGTCATAGTTCATCAATCAAAACTTCCAAAACTAGCTACTAAGCTCATTGGTATGTGTATTGTATCTTTTACTCTGCGAGTACCGTCCTCATCACAATGATTCTCAATACCTCTTCCCAATATTATTGATTTGTCGTCCATATATGCCAAGTAGCCCACTGTGGTTATCAAATTCTCATCTGGGGCATTTTCCTAGTATATGTCCTCCACGCAATACGTATCTATTATCCCAATGAACCCACATAGGCTCTCCTGTTTTATATTCCAGCTTTGGTACGTTTAATTTATTCTCCATAATTCACTTACTATTATATTAACATTAAGCATCTTCCCATTCTTCTTCTAATGTATTATATAATTTAATAAAATCTTCTCCTTTATATTCACATACACATTCATTATCCTTATTAAAGATAGTAAGCATGTGCATATCCTTAGATTGTCCATTGTCTACATAAGAATACATCCCGTGTACCAATACGTATTCGGGATGCTTCTCATTCCAGTTATTTACAAGTTCCTTCATCACTAAGTGTTATTCCATTACTAGCATAAGATATAAATGTACCTGGATCATATGGTCTCCAGCCACTATCATCTCTACGTATAGTAGTTGTCTGTCCTATGTTGAATTGTGGAACTTCTACTATATTATCAAGAACTCTAAATAAGTCCTCTATTGATAAGTTTGGAAGTATCTGATGTAAATTCTCTAATGTCCTTCTAACATCAATCATAATAATATATTTTAGCAAATTGTATATCACCTATGCTAATATTAGGTAGCAACATCTTGTGTAGTTCTGTAGATTCAAATGTATCTTTATATTCTCTCGGAACTAATAGAGTGTCAACATGATGTCCTCTAGATATTCTAGCTAGATAGGAAATTTTACTGTCGTCAAAGTCTGTAAGTTCCAACATAATGGCATTATGATGCCTAGGACAATTTCCACTAAGTATTATCATAATTACTTCTCCTGTAGTAAGATTCTCATCTCTTCCTTCCAGTTCTTATACCACTGTTCATTAATAAGGTCTTCCGATTCAATTAATTCAATCAAATCTTTAGTACCATTATGAATTTGGCTACATAAATACTGTGCTAATTGGTTCTTTAATTCATCCATAATTATTAGTCTTTAGTTTTAACATAAAGTTGGCAATGGCAAGTCCCTTCTTCCATTTCCCTAAACTCTTTACACATACATACTGTATCTTCATCTCTTACTAAAGAGCATGGACAATACTTCTTACCATACTTCTCTTTATTCCTTTTAAGTCCTGCTAGGACTGTTTCCTTTACTTCTTTATTATCAGTTACTTTAATCATTGCGCTGACGCTGTATACAGTTCTATGTTTAGGTCTATTTCCCCACCAGTAAATCTAAATACTCTACCAGAATTATTCATTTTGACCCACCTTCCAGATGAAGGGAATGTTACTCCTTCTGCCCAATTCTCAGATTGAGAATCTACTGCTAATGTAATTTGAGACACTTGCCTAAGCATCATATATCCCTCAAAACGTATCCAAACAGGTGTATTATATGGGTCTTGGTTAGGAAGTGCTAGTTTCTCTAAGTAATATTTAAGAGGATTTGCCAGAGTTTTAGTATATGTTTGTTCTCCCTGCTCTAATCTTGGAGTAATTGTAAAGTAAGTAGTATTATCAGAATACTTAAACGGCTCTCCATTCACTGAACTCTCATTAACAAATGAGAAACGTACTCTAAATTGCTGTATATTATTAATTGGCATATCCTGCCAACCATAATGAAGGATTACATTTGGAGCAGTTATAGCTGCCTCTATACCTTCTAACTCTACTAACTGATTATCAGTATAACTAAATCCACTTTTAATCTGACATCCTAATTCAAGTGCTCTAGCTTTAGTACAGCACTTATTATCAATTACCGAGAGAGTCCCCCCCCCATAGTCTTAGCTTCTAATTCTGTTGCTATTTTACTCATGGTTCTTGTATCGTTCTGTAATATTAATTAAATCCTTGTTGTCATGCAGTAACTCTAAGAAAGCCTTGTCTACTGCTATATCAAATGCAGTATTAGTAATGATTGGTTCTTTACGCACTCTCTCAATCTCTTCTCTAATCATTTGTTCAGATAATTGAGTGTATAATCGTCTGGTATAATCATTATACCAAGGCTCTTTAAATGTTACTATAATTTCTTCTCCTGTCATAAATATATTGTCTTTAGTAATCCAGGTAGGCAATACTTCCAGCCTGGATATATGTACGCATTCCTATATAATGCTTCTTCTACTAATTCTACTTCTTGTGTTATCATTGATTAGCCTTTGCTCTTGCTAAATAGTCTCTAGTTTGCCATCTGCCATCATATTCCATATCCCATGGAGCTACCTTATTTAGTATTTGTAGTAGCTCCTCACCACTTATAGAGTCTCTATGTTTGAGTGTATGAAGTATTTCATCCTTAAGGTTTCTAATATAGAAGTCTCTCATATGTATGTTAGCATATAATTCCTTTATATAGTCCCTCATATACTCTGCTAATTTATAGTCATTAGTCTCTAATAATTCTAGAGCTCTCTGGTCTACATTATCATAATCACCTGGTATCTGTTCTAGTTTCATTGAAGTTTCTCTAAGTTCTTTACTATCGTGAATAGCTCATCTGGTTCGAATGATGTGATATCATTAATAACATCAACCATATACTCTTTAACTTCATCTAGAGTCATTATTTTAAATTCGTCCTTAGATAGACCTTTAGTTTTGATAAATTTACTAAATATATCTACAATCTGGACTAAGTTGTGCTTATCTTGCAAATAGAACTCACCCTTCTCGGGATGAGATGCTAATTTAAATATATCTGCATTATCTGTAATTACTTGTTCATATTCCTCATCACTAAGAAGATTCATTAATGCTACAGCTTTATCGTATAGCAATTTAACTTCCTTCTCTTCATACTGCTTATTAATTCTATCAATATGTCTCATTATTAGCGAATGTTATTATAAATGCAAGATAGTTGCATTAAATATTCAATACCAGCTCCATTAGCTAGTCCGTCTTGCAATTTATTTAATAATTCTAATTTTACATCTGTTGTTTTATTGTCTAACTTCACCCAGTTAGTTGCCTTTGATTCATTACATCCTAAATCAGTATTTACTGGACATTCTGACAAACTAGTCTTTAATATTTTTACTTCATCTACTTCTTTACTTGTTAAGTCTTTAACTTCTTTAGCCATTGTTATAAATTTTAATTGTTATTAAATTCTGCGATTTAAGTTCGCAAATATATTACTATTTAATTTGACAATACAAAATTAGTTATATATTTCAATATTACCAAATGGTAATATAATTATTAATATATATTATATATTGCCAACTCAAATTCACAGTTAATATTAAGTATATTGCCAACTCGGAACTTCATGACGTGCTGTGGCAATCTGCGCCCCTTCGGGGCTTGCTTGCAATTAGTAAGATGAATAGAAATTAATATATATTGCCAACTTACAAGTACGGGTGCTCAAAATCACACCCCTCCCACTCCCGGGGTGGGTTGTCATATTATATATTGCCAACTCGGATGCTGGGTGAATATTGCAAGATTTGTGTATATTGCGGATACGACAGTCGTGTTACCCCTCACACCCCTCACCCATGTTTGGAGAAAATCAAAAGATTTATATCATTTGGTTTTGCTTTATAATATTCATTTTAAAATTATTAGAGTTATGTTTACTTATCTTTCAAACGGTTATGTTTTAGTTAATGCTACGCGTTGTATAATCACACGTGAAGAATGTGAAGAAATTAAAGCAAATCTAATTTAAAAGCTAATCAGAACGGGCAAATAAGTCCGTTCTATATTGTTTCACTAATAAATTATTAAACTATGAATTTAGCAGAATTACAAGAAGTTAACAAGAAGTTACCGAAAGCAAGCAAAAACGAAATTGCGGCGGCTTTAAACCGTTTAGGTGTGAATCCTGATTCTATCAAGGTAGGCGACAAATTGAAGTTTCCCGCTGAAATTAACGAATTTAACGGAACAATCACAAAGGGCGTTGTAAATGGCAATACGTTCTTTCAAGTTGCCGTTGAGGTCAATGGAGTGGCAAGAAACGTATCTATAAACTCTTTGTTCCGGTCTTTCAACGACCGTGAAAACAACAAGCGTATTACACCGGTTGACATTCTCCCAGAGGCGGACAAAGACAAATGCATTTTCAATATGTTTGAAAATAAGACAATAGCGGAATGTCTTGCAGATTTACAAGGTACGGAAGTAACCGCAAAGGCGATAGAAACGTTTGAAAGCGTCGCAAGGGACGGTTCACAAATGAACGTCAATGTTATTGCATATTGCAAGGAATAACAAAGTACTTCTTATTGAAAGGCACATTTAGAAAGTCTATTTGTGTCTTTCTTTTTATCATGCTTATTCAGATATATTTGTTAGTATGTAGTTAGCTGAATAGTGAAATGAAAGCGAAGAAATCAAAATTAAGAACTGTATTTGGACGTAATCGGAACGATGCAATTCATGCAAATAATGGTATAATGTATAAACTGACAAATCCTCTGTTTGAGGAAGCAGTAGGCTATTATTTGCTTGAACAAATCTCCACTTGGAGTGGGACGAGATATAAAGTACTAAAGTACGTAGTTCAGACCGTTTGAATGTGTAAAATGAATATTATTAAGAGTATGTAGGTCTGTGATAGATATGCATACTCACCTTTTGTTTGAGTTGACAATAATAATATATATTTATGGACTACATCGAAGACGATTTCACAGATGCTCTAATTGATGCAGTTTGTGGGAAATTACCAAGTACTTGGTACACTTTAATAGGAGAGAACTTTGACCCAGACGAAGAGACAATAGTCAAGGAAGCTGACAATAAGAAGGACATTGAAGATGCATTTAATGAAAGCAAAGACGACTTTGATTCATTATATGTAGTACTTAATGATGAATCTTATGTAGCATATTCCAAAGGCTCTAAACTTATCTGGAAGTAAATAACAATTAAAACCTCATGGTGTACAGGTTAACCATGCGCACATTTATGGTATTCGAATACATTCATCCAAGCGGAATTAAACTACGTCCGGCTAGACCTTTGACTAACAGCATATTATGCATTTACAATCCAATTGGCAACGAATGGATGCATTTGTGTAAAGAGGACATACATGGACATCTAGAGCTATTGACATGCTTTAGTAATGGTGCTACTATGTATCAAGTAATTGAAGGTCTTAAGAAGGTAGTAGAGTATTGGGGAGATGACTATCTCGTAGGTCGCAGAGACTTTTACAAAGAGATTATAGACATCTATTCCTCGCACCGATAACATCACAGGGTTTAGCTCTTCTAAGTAGTTGCAAATGCTTAGAATCCTTTACATGCAAAATGGACATAATGCCCAAATTAAGACGTTCCTGCTTCACGCGTTAAAGCAGGAGTCCACTATGATTGTTTTAGTTTTAATTTAAGTTAATCTTTAAGTTTTAAACAGCGTCCTACATTGTTTGTGGGTTTTGGTATGGCTCCTCTGCCAAGTAATGCGTACAAAGAGCCACTAATCAAAACCTCACACTGAATAGGTAAAGTGTACATAGTTATGAGTAAATACGATGATTGTCATAGAGTTGACAATAAATATACCACAGCTATAGGAATGAGCGTGTGGAGATTCTTTAACATTGGCAAATACAAGAATCAGAAAGTGAAAGACGTCTGTTACTTTAATCCATTCTATGTAGCATGGTGTCTGGAGAGCTGGCAAGGATTTAGTCTTACTAGCTATGAACGTTCCAATTACATGAAAGGACTGGAACGTCAGTTAGAGAAAGACCCTGAAGACCAAGAACTCATCTTAAAGGTGCGTAAATGTAAAACCATTGTTTGATATTTTTACAGAAATGATATAATCTTCCACCATAATGGGTACGCCCGGAGACTAATGCAGAGCATCTCTTATACCAAACAGTATCCTCCTTTAATACTGGAGAGATGTCTTATCGTGAGATAAGGCAAAGGAGTGTGGCACAGGAAGGTGGATTCTTTTAATGAAATTATATTTTTATTCATTATCCTCCCGTGACGGGAGTGGCATCATGACTAAGCCTTTACGTAGCGATGCTATAAGTAAGTCAATAGACTGAAACTAATTAGTTCTTTATTAACGTTTCACTAAAACCTCGTGAGTGTATAGGTAACTCATTAGATTAATTATGAAGACATTAAAATCATCTCTCAAGTTCAGTGTAGTAGAAATCACACCGAAAGATGCAGAAGTACTATTGTCAAAGTATTTGCACAATCGGCCTATTTCTAGAGACAATATCAACAAGTATGCTATTCAAATGTCTGAAGGTAAATGGCATTTGAACGGTGAGGCAATCATTATAAATGATAAAGGTCTTACTGATAACGGCTATCATCGTCTAGCAGCGTGCATACAGGCAGGTGTTCCATTTCAAACTGTGCTCATAGAAGGTGTTAAACACGAAACTTGGACTACCATAGATACTGGTAAAACAAGAAGTGCAGGTGATGTGTTTGGAATCATGGGCATTACTAATCCTACCCAGAAAGCTTCCATTGTGGCTAAATATTACGCTTTGACCAAGGGCTTGAAAGGTTTGGCTGATGCTGGCGCTCTTCACAGACTTAGAGGGACTGGTCTGACTCGTCAAGATTTGTTGAACATGTACAGAAAGCATGAAACTACCTTTGATGAGGTTACAGGACTTGCACTCAAGTACAAGAAGTACACTAAAGGATTACTCCATGCATCTATGATTGGTGGTGTAACAGCTTATCTTGTTCTTGATAAGAAGCATAAATTAGATACTCTTGACGACTTCTGGAACAAAGTATCTACAAGCACACTTCCGTTGTATACGAGTGGTCGTAATCGTTTGCTGTCTGTGCGTGGTCAGGACAAACAAAAGGTTGTGACTGACCTGTGGAATAAATATATCTCTTCTAAAGAGAACATCCGCGTTAATATCACGTCTGCAATAATCTTTAAGTAACCAAAGGAGTGTGAGATTTCCATATTTTAAAACCTGGCAGTGAGTAGGTTAACTGCCAACTTATCTATGACTAATGAATTAGCAGAGGAATACAGAGAGCTTAAACGTAACTTAATACCCATATTGTTACAGACATGTGGTAAAGAGCGTTTATGTGATGCTGTAGACAAATGGTTATTAGTAAAATCCGGTATCAAAGTAATATCTAAATCATGGTATGAAGGTGGATTGCCTGGTAAAGAGTATGTGGTAATTAAGGATACTTCAGTACTTGCCAGCTATCCCTCTAAAGGTGCTAATTATGAACATCGTCTTGCGAGGTATAGAGCCTACACTAAGGCATTTAACCATGTAAGAGAAGAAGGAATACCTTTGGCTCCTATACAGGTTGATAAATTTACCAAAGTACTTGTCAATGGAGTAACACTATGCCTTATCGGAACTTTTGAAGGTAAATCAGAGAATGACTTTATCAAAGAGATATCTGGTAAGGTTTACGTAAAGGCAGGTACTGATTCGGTAGATGTTATTAATCTACAAACTAGAAGAACTAAAAGATATAAAGTTCAGTACACATGAAATTATACTTTAACTATACACAGAACTTCATCCTTGCAGATTGTGAGGGTGAGGTTATTGATATGAGAACTGGCCAGCCTTCTGATGCCAAACTACAATCTCGTCTTAATAGCTACAAAGATGAAACTACATCTAAGTGGATTCCTATTAAGGACTTAGGAGATTTGTATGATATGTCAGATAGTGATGTGACAGTTTCTGGTAGCTTAATCACAATGTCCATTGACGGACATAAGGTTACAGCTAGACATAAGGTGTCAGCAGGAGTTAATTATGTACAACTGACTGGACACTTCCCTCGCTACTTCTGGAAAGGATTTGCTAACTTATTAACTAAGTAACAATGTTATCGCAGATACAGTTTAGGAAACAGAGAATACCATGTACTCTCAATCATCAATCTATTACTTCTCGTGAAGGTAAATTGCTTCTTGGGTTTGGAACTAACCAGCCCATGATGCAGCAAGCCGAAAGACAAATCGCCAAATATCAAGTTCCCTATGAGACATCTGATTTAAATGGCATGCTTTCAGTTATTATTGATTATTCTATTATTAGCAGTGTAACAACAATCTAACCTTTAAACAATGGATATAAAGAACAGCCCTATAGTTAAACATGCAATTAACAATGACAAATCTCTTCTTCCCGGAATCATCGCTTACAGCTGCAAAGAAGCTATGGTAATGGCTAAGAGAGAATGCGGTGATTTTATAGACTTCGCCAAGGAGTGGATACAGTCCTCCAAACAGCTTTGCGAAGAAGAGAACATTCCATGGGAACAGATTAGGGCAGCAACTGGAGATTCTATTGATAATTATATGTCATAATCTCCTTTCCGTCTAAAAGAGAGTCTGATGAGTCGTTGAAAATTACGACGAAACTTCACTATGATTTGGCACGTCACGGTGGAGTCACTCTTAACCAATATTAGTAATTATGAAACTCACTAAGAATAAGAAAGACAATATAATAATTAGTTCTGCTATTGGAGCATTAGTAATTATTAATATCATGTTACCTACAGCTGGCGATTTTACATATGTAGCCGGAGCTATAGGTATTGTTGCGGCCATAGGAGTCTGGTTCTTACCAGATTAATCAAATAATTAATAAATCAAACTCTTTAAATTTAGAAGGAAATGAAGAAATTACAAGAACGCCTGAAAGCTGGTATTGATTTCAATCCAAAGAAAGACCCATGCTATGATTCTATCGTAGAAGAAGCTGAAACTATTCTTGGGCATGTGCTCGATGCCGCTGAAGGCAAAGAAGTTCCTTACAAGAATTTCACTGTTGGTGGCGGTTATGATGAAAGGAAAGACCGTGAAATTATCATTGTTCGTGGAGACGGTAAAGACTTGCTCGTTATGGAAGTTAAAGACGAATCTATTCGTGTGCAACCTCATGAACGTCATGCTGTCACTCTGAATGAGGATGACGAAGCTTCTGCCCGTGAAATCTTTGACATTCTTATGAAAATGAGAGACCAAAGACAAGGCTCTACATTTAAAGTCGAAGAAGGCGAAAAAGCTTTGTTTGAGTTTCTGAAGGATATATCTAAGGCTATCGGTGCTGATGTTGAAGGTGTTGAAACGCCAGAAGAGCTATTAAAAGCTCTCAAGGCTAGAGAAGGCAATGAAGGAGCCATAGAAGATTTGATGCGTGAACAGCGCATTCATCTTACTATGCACATGCTTGACTGTTCCCGTGAGAAGGCAGAGAAGATTGTAAAGAACTTTGAAGAAGCTGTGAAGCGTTAATAATGCCAAGAGAGGATTAGTTTAATGGTAGAAGGCTAGTTACAACTAGTAGTGGGAGTTCGAATCTCCCATCCTCTCCCAATCATTTTAAAGTTTTGTATAGTTTAGGCTTGCCCCAGTCATGTTGTGAAACACACTTGGGCTTTTAATTAATAAGTGTATGAATCAGAATGCAGTTAATTCTTTAAGGAATGCCAAGAGGCATATTCTTATTAGCGATGTTGATAAGTTCAATAGCCATTTATTGTATTACATATTAAATGTTATATATGGAACGCATGACCATATTAAATTGAATACAGTACGTGAAAGACTTGAACGTGAGCTTAAATGGTCATTGGACGAGCATATTCCTGATAAGGATGTAATTAGAGAATGGCTTGACAATGATTACCCTCTTATATGCATAACAGAGTTATCGTTTGACAGTTGTGTTAAACTTGCTAACGATTTCCCAGATTATGAAATTGTAGTTTATAGCTGGATGAAACATGAAGGAAACTTACCATTTTAAATGGAACAAAATAGCTCATAAGTTACTAAGTCCTCAATGGGTACGCCACTCAATGTGGCACAGGAGGATACTGGTGATTTTGTGCTCCCTAAATTTTTAAAATTCATAATGACTCCTGGCATGAGAGTATAATCATGCCATTTATGGGCCATACATGGAATTGATTCATGATGACTGGGTAGCAAGACGTGTAGAGTTGGCACCAACTCTTTAATAATGATGCACAATTTTAAGTGGAAACACTGAAGTAAGAATGGCAGCCTAAGCTGCTGGCTTATCAGTATTTATATTGATTAAGTCGGGTTAATTGGAGAGACCTAGAAACAGAAGAGGATTGACAAACGTCATTAACAGAACACTCTAAGAGTTAGTAAGCTGAAATCTCCACTACCTAGCTATGGGTTACAAATAGACGTTCTCCAACGTAAATGGAGTGGTGGAGCGACCGTTCGGTCAAGCCCAGTTTGGTAGTTTGTGAACAACTAAGTCGTAGCCTTACGAGGAGACGTAATTGGTGAATTAACACTCAGCTTCTTAGTAAAACTATCTACATGCTGAACTCAACAGCTGATGTAATAAAATAGAGACACACGTAATCTTGTTATTTAGAGTTGTGAAGACCGCGGTTCGAGTCCGCGATGGTCCACTATTATTAACGCTTAATTGGAATTACTAAAATGAAGGTAAAGCTATTAAAGAAACTTCGTAAAGAGTCAAAGAAGCTGAAATTAATAAGGGTGAGGATTATCAATACATAGTTACTGATAGTCCTCATGACATATTAAGACCAAAGCTTGATACTTACTACAGTGGCACATACTACTGTGGTCAAGAATTATTATTTGACGAGGATGTAATTGCATGGTTACATCAATGCAGACGTAATTGGATTCTGTCCGAGATTAAACGAATGCGTGTACATCTGTGTAAATCTCGAATTAGAATATATAAAGAGTAATTGTTTCACTAAAAGTTATTGAAATTATGGGAAAGAGGTCAATATCCGACGATGACATCGTTCGGATTTTTAACACGGTAAAGGCAATGAATCCTGGGCCTTTTAAGATTACAGATGTAGTCAAGGATTTAAAGAAGAATGGCTTCCCAAGGCCAGAGAACTTCATGGCTGTTTTGCGTAAGCAGGGAGTGATTGAACCTGACGGTGCTATCTATACTAAAGGATTTATGTGGAAAGAACATGGCCCTTTGTATAAGACTAGAGTCATTGAATTGATAACTATCAGTAGGAAAGAAATGGCTAAGATACAGAGAGATGCATATGCTAAGAGAATGGCTATTAAAGCTGGCACTTATGTAGCACCTCCCAAACCTAAGCCACAAGCTGAAATGGAAGCTGTTACAGAAGCGGAAGAAGACAAACATCTGATTCCTATTACACAAGCTGAAATGGAAGCAATCAAATTCCTGAAATCAAGAGGTTACAGAATCACTAAATTAATAACAGTTGAACAGATAGTATGAAGTTTACAGTACAAGGGAACACGCCATTCAGTGCACACATTTGCCAATATCTATATGATTTGGAAAGCAACTTTGCCAAGGAGAAATTATCATTGCCACTTAGTCAGATTATAGCTCATATCTTATATGGGACTAAGAGAATCAGACTTGGTAATGAAGCTATTCCGTCCGAAGCAATCACTATTTTGGAAGAATGTATTGAAGCTAATCAGCCAATACCAATCAATTGTATCTTCGGTAGTTCTGAATCGGAGAAAGACTATGTTGATGTTGCTGAATTTCAATCTCTTCAAACGTTGAAGGATATAAGTAGGAGAGTTGCTAAATTCTACTATCCAGGCTTGAACATAAGACTAGATGTAGTAGGCGATTCAAAATACGTTAGTAAGGTGATGAGACTGGCAACAGTCCTGGGTGGTTTTACCATAGGCACACACCAATCAGCTATTAACGTATCATTCGCTCACTACCGGCCAGCACACTATTATTATAAGTCTATTCCGTCTCGAAACATTCTACGAGGCGGATATGTTCCAGCTTGGGACGGTAGAGGTTATTTATACTTGGAATCCCCACATGATATTGTGAGTATGATAACTACGGCTGACAATCCTGACATTCTTTCGACGACTGTGGTGTTAGAAGCAAACGAAGAGACGGTAGACCTTCGTGTGGACTATCTAATACCTTAAATCCACTATTGACGAATGGTGGTAGCAAAACTTGGTCTGAAGAACCAGTAGACATACTCCGGAGTGTGTCTATGACTTAAAAGGCTATATCAAAGAGTTGAAACCTGTATCTATTCGAACAGTAAGAGTTCGCCTGATTAAGCATCAGAAAACAGTAGTGCAAATCTACTATAGATATTGTGTAAGAGAGAATCTACACGGTCTGCATTATATAATCAGCATGCAGATAGGTCACCAAGCAAACCTCTTTCCTGCCTGGTCAAGTGTGCATTACGGTCTGTAAGTGGCGAGCGGATTAACGCATGTCCAATTGCCGTAATGCCGCTTGTTTATTGTTTAGAATAAAGAAAGACTCTCATAACAATAAATTTAAACAAAGAGATGGAAATGAAAGGAGCACAAAGGCCAAGGAGGCCTTACCCTAATGCCGCACGTCAAAGGCGGGATGAGAATAAACCCAAGTTTGTGGATAATAATCAGTTATTCATAGACCAGTTTGTTAATCTTAAGAAATGTCTTCAGCCACGTACCTACGTGCAAGTGGCTAAAGATATGTATCCTTTATGGAAAGCTAATCCATTACTATGTACCAAGTTTACTGCATATACGAGAATGATAACTCGTAAATGTAGAATAACTACCCCGGAAGGAGTTACACAACTTGATACACAGCAAGGAGAAGGTTTGAAGAATGAAGGTATAATGAGAATGTTGTGGTTGGCAATCTATCACAAACCCACATTCCATGCCAACATTGCTTATTTTGCAGCAGCTGGATGCTGGAAAGATTTCATTACTATGATGGCTTTAGATGTTCAACTCCATGGCTTTAAGCACAGATTGGATTGGGACTTCTTCAAGAAAGTCATATTCGCAGGTCTTGCCAACGGTCAGACATGTGATTTAGTAAAGAAGTATCTTCCTCGTGTTCGTTCCAGTGTTGCATGTAAGACAGATGAGGCAAAAGCACGTAACATAGTAGCCAAATTCTTGGCGGAAGGCCTTTATGGTAAACCTAAGGATGAAGGAGACTATTCAACCTATCGTAAATATAGGAAGATGAAGAATAGCGGGAAAGCTGCCCAATGGCAGCAGTTAATCAGTCAAAAGAAATTCTTGGAAATTGATTTTGACACTGTTACTGGAAAGGCGCTGGCACAGCTAGTAGGCTCTAAATTCCTCAAACATCAAGGTCTTAAAGAGAAGTATCAGAACTGGTTAAAGAACCGTAAGAAGCCCTCTAATAGCGGATTTCTACATACTTTATTCAAACCATATGGATTGGATAAAATTGCCGAAGAGATTCCAGAATTTATGGAAACTTCTATTAATGCAAGTTTCAACGTATTCGTTGATAATGCTAAACGCAATAGAGTAGCTCCGTTGTTGGTAGTAAGAGATATAAGCCATTCTGCTAATGGTAAGATAGAGAATAGCGAAACATCTGCTTACAGTTTGGGTAAAGCATATGCTTTATATCACTCTGAACTACTTCCTACAATATTCAAAAACTCCTATGCCGTGTTAGAAGATAACATGGTTCTACGTAAGTTCAAAGGTCAGAATGTCATTGAGAAATGGAAATCTGACAAAGAAGAAGCATTATGCCAGAATCCTTCTATTGTTAATATAGCAGAAATGTTATGTAAAATGAAAGAAGGTTATGGTGTAGATGAAGGAGAGTTCCCTAGAGGTTGTGTGGTAATTACTAACCATACATATTTTACCAAGTTGAACAACCAAGCATTCGTGGAATTTAAGCAGAGATTGCTTAAAGCAAATTTCAGTAAGGAATTTGTAAGGGCGTTCAAAGTTATTATTTGGAGAGTTCCTTTAGCATATAAAGGAAGACCTAATGTAGCTTTGGTTCCAGGAGTGTCAAATTGCTTCTTAGTAAATGGACTTAATAATTCAACATCCTCATTTATTACTGGAGAGAAGAGGTTCCAGGTGCCTAAAACCACCAGAGACATTTTTAAGCATGCTATGAATCAAGAGTTGCTTAATATGATGATTCTAGAGAAGGATGTTGTCAAGAAGAATGCAAGCGTGCAGAAGAAGCCTGTGAAGGCCTAAGTATTTCGCGCACCATTTATTTAATAGTTGAATTAATGTTCTGATTGGATAGAAGATAGATTTCATTATGCATGGAGAAGAGCGCATATTTGGTATAGTAATCTTTGTGCATATCTAGTGATACTAGGTGGGAATTTATTGGATGATTCCATAGGGACTGGATAGAGATATAGTTCAGTGGTAGAACAGCTAAAGTCAATCTTTAGAAGAACATCAGTTCGAATCTGGTTATCTCTACACCATTTTATTAATATGATTCTTTCAACATATGCAGTGTCATTTCTATCTCGACTCATAGTCATTATTACGAGTTAAAGTATCTGCAATTGTTGAATAACTACTAAGCTCATCGGTTCGAGAGAATATGTGAGCTTAGTTTAATATCGAGCAAACTTCTATCGTATTTAATACATATTAACTTTTATATGTGGGAAAGATTCATTACCTTTGCACTCACAATTCACAGTTAATATGGATTGTGTGATTCGGGTATGCGCCAGAGTTGGAGAGCTGGGGCGGTCTGTAAAACCGTTGCCTATGGCTGAGTAGGTTCGAATCCTACCATGCCCACTCACACTGCGATAATTAAATACAATATCTGTTGAGGTCAAACTCGACAAACCCTTCTATGGTTCGAGAGAATAGTAGAAGTAAACTGCGGGATTCGTATAATGGTTATTATAACAGCCTTCCAAGCTGAAGATGACAGTTCGATTCTGTTATCCCGCTCATTATTAATAATAGATGAGATTATGAAAGAGACATCATTTAAGGCAGGTGTTATTGGTGGATTATGTGGAGTATTTACCTTCTTGGCATTATTTGCAACCACAAGTAAAGCATCAATTAATGAGTCTGCTGCTACTAATGGAGATTATAAAATCAACAGAGTGCAGTATGAATTTATTAACGAACTAACCATTTATAAGGTATCAGGTCCTGGTATTCCAGGTATTAAGTATGTGCTTAGAGATTCCGAGAAAGGTGGTTTATGTGTATTAAATCCATGAGTGAACACTGTCTTATTAAGAAGAATACTCCAGAACTTCGTAAGAAACTAGAGGATGCTGGGTTAAGTGTGTGTATATGTACTACATTTGAGGATGCTGATTGGCTTAGTTGCTGGGGTTCTCATATGTCATATGATGTACATGGTGTGTATCCGGATGACGTGGACGATTTGTCTAAAGAAGCCTATCTGGAGATGTATCTCAAGGAAACGAATCCGATTATATGTGAATCGGATGATGAGTTTATTAACATGTGTAAACAAATTAAAGGGAAATGATTATGCGGTAGATTACTTACAAGCCACCATAAGATAGTTGATTATTAATTAAGGCAATTTATTTATTAACTTATTAACAATTAACTATCATGGCAACAATTAAACAATTTAAACAAGAAATCGCGAATTTAGTAAAAGCACAGAAAGCAGCTAAGAATATTAATGACTGCTCATCAGTTTATTACAACAGAGGAAGATTACATGCAATGTATGTAGCTTATTACATATTAAAGCATAAACTAATCGGAGAAGCTATAAATGAGTATCTAGCTAAAGTTATCAAAGAATGGAAATCACTTGAAACTCAAGGTTGGTGTGGTTATTCTAAGATGTATAGTGGAGAGAAGTATTTCCGAGAAAGAGTTGATTCACTGATTGATACATATTCTGATGAAGAGATTGTATGTGCTGATAGACCAGAAGCTTGATGCAGTTTATGGTTGTGTACAAGGAGGTCATGCAGTAGCACAGTGGTTATTAGAACATCCTAATCAAGAGTGGAATAATAGCTATTTAATCTACTTATATGCAGACTTAGACAAATGGAAAGTAAGACTGGACTTAGTTAATAAGGACTATTCTTCATTCTATGAACCAGACCTTGGCAATCAATTAACAGCAATCGCATTACAAGATGACGGTCGCATGTTCAAGAAACTTAAATTAGTAAGAGAATGATATACAAACGAGATTATTATGTTAGTGTAGGAGATGACCATGTAGTTATCACTAAGAACCCTAATCCTCATTTAACCACATTAGAGGATTTAAAAGACCTCAACAAGAGGTATCTTTACAGAGAAGGGCAGAAGATTCTAACTCCTTTTGGCATCGAAACCATTAAGGAGATTATTAGAACTCATAGCAAACAACGTGGCTACGAATGGTTAATCCTTGTAGAAGAGAATGGAAACCAATATACTCCATTTGAACTAAATGGCATAGTAGTCAAGGAACTTACACTTGAACAGTGGAATCAAATTATCGAATAGTTGATGAGTTGTGGGTAATCTCGTAAAACCCTCTGTCGCCCCATTACTTCAGTGGTAGAAGAGCAAATTCTAAACTTGTATGGCGTTGGTTCGAGTCCAACATGGGGCACTTGCGGTGGTGGAGCAATGGTAGCTTACTGGGCTCATAACCCAGAGACGACGTTCGAATCGTCCGACCGCAACTACAATCATTGTACATACTACATTTTCAGAATGTTAAGAAGACAAACAGCAATTTCCTGTATGTTGGCATAAGTAAATGAATCTATTGTCTTCTGATGATGGGTGTATAACTCAGGTGGTAGAGTAACACGCTGATAACGTGTAAGTCCTTGGTTCAAGTCCAAGTACACCCACAATACAACAATTTTCAATAGCTTTGAATAAGAAGTCTTACGGCACGAAAGAAAGTGTTTCATATTTTATGATTTTAATTAAACTAAGAGACTTCTGTAGTCCGGGATGTAGTTCAGTAGATAGAATGCGTGGTTTGGGACCACGAGGTCGCTGGTTTGAATCCAGTCATCCCGACCCCCTGTAGCATCCAAGAGAGGATGCTGATAATCCCATAATAATAAATGTGGACAACTACTCCGTTCGTGAGAATAGAGTAGTTTTAATAAGAACCATAATTAACACAATAATATATAGTTTCACTAAACAATTATCAAATCAACTCAACAATCAACCCAACAACTTTTAATTTATGATTTGATTAACCTGTTTCATAGTTAAGCCCATAAGTCGTATTGATACGTGGGCTTGCCCGAGAGGTTTAGGGGCCGCTCTGCAAAAGCGGTTAGGACGGTTCGATTCCGTCAGCCCACTCTCGATTTAGTGAAACATAAGAAGGCGTACAGCACTAATCATTGTACAGTTTACATGTTTTTGATAACGCGCCTTCTGCGGATGATTCCGGAGCATGTATGGATATGCTATAGACTTTTAATCTATAGAACAGGGTTCAAGTCCCTGCGGAATCACATATGTACTAAGATTGTACATGATGTCAAAGAACGAGTTTGACCACTCAGTCTGTGAAGATAGAGTGGTTTATTTAGATTATTAATTTAAAATCAGATACATTTATGAGTAAGATTATTGGAGTATTGTTAGTAATTGGTTCTGTTATAGGAACAGTTGCTTGTATAGCTCAACATCAATTTAATCCATTCACTGGAGTATTATTGTTGCTAGTATTTTGCTTTGGTTGCTGTTTAGCGATGAGCTAGATTATTTATTTATTGACTAAAACTGATGTATTATGAGACTATTTAAGTTAATTAAGAAAGCAGTTCGTTGGTATTTCAAAGTGTCAGCTGATAGCTACACGTGGTATCCAACAGGAGTAGTTCCTTACCATAGGGATTAACTCCGATGCAATCGGGATAGGTCAATTAAACATTATGGCAAGTTAGCTCAGTGGTAGAGCAGTTGGCTGTTAACCAATTGGTCGCAGGTTCGAGTCCTGCACTTGCCGCATTATTAACATTAAATTATAAGATTATGCATAGTTTTGGTGCTTACATTGTGGGAGCTATAGTGCTAGTAGTACTGTATTACATCTTTAAAGATTCCACAATCTAAAATTGATGCGTCCTTAGTTCAATCGGTAGAACAATGGTCTCCAAAACCATTGGTTGCATGTTCGAGTCGTGCAGGGCGTGCTTATTAATTGGAAGTATGGCAGAGTTGGTCGATTGCACTGGTCTTGAAAACCAGAGGCCCTTCGGGGTCCGGGGGTTCGAATCCCTCTGCTTCCTCAACTAATTTGAATGTACTATGAAGTTTAAAGTGAAATTAAGGAGAGTGTCTACGTTAAGTAGAAACCAAATTTGTAGAGTGTACGAATCTGGAATGCGAGAAATGGTGAAACGTCCCACATTAGTTAGAGTCCTTCTTAAGGATTACAAAACTAACGAAGATGTTAATGCTTTACTTGAGCAATTAAGTGAAGCAAGCAGAGCCGCTGAACAGGATTTATATGCAGAGTATCCTAAGTTGCCCAGAAAGGCTAAGAAGGAACTTAAGAAGAGGCTGAATGCAGTTAATAATGCCTATTGTATTGGTATTACTTTATTGCTAGCTGAATCAGATGGCTTATAAATTCATACCTACTCGATATGTAGACAATAACTCCAAGTTGTTGGCAAGAATTTACTTAAATAGACAAAATTCTCGCCGAGTGGTATTACGAGGATACTATGATTTTGATAAAGAGAAGTTTTACATTTCATCTATATCAAAGAAGGCTAATACAAGGTCTGTGATGAAGTTCTTACTAAAGACTATAGAATGTAGTAGATTTCATTGGGAGTATTCAGGTAACTATGATGATAAGCTCTATCAAGAGTGGTTAAAAGAACATGCAGTATTTAACAGATTGTAAAATTATCGTATGAAGGGAATTAATTTAACAGGATTGGATATGAAGAAGTTTGTTGGAACCGGCTACAACCCGTCTCAAGACATTATTAACACTAATGGTAGAGACGATGGAAGAACTAAGAACGGAGAGACTGAAGGATTCACTAATCCAAAGAAACAAAAGGTGGAGGAACCTAAAGAAAGACCAGAAGTATATTACTAGGATTAAACTCCACGCTGCCTGCTGGTACAATCCAGATAAGACAGCAAGAGGTAGACATTGGACAGAATTATATAATTCTAAATATACGTTTGCCTATAAAACAACCAGCACTCCTTGTAGTTGTCCTATGTGTAAAGGGGAACGTTATAATAGGAGACAGTTTAAGAAAGAGACAAGAGAATTACTTAATTTAGAATAACTGAATGGGTAATATAAGAAGGCATCAGCACTTTTACTGTGTCATGTAGTTCAATTTGCCTTCTGATGATGCTCCAATAGCTCAGTGAATAGAGCAACGCCCTTCTAAGGCGTGGGTCGTAGGTTTGAATCCTACTTGGGGTACTAATAGTGGTTAACATGATTGGGTTCGTAGAGTATTTAATTAGTAAAGGGTATAAACCTTATCGCAAGGTAATGTCTAAGAAGGGTTCTACATATGTAGAAGATTCTAATATAGGATTTTATTCTTCTATGTCAGAGCATATTGACCTTCGTCTTATTAAAGGTAAGAAGGAAGTAGTGTATGGATTACATGAGAGAGGACATTCTCCTACTCTTATATATCCTAGACCTAAATGGGTTAAATCTGATGCAGATATGGATAGACTGTTCCTGAATTATTCATTTGAAGAAATTGCTGAAATGATAGGTTTAAAATAGTGCACAATGAGGAGGGTATGCATGTAGAGTTCTACAACATGCTATGGGTTGGAGTCGGAGACTGACAAGAACAGTTGGGGTATGACTAAGTAATTGTGCATTTCATAGATTATCAGACCGGTAGGTAACCTTCCGTAATCAGTCGGACGTTGGGAGCTGATAGCCCTACGATAGTGTGGCTAAATATGGGGGCATAGTATAGTGGCAATTATGTTAGCTTTGCACGCTAAAGACCCGAGTTCGATTCTCGGTGCCTCCACTAGGTCTAATAATTTGGAAAGTGTTGAATTTTATTGGATTCGAACTTGAATGTTCGTATATTTGTACAGTTAAAATTGTACGAATATTATGAGCAAATATAACAAGGAAGAATTAGAGAATTTAATACTAATCCAGAATCTATCCTATGAAGCAATCGGTAGATTGTATGGAGTTACTGGAAATGCTGTTAAGAAGGCAGCGTCTAGATTGGGAATTGATTTACCATCAAGAAGGAAGATAAATCCATGCGAAACATTTAACAAAGATACTTCTAGGATAGCCAGATATTGCTTAAATTGTGGTAAAGAATTGGATTATAGTGCTAAGAAATACTGCTCCAATGATTGTCAGGCTCAGTACGAATATACATCATACATTGAACGATGGAAGAACGGAGAAGAGTCTGGAGTAATAGGTAAGTATGCCACATCTAAGTATATACGTAAATATCTATTTAACAAGTATTCCGATAAATGTCAGAAATGTGGATGGGGAGAGATTAATCCGTCTACTGGATTAATTCCTCTACAGATTCATCACAAGGATGGTAACTGTGTTAATAACAGCGAAGACAACTTGGAATTATTATGTCCTAATTGTCATTCACTAACAGAGACTTATGGCAGTCTCAATGTGAATAGTAGCCGTGTATATAGGAGGCAAAAGGAGGGTCGTGAGTTCGAGTCTCATCAGGTCCACAGATTGTTGAACTTAAATTGAAAGGTAATGAATCGAGAAGAATTAGAAGATTTGAAAATAACTAAGATTAGTAAAGAGGAATATGAACGCCTTAAAGATTCAGACGAAGGAGAAGCTATGGAAGTGTCAATTGACTCATTAAAAGCTGAACAAGAGAAGCTAAAAGAGTCAGCATCATTACTTGATGAAGCAAAGAAAGCCTTTTCAGCTTATTGGTTCTTATTGTCCCTCTTTATAGGACAGAATCTATGTTTGGGTGCTGTATTGTGTCAAATCTATTCAGCATGGTCTAAAGGAGAACCCTTCGGATTTATGGTACTATGTGCCATATCAATAATAGTAGCTGCTTCATATTCATGGAATGCAATAAGACCATATCGAGAAAGATATAAGAACTATAAACAAGTTCGCATTGCTTATAGTCGCCTGGTCGAAGCTAATAGAGCTGTGTTGGAATTACTAGAATATGTAGAATCTAAGCCCAAAGAAGAAAGAGCTGAAGAAGCCGAAGAGTTAGCAGAGCCAGTAGTTATGGCTGTGGCTGAACTATTCTTTGCTAGAATGGCATATACTAGGGCACTAAAAGAAGGATTAGAGTTGCAATAACTCAATATGGTGGCATTAGCTCAATTGGCAGAGCATTAGGTTGTGGTTCTAAGGGTTACGAGTTCAAGTCTCGTATGTCACCCAATTCTGCTGTTTAGGTATAAACGTATCATAAATCTTCCTGTTTGGTTTGACTTATTCAGCAGAGTTATATTTTATCTTGAAACGGAATGCCGAGGATGTGGTTAGGTGAAAATCCTAAAGTGGAATGTAGGGTACGTTGCGTGACGAAGTAATGGGAGTAGGTGCGATGGCAGCTTAATTAAAGTGGAGGCCTCACTAATATATGTATGGCTGTACAGCACCGAAGGATTTAGACTGTCCAAAGCAACTGGCGTAATAAAGCATAAAATCCAGTGAAGACGTACGTGTAGGCAGTATGGGGCGGTAGCTCAATGGTAGAGCGCAGGTCTGAAGAGCCTGGCGTTGGAGGTTCGATTCCTCCTCGCCCCACTTTAATAGATTAAATAATTATTAGTAAGATGGACAATAACTTGTATTATATCTTAGGAGGCATCGCCTATGGTATATTTATCCTACAATTCATAATATCATGGGTTGCTGGGGAGTTCGATGTCGACGTAGACTTTGATGGTGATGCTGACTTTGATGTCAGTGATGTTGTATCCTTTAAAGGATTTATCCATTTCTTCATGGGATTCGGAGGATGGACATCTATTAAGCAATTATTAGGTTATGAAGTAACCTGGATTGATTGGTTAATAGGATTCTTTATAGGTCTTGTGTTTGTATTTATGCTGTATCATTTATATAAGTTCTGTATGAAATTGCAGAACCTTCCTAAAGACGAACCGAAGACTAACTTAGTTGGCAGAACTGCTACTATCTATGTACATTTAGGTGAAGGGCGCCATTTGGCATCCGTGAACATAAGTGGAGCATTGAGAGAAGTAGAAGTTGTATCTCTTAATAAGAAGATATATCCTGTCAATGAGCCAGTAACGATTCGTAAATATGAAGACAATAAATTATACATAGATTAATACTAATTTCAAGATGGAAATGACATCATTAATTATCGTTGGTGTAGTTGTACTAGTTGCAATCATCACTATCATTGGGATTCTATCCCGCTACCGTAAATGTAAATCTGACGAATTGTTGGTAGTTTATGGTAAAACAGGCTCTCACAAAGAGAAAGTTAGCGAACGCGACGCTAAAGGTAATCTAGTTGACAGAGAAGTTGAAATTAAAACTGCCAAGGTTTATCATGGTGGTGCAGCTTTTGTATGGCCGATTATACAGGGTTATGAAGTAATGTCAATGCAACCGATTCAATTGAATCTTGTATTGAAGAATGCTTTGTCAGCTCAAAATATTCGTGTAACTATCCCTACCACTGTAACTGTTGCTATTAGCCAAGAACCGCTGATTATGCAGAATGCTGCTAATCGCTTACTAGGTGCTGATGATGACGTTAAAGAAAGTTTGATTTCAGATATTGTTTATGGTCAGATGAGGCTTGTTATTGCTTCGATGACTATTGAAGAGCTTAACTCTGACAGAGACAAGTTCCTAGCTCAAGCTAGAGACAATATCAATACAGAATTGAACAAACTTGGTCTTTATCTGATGAATATCAATATCAGTGACATTCAAGATGCTGCTCAATATATTGATAATCTTGGTAAGAAAGAAGAGACTAAAGCAAGAGCGCAATCACAAGCTGATATCGCAGAAGAAGAGAAGAAAGGAGCAATCCAGATAGCTCAAACTACGAGAGAGAAGGAGATTGCAATTGCAGCAGCTACTAAGGAGCAAGAAACTATAGTGGCTGAAACTAACAGGGAGAAAGAAGTTGCTATTGCTAAGACCACTAAAGAGAAAGAAACTCAATTGGCCGAGCAGCATAAGGAACAACAAATTGCTGTTGCAGAGCAAAGAAAGGAACGTGAAATTGGTGTGGCTACAGCCCAAACTGAAGAAGCTTCCAAAGTTGCCGAGCAAGAAGCATTGAGAGCTGCCAAGATTGCAGAGCAGCAAGCTTATGCAACTGCTAAAGAAGCAGAATTTACTGCCAAAGCTGAAGCCGCTAAGGCAGAAGCAGAAGCAGAGAAGGAAGTTCGTATGGCAGTAGCAGCACAAAACCAAGAAGCTGAAACTGTTAAAGCACAGCAGGAGAAAGAAGCTAAAACTGCACAGTATGAATCAGAAGCCCGTCAAAAGGCAGCTGAAGCAGAGAAAGCAGCAGGAGTAGCTGAACAGAAAGCTACTATTGAAGTTTCCAAAGCTAAGGGAGAAGCAGAGAAAGCTAAAGCTGAAGCTGAAAGAGTAGCTGGTACTTCCAAAGTTGAAGCTCAAATGGCAGTTGCTAAAACAGAGCAGGAACGTCAGGTAGAAGTTAATGAAGCTAAAGCTAAAGCTGAAGAAGCTAAGCTTAAAGCCGAAGTGATTATACCTGCCGAGAAGGCCAAAGAGAAAGCTAAGATTGAAGCAGAAGCTGTTAAGAGTGTAGCCATTCTTGAAGCAGAAGCGGAAGCAGCTAAAATCTTGAAAGCAGCAGAAGCTAAAGCAAATGCTACTAAGATGCAACTGGAAGCAGAAGCTGAAGGTACTAAGAAGAAACTTCTTGCCGAAGCTGAAGGTAAGAAAGCATCTTTAATGGCAGAAGCTGAACAGAAACAGGCAATGGAAATGGCTCCGGCTCTTGCAGTTGAACATATGATTAAATCAGGTATGCATCCTGAAGCAATCGTTCAATATGCAATGACCGACAGGTGGAAAGAAGTTGCTGAAGCCAACGCTAAGGTGTTTGAACATATCCAGCTTGGTAATGTTACTGTGTATGGTGACTCCAATACTGCTGGGCAGTTCATGGCTAATATGGCTAAGAATCTTGCTCCTAGCTTGGAGATTGCCCGTAATTTGCCTATTGCAGATTCGCTTAAGCAAATAATCACTGGCAAGAAGCCGGAAGAATCACCAGCTAAAGGTGATAATTTTCCTCCTGTAAAGTAATCCTTTTACAGTGAATTTCTAAGAAGACTTACAGCACTAAGGTAATCATAAGCGATTGATATAGCATAAATAAGTCTTCTGTGGATTGGAGAGTTGGGTGAGTGGCTTAAACCAGTCCCCTGCTAAGGGACCGAACCTCAAAAGGGTTCCGCTGGTTCGAATCCAGCACTCTCCGCGCTGGCTAATAAGAGTTTGCGAAAATCATTATTAACCTAATTATTAGAATTATGGTGAAGGTATTAAATTCAAGAGAATTGAGGAGTATAGATTTAAAATCTATTCCTGATGCAGTTATCTTAGCTTTTAATACTTTAATAGTTAAGAACTGGAGTGGTAAAGCTTCTGAATTTAAGCAATCAGATGTAATAGCCTATGTAGCATCTGAAGGTTTAACTGAAGAAGAAGTAATTAAGAACCATTGGTTAGATGTAGAACCTCTATATCGAGAGAATGGTTTTGATGTGAAGTATATAAGATGTCCAGAAGGCAATAAGTTTGTATTCTGGAAGGCTTAATAAGGTATACTGGATTCGACTAGTGGTTTAGGTCGACGCACTTTCTATGCGTAAACAGGGGTTCGAATCCCCTATCCAGTGCATTAGTAATGAATTAATAATTACAGCTTATGAAAGAATGTAACAAAGTATTCTTTGGCGAGAAGGGACTAACCCAAACTTCTGCCAATCACCTGGCTAATATAGCTAAGGAAACAGTAGAATCTAATAGACAAGCTTTAGATTCTGTAGGGTTTGTGAATGTCAATATTAGCTTGCTAAGTGGAGGTAACTCTAGGACTGTGAAGACAGGTAGAAATGAGGCATATCTTGATAATGTGCCCACATTACTTCAAGAAGTTGCTAATATGAATGCCTTCTGTGCATGGATTCGTGAAGCTATTAAGGCTAGAGAAGAAGAACTTGAAATTATTAACAGGTACACATGGGATTTATATGCTACAGACGTAGCTGGATTCAAGTTGGACACCCCGATTAAGGGTCATATCCTTACCGAAGAGGAAGCAATTGCTTCATTGAGCATTGCAGAACGTATGGAATATTACAGACTAGAAGCAGAAGCATCTGCTATTGGTAAGTATATTCATCCAATGCGTCCGTTTGCAAACGCCCGTAGAGCTTTAATGGATGCCTATACTAATCCTACTAAAGTTGAAGGTTCTGGTACTGACACAATCGTGTACTCGTATGACCCGTCTGTTAGTAGCGATAAGGTAGAGAATACATTCTTTGCATTACAGCAGAAACACAGAGACATATCAGCCAGACTTAATAAGATTAAGTTTAAGATTGATAAAATGGTAAAGGATTCTGAATATGAAGTCAATCAGGCTTATAAACAAGCTGTTGATAGATTCAATTTGGATGCCAAAACCCTGTCTCAACAATGTGAAACTTGGAAAGTTGAAGAACGTAAGAAACTATTGGAACTTAAGATAGTAATTCCTAATGAGTTACAAGCAACTTATGAATTGCTAACTAAGATTTCCAATCCAGATAAATAGGTGCTATAGTCTTGAATCTCATTGGATTCTAACATAGCTTTGCGTGAGTAGTATGAATTGCATCAAAGACTCTAGTCGATGCATTGTCGACAAATTAATCGTGTTCTGTATTTCATACAGGGACGATTTCCAGCATAATTAAGTATTATTAATTCAAACCCTGTCAGTCTATTGCGAAGTTACAAAATTCCTTTGACTTTGCCCTAGATAGCAATAGGCTGGTCTTTGACTTTAATCTTAATTTTGTCATAGTTGCAATTAACTACTCACGACTATTTAACACACTGCCATCTACTAAGGGTTAGGTAATCAGTCTCTCACACTGAAAATACGGGTTCGAATCCCGTTGGCAGTACCTCGTACATAATCCTTCCAATCAGGTAACTGGTTAGGCAATAATAATCATGTACACTCTAAGGCGACGTAAGGGATAGGAGCTTAGACGGTAGCTAGCACTGTAGTACGCAATGGTGGGATAGAAACGGCTAGCACCCACTTTCTATGAATTGCCATGTCCCATTTGGCACATCTGAATAGTAATTGTGAGTTGGACACACGGTTACAGTAAGAGAATGACTCAGCTAGCGGGAAGGGACAATACCTGAATAACTGATTGCAAGTCCAAGCATAGGTTTAGAGGGTAGGTTAAGCAAGCTTCATGGTGCATTCGTTCAGTGATAGGATGCCTCACTGTCTATGAGGAGACCACGGGTTTGAATCCCGTATGCACCGCTTTCTTTGATTTACGAAGGAGATGTCAGCACACTTGGTAACATCGTCTCCTGTTTATGCCACCTTAACTCAATTGGTAGAGTACCGCACTTGTAATGCGGCTGTTTAGGGTTCGAGTCCCTAAGGTGGCTCGATTGTAATCCTAGATGATTACAGTTAGATTATAAATTACCACACAGAGATGCTTATTGAATTTAACATGTTAAATGTAAGTGTAAATGAGCAGTTTTAAAGAGAAATTAAGTAAGAGTGGACAAAGTGTACTTGATGCAAGAGCGCAGAATCTGTATGAATTGGCTAAAATCGAGGAAGACAGATTCGTTCAGGATTGTAAGTTGAAAGTACTTCGCATTCAGGGAGAAATCAACAAACACAACGACCTGGCTGTTAAATCAAGAGACTCTTTGAATCCGGGAGAAGGACTGAATCCGGCTGAATGGGTAAGAACGAGACATGAATTGGCACGTAAACTGCGTGTTGCAAAGATTGAACTTGCTCTAGCTATGCAAGTCGATGCAGAAGAATTTCCCGCTGATGCATCAGAATCCATTAATTTGGATGACGTGAAAGATGACGCTGCTGCAATTGTAAATGAGTAATTTATGGGAGCAGGTAGTTATTCTAGAATTGCTTATGATGTAGAGGCCAGCAGTAGGGGTTTATATACCTCCACTAGGGATGAACTCTTTAGTAGCCATGCCATTAATGCATGTAATACTGCTGCATCGCTTAACAACAATGTTAGGCAGTATAACACGCAGATAAGGCAAGAAATGGTTAACGTGGGTGTTCGTGAATCTCGTGATTCTAAAGAACATCCTTTCTCTACTCCGATAATCATTGCTCTAGACGTTACTGGTTCAATGATGGACACACCTTATGAAATGATTAGAGACCAATTCCCTAAGATTATGGACTCTCTCATTCAACTAGGTGTGCGTGACCCACAAATCATGTTTATGGCAGTTGGGGACCACGTTTATGACCGATATCCAATTCAAATTGGGCAGTTTGAGTCTGATACAGCTAAAATTCTTGACACTTTACAATCGTTCGTGATTGAAGGTGGAGGAGGAGGTAATAGAGGCGAAAGCTATCTACTATCTCACATCGTAGCGGGTTATCATACTGAAACTGATTCCTGGTTTGAAAGACACACTAAGGGATTCTTATTTACTATTGGAGATGAACCAAATCTCGATAAGGTAGAGGGATGTTACTTAGAACGTGTTCTAGGGTATCAAAAAGGTGCTAAAACCATTACTTGTCAAGAAGCTCTTGACAAAGCAAAGGAACAGTACCATGTATTCCACATTCACATTACTAATGCCAGTCATGGCTCAAGGGTTGCTGAATCTTGGAAGACTTTACTTGGACAGAATGTATTGACATGTGCATCTGGAGAAGTAGACAAGGTGATTGTCACCGCAATTAAAGAGAACTATGAGGAGCCTACTGAAGGCTTAGCTCCTAGTGCTTCTGTTAGTCAGGAATGGCAAGATGTGCCGTCTGATAGTAATGACAAATTTTATTAAACTGAAATGATTAGTATTGTATTAGGAACATTCTTTGGAGACGAAGGTAAGGGACAGACAGTTCACAACTTATGTAACAAGTACATAGGTAAGCGAGAGTCTGTGTTAGTAGTCAGGTTTAGTGGTGGACATCAAGTAGGACATACTGTAAAGCATGGAGACATGATGCACACCTTTAGTAACTTTGGCAGCGGAACCTTACTTGGAGTGCCGACGTATTGGTCCGAATACTGTACTGTAGACCCAATTACCTCTATGTTAGAGGGTGCAGACTTAGCTAAAATGGGAGTTCGTCCCATTGTTCAGTATCACCCTCACTGCCAAGTTGTAATTCCCTTCGATGTCTATTCCCAAGTTAATAACGAAGAGAACTTACGACATGGTACTGTAGGTACAGGGTTTAAAGCTTGTTTGGACCGAGTTAAGGCAGGATACAGCTTAACAGTTGTAGATTGTATGAATCCTTACATACTGCGTGAGAAACTAAATGCCATAGTGGATAACTATTACAACATGTCTAGTAAATATCCTTCGATAGACCTAGACAACTGGTGTAGGTTAGCACATGCTTATTTCTTACATACAGGTACGGTTAATGAAGATTGCTTGTTGAATTATGATAACCTAGTGTTTGAAGGTTCACAGGGAATATTGCTTGACCAAAGATTCGGCATAATGCCTTATTGTACTCCGTCTAATACAACTTCACAAAACGCTTACGAGCTGTTGCGGAAAGCAGGTATACGTAAAGAAATCCAAACTTGTTATGTAACTCGTCCTTATATAACAAGGCATGGTAATGGCCCATTTCCTTCTGGAATGTCTGTTAGGGATGTCGATGACCCTAATAATAAGTTCAACGATTTCCAGAAGACGCTTAGGGCTATTGATTTCGACAAAGACCTATTCGCACACAGTGTACGCATTAACCGTTCATTTAAAGTTCCTTATAGGAATGAACGAACGGAGAAATTGTACGTATCACATTGGGATGAGGCATCTGACGCAGAGCAAGAAATGCTAGCGAATCTATGGATGTCGATACAGCCCATGATATTCGATAAGTTAGTTTAGGAGTCTTCGGACTCCTTTTACTGGGCTATGGTGTAGTGGTAGTCACACAAGGTTTTGGCTCTTGTAGCCCAGGTTCGAATCCTGGTAGCCCAACTACTAATTATTTCAGTTAAAATAGAATTTATCATGAAGTCACTAACAACACTACTCTTTGAGAACTGTTAATTGTGAGTAAACATGGGCGTTCGGGGCCCGTATCTCAATCGGTTAGAGAAACTGACTCATAATCAGGAGGTTGTCGGTTCAAGTCCGGCCGGGCCCACACAGTTAATAGTTGAATCGAATGAGTAAGGTAGTAGGTAGCATTGACGGCTACGATGTCATTTATGTGGAAGGCAAGAATATGATATTCTGTAAGAATACTATATTACCCTTTCCACTCATTAAAAGAATTATCAGAGGAGGTCTATGTAGGGAAACAATCGAAGAGAAGAACCTGACTATCACTCAAGACGGTTCTATTATTCAACTTGGTTGTTTAACTACAACAAGAGAGAATTGTGAGGCAATCATTAAAGAAGTAAATAAGATTAATAAACCTAATTAAGTAATGGCAAAGAACATTATTCCGCAAGGAACTACAGCTGCTATTAAGCAGAGAGTTAACAAGTACGAGGAAACTCAGAAACAGAGAATGATTGAAGTGCTCCAAAGCAATGTGAAGTATGCTGATGCTCTGGGATTCATCGAAGGTGAAATCAAACAGTCCAAGAAAATGGCAAGTTTCAAATACTCGCTGCTTTGTTGGAAACCGGACGGTGTATATCAGTTGAACAGAGCAATCAATGAAATCTTCGGTTCTGCCGTTAGTAAGGAGGATAACAGTCCTTCTGGAAACAGCAATATTGATACCGTAGACGTTGTTCTGGCAGACGGTTCTCGTACCAAGGTTCCGTTTGGTAAAATCAGCCTTGAAGAATTGGGAGAAGATTCTGAAATCAACATCAACTATGACAATGACCGTCATTTACTCCTTATTAAAGGACAATGCCAGTTCAAATATCAGTCATTGATTGATGATATTGTTGACAGAACTAAAGAGCTGTTGGCATCAGAATCTATCTACAAGAATCAAGCACTGGAAATCAGCAATCTGTCTGAACCTACTATCATGACGCTTGCCGGCATTGAGAAACAATTCATGGTTCTTTCTAAGAAGACTGAATTTGAATTGCAACCGCTACGTTCAAGAATCTTGTATCCAGAGAAATGTCTGGCTAAAGGTATTCCATTGAAGTACGGTTGTTTGCTGGAAGGTAAATATGGTACAGGTAAGACCTTGCTGGCATTTAAGCTGGCTAAAGATGCTGTAACGAACGGCTGGTCATTCGTGTATTTGAAGAATCCTTCTCTTCTTGCAGAAACTCTGCGCATGTGTAAAGTTGTTGACCGTTCGGGTCATGGTGTTGTCGTATTTGTTGAAGATATTGACCAAGTAACTAGAGGTAACAGAGATGCTGCAATGCAAGACATCCTGAATACTCTGGACGGTGGTGATACCAAAGATATGAACGTAATCACCTTGTTCACTACTAATCACATTGAATTGATTGAACCTACCTTCTTGAGAGGTAAGAGAATTGGTTCTGTGATTACTATGGACTGCCTGGACGCTGAAACTGCGGAGAAATTCATCCGTTCTACCTTCACCGCTGAAGAAGGATATACAATCGACGATGATTTGAGTGAAGTATGTAACTACATTCAAGAAGCTGAAATTGCTCCGGCATTTATGGCTGAAATCGTTGAATCAACCAAATCCAAACTCATCTTTACAGAAGAAACCCATGTAACATCGTTCCATATCAAAGCTAGCGTTGAATCTTATCAACGTCAACTTGGACTCGCATCCAAGAAAGCTGTTGTGGAAACTCCGGCTGAAAGATTGGTAAATGCTCTCAAACTCGTTCTGGGTACAGAGAAGCTTGAAGCAATCACTCAGATGTGTGAGTATCAGTGGGAACTCGACCGTAAGGACTATTCTACGGAGAAGAAGGACAACAAATAAACCTTGGAGGGCGGGAGTAATCTCGCTCTCCTTTTATTAACAACTAAATGAGACATTTATTGATATTCCTATTAGTCTTATTAATGTCTGCAACTAAGGTGGATACTACACCTAGAGACTTTCATGTAAGTATAGTAGGAGAAGAGAAAGTAGAACAATTTGAATCTAAATTCCCTCAAATAGTTAAGGACGAAGCTGTGTATATTGCATATCTCCAGCGATACTATAAGGGACATGAAGATGAATTTATCAATTTGATGAAGTAACAATGGGGTAGTGCTGGAATTGGCAGACAGGCTTGGTTTAGGCCCAAGTGTCTTCGGGCGTGTGAGTTCGAGTCTCACCTACCCTACTAGATTATTAACTATTAAATGTATTTAATTATGGTAGAAACTTTAAGTGAGCTGCTTGAAAATGCAGCTAACGTAGCAGAGGACAACGGTGGTAAGCTTTCAATAGCAAGCGTAGCAGTATTAATTGCTGAAGCTTACGAGTTAGGAATGGATAAAGCAACTAAATTACTGACAGAGGATGCCAACAATTGTTGATATGAGACCGTCAACTAACACTTTCAGACATGCAACTTTGATAGTAATATGGCTGGTGGTGTGCTTAGTAGGACTAGGAGGATGTAAATCTAACCTAGTTAAAGAAACCTGTATTGACAAACCTGTGTGGACTACAGTAGTTGCTAAGGACTGTTATACCGAAACAGTTAATCAACAGACGCATACTGTATATGAGCTTACACTAATAGCTGACGGTAGAGACAATCAGTTTAAACTACGTGTAGACAAACCAACCTATGATAGAGCTCTTATTAATAACAAGCCTAATAGGCTTAGCTTTAATCTTAATAGAAGTGATTATGGGACTGGTTGGGAACCACTAATTGTTGCATTATACTTCATTATGCTCGTTGGCGGGCTAGCATGTGTGATAATTGAAGGTATAAAATACATGATTGATATTAAAGAACATTTATCATAGTATGGAGAAATTGAGTGCAGATGCGTTACGTTTAGCCTTAGTAACAGCATCTATGGAGTACTATAAGAAGTACGTAGAAGGCAATCAAGACTTTGACAATTCCGAGCAAATCAAAGAGGAGCTTGATAAGTTGGAAGCAGCAGGTCTGGGTGGAACTAAGAATGCAGATACCCTTAGGACTATTCTCGAGTCTAAGAAGTATAAGTCAGCTTTAGGTCCAGAGAAATTAGACCTGAAGAAGGTTAACGAAATAACATCCTGGATTAAAGAATCGTATCCTGATGCACTGGTTGTAACTTACGAGGATTTCTTTGCAATTCTGAAGAAGTACAATTTGTATTGTGGTCCAATATCGACCTTCAGCGGATTCATTCCAAGTGAGAATGTGTCACAAATAGCAAAGGCTTCTAACGCTTTGAACTCTTTAAATCTTAACTACGTCAGTTGGGTTGAAGCTGCGAGAATAGATTCAAGAATGTCTAAGGACATGACCAAACGGCTTGTTGAGTATTTCTCTAGATTCCCATTTGTATTCAAAGGTATTGACCGTGGTTATCAGTACATGAGGTCTATAGGTGGAAGTTATAAGGAGGAAGATTACCTACATCTTGGCACCTCATATTTAGACCATAACACTTGGCTAATTGCAGCGCCTTATGATACTATGGAGAATAATATTCGCATAGAAATCTTCTCTAAAGCTGAAGAAGACCGTAAAAGAAGGTTAGAAGACCCAATAGTATTTAGGGCTACCAAAGTAGGTATTGTTATCGTGTCTATGTGGGGAGAAGAAGCATCAGACAGCATGTTCGATAAATACCGATAAACATGTAATCCACCACTTAAATGTGAGCAGGTGTAGAAATGACTATAGGGCTATTTCAGTTTAGCAGACGTGCTATTCCATAGATTAGCTGACGTCAATAATTGGTAAGGCAGCTCGCAGCCCTGCCAGGCGGATTATTCATATATAAGAACATAAGGAGACAAAGCCAGACTAGCCGGCAGTGAAGCAAACGGGAGGTATTAAGGTTGCATTGGTAACGATGTAGACACGATGAGCTTTATGTTCTTATTAATGGCGAGATAGCTCAACTGGCTAGAGCGTGCGACTCATAATCGCAAGGTTGGGTGTTCGAGTCACCTTCTCGCTACGTTATTAATTAATACTTAAAGATTATGTTTGTAAAATTTGTAAAAGATGATAAGACAATAGAGGAAGTATCAATCTCATCAGAGATGATTCCATTTCCTACTGATATAGTAGTGTTAGAAGCTGGTAAATTCACCGTAGAATCTAGAGAATATGATATACTTGATGGAACTTGTACAGTTATATTAGACTAACAAATTACCTGGACAGAACATCCTCAAGAGTATAGTGATGCAATGCTTGCATACAGGAAGCGTTGGAATAATACAATTGATTTGTCATGTGAAGACTTCTTTAAGATGAAACAGTTTGTACAGACTGGTTCCAAACTGCAAGCAGTTAAGCATGTAAAAGAATCTGCTAAATGTGGTTTAAAAGAAGCTAAGGATTTTGTTGACACTTATTGCGATTACGTATTATGAGGTGGTTGTATCATATCCTAATTAATTGGATAGACTTAGTAAGAGATTGATATGGAAACAGCATTAATGATTACTGTAGTCATTGCATTTGTGGCTGCATTAATAGCTATGTTACTAACTATATGGGATTGTGACTTTAAATGGGTTAAGATATTCTTAAGTATAGCTGCTATAAGTACTATAGGAATGATAATTGTAGTTACAATCAAGGTCATGATGTCAGTATAAGGGTATGGCTTGATGGCGAAATTGGTAGACGCCCCAGATTTAAGCTCTGGTGTCCAGAAATGGACGTGTGGGTTCGAATCCCACTCAAGCTACTAATAATTAAAGGAAGGAGGATTTATGAAAGAACTATTAGAAGAATTAAAGAAACAGTATGAGGGCAATAGCGTCATGGAAGCTGTTGCTGTATCTATAGAGAAGGCATATAATATTGGATATTCTGAAGGTTTTGCTGCTGGTGAAGAAGCAATGAAGAATCTAATTGACAAGTTAACATCACCTACAATATCTAATTAATATGACTATAGAAGAGTTCCTGCGTAAAATAGTTGAGATTGATTTAACTCAAGCTCAACACGTGTTCCATGATTGGGATGCTGCTCTGGAGAATTATGCTATTAGGTACAAGAAACACGGTTCACCCAATGTAGTTAGGTTATTAAAGATTGCCAACTCATTGGGTGAACTTGTTGATTTATATAGGGGAGTAGTGCTAAGAAGATATCCAATGACTATAGCTTCGTTGAATAGTAAAACTGCCAGATATAATGAGTTGATATCTTACTATAACTACAAAAATGGGCAAGAACTAACCTTGTTTGAAAGAATAAGTAATGGTTCTACCATGGAAGAGAGATTAAACTTTGTATATCTAATGTCTAAAGCCGATGCATTACAAGGAGAAACTACTGACCGAAGGAAAATCCTTCAGAACCTCAGAGAAGGGAAACTCTATGACTCCTCTAATCAAATCTGGCCAAGAGCATGTCTTGAGTCCTATAAATCTTAGCGATGTAGAGGTAGGTGATATAGTATTCTGCAAAGTTAAAGGTAGATACTCACTTAGTCAAAGCTAAGGGAGACAGAGGAGTTCTTATAGGCAACAATCATGGTAAGATTAATGGGTGGACCAAATCCGTATTTGGTAAAGTAACTAAAATACTATAACATGAGTGAACGAAGACTTAAACTTGGTCATAGGAAAGAGTATAAACGTAAAAGCAAGCATACTCGTAATCCAAGCTACTATCCTAGACACCTTACTAAAGTGACGCTAGCTGATTTTGATGCTGATTTCAATTTGAGAGTATCTAAAGAAGTGGCAGCGCAGAGAGGATATGGTAGAAAGGTATTAGACAAAAGTTGTTATATAGCTTGGGACCACGGCTATGGATACGTTAAAGAATCTAGGATTGTGAAATTCATAGCCAAGTATGTAGGTAAGCCTTATAAAGAGCTAGCCAAAGCCTGGAATGAGTGGATTAAGCCAATTAAGAATACTGACAAAACTGAATACCTAGACGACTACTTCACTGATTATAGGTGGAGACAGGCGTTCTTTAGAGTTGATGATAATGGATTAGTACAATCTGTTGAGCAGACTCCTAGAGGTCGTCGATACAACATTAGTACTAAGCAATGGAAGGAGAACAGGAATCATGCTTTGCCCAAGTTTGGTAAGATTGCTAAACCTCATAAAGCAGCAGACTATTATGATTACTGTTATGGATTTGCCAATTCTAATCCTGACTCCAATGGAACAGACTCTGACTTTTATAGACCGAGGTTGCTAGGTCATTATTGGTGTATGGTTAATGGTACTCCAGTTGAGTTGCCAGTATATCATGTGCGTGATGCTCGTGACTATATAAGGTGGTGGTTAGACGGCAAGCAAGGCAGACTTCCTGGGACTAGAGAAGTAGTTAAAGTCGATACGTACCAGCAACTCTTTAGACCTGGAACTCATGCTTATGAACAAGCTGTTAAGTTTGATAACAACTGGGTTTATCTTCCGATTCCATGTAGCAAAGGAGGTTATATAGGTGAAACATCTAAGCATTTTATGCATTTAGAGACGGAGCAGATTCCTAATCCTAGATATGCAGAAATTCAAAGTAGCTTAGATGCTCTTACTAAGAGTGTAGGAGATATAGAAGCGGGCATAACTGTTACATTTAGTGACGGAGTAACTCCTGTAACTATGGAGTATCTTACTAACGAAATTAACAATGCTCACTATCGTCTGTCTATAACATCTAGGTGTATAACAGTTAATCACGGCTATGGGCAATTATATCCATTAGTAAAACGAATTGATTATGAAAGAACTATTCAAGAAATGGCTAGAGAAACTAGCATGTAGGCATGAATGGACTATAATAGCAAAAACTAGCTATACTGATTGTAACAGATACTTACTAGTATGTTCCAAGTGTGGTAAGCTTAAAAGGAAACGAGTATAGACCAGGCTGGAATCTGGGTTAAATAAAGTCCAGCGATGACAACTAAAGCAGAGTTGAGCGTATGTAATAAGACGTGCAGTTTAGCGCTGACTGTGGGGTGGTTGCAGAACACCTCTTTAGGAATGACTATTAGTGTTTGACTATTAGTATTCTAACCACTGCTCCATGCGGTTGTAGTGTAAAGGAGGGCACATCACTAATTTTAGTATGCGCACAAGTGATAGATTGGGTTCGATTCCCGACAGCCGCTCACCCTGAACCCTGTAATTCTAATCCTATAAGATGTTTGGAAAGAAACAATCAGCCGAACCGGCTAAAGTAACAAGTACCTCACTAGCCGAGGAATCAGCTAAGATTATTGATGTATTTGAGAAAGCTGTTACCAATCTTAAAGAGGTAGCATCTAGAGCTCAAGCAGAGAAAGAGGTTAGAGAACAAGAGATTATCGAATTACAAACTGAAGCTGCAAACCTTGAAGCAGTTTCTAACAAAGCAACAGCCATGGCCGAGAAGATTGGTGGGCTGCTATCATAACATTATGGACAAAATCAGAGACGTATCAGAAATTGATTTCAAAGTGGAGGAAGTAATGAAAGCTAAATCTTTCAATGACTTCGTAAACGGAGATGTAGAGAAAGCTTTCTATTTGGGCTTCTTTAGAGATGAATTGCAACAACCTCTATCTGTTGCTATGCAAATTAGAGGTGATGAAGGCATAGCCTTAGTAAAGAGTTTTGACGAAGCAATGCAGAAGGCTAGACCTTATGTAGAAGAAATGTCTGCTATAGCTGATGATGCTATGGCTAAAGAGGAGTTCACAATGTTAGATGTAGTTAATGAAGTCTCTGACAAGGTTAACTACAAACAGGAGGAAGACAAATTCTATGTCATCTTTATCTTAGGTATGTGGGTTAAGCATCTTATTGATGAGGATGTCATATCCGAAACCGAAGAAGATGAGGATGATGAGGATTTTGTTGAGAATCCTAATGCCGACGCATAAGTACAGAATATACTGTGATGGTGCCTATTCTCCTGCGAGAAATCAAGGGGGAATAGGCTTTGTCATTTTAGAGGAGGACAAGAAGATATTCCAATACAGTAAGATGTATAAGAACAGCACCAATCAGCGAATGGAGCAAATGGCTGTCATAGTTGCCCTGGAATCCATAAAGGAACCTTCTGAAATTACAATAGTAACAGATTCTATGTATATTGTAGGAACTCTTACTAAAGGGTGGAAGAGGAAAGCCAATACTGATTTGTGGGAACGTCTTGATAAGGCTGTGAACAGGCATAAAGTAGTGTCTGTTGAGTGGTGTAAAGGTCACGCAAGTGATGAACATAATAAGGAAGCCGACAAGCTTGCTTATAATGCTAGTAACGAAATAGGATAAACCTATGAAATACAAGAAGAAAGTACAACGTCTTAAAGACCGACAGGCTTGGTGGGATAAGCAATCTGATTCATTTAAGAGAGCTACTACCAGACCAGGTTCAGTTAAACAAAAGTAATTATGAACAATTTTAGTCCTTCTACAGATACGTCTGTAGGCACAAAGAGATTCACAGCCCAAGAAGTGCAATTAGCTTATACTCTAATGGCTGTAGAGTACATGAAGACTATTAAGGGTCTGAATCCGAATCATCAACTAGTTGATAAGGCTGTCAAACTGAAAGCTTTAGGATTTACTAATTCTAAAGAAGTAGGTGATGCTATCACTTCGGAAGAGGACCTTAAAGTCTTAAAATGTTATAGCTTTTTGCAAAGACATTTCCCTGGCTCATTGATACTTAAGGAGGAGGATTTCATTAATCTGAATGTTAAGTATGGATTAGTTGTTGGAAGACTATCAGCTTATAAAGGTTCTGTACCTGACGAGAACATTGATGAAATCTCTAAGGTAATGGCCACTGCTCAAGCACTTGAAGCAAATGAGTATGTTAACTATAGCGGAAACGGTTCACCTTTACGGTATGTTACTGGTATGCAAGTTGCTACTCACCCTATGCCTATTGATAGCATGTCCTATCCGGTTGGAAGGTACTTCATTAGGCAGGAACCTTCCCATATTGGACTTATGTATTTGAGTAGAAATAAGGCTAGAATGAATGCATATCCATTCTTTCATATCCTTAATAAAGCCAAGGCACATGACGTGAACATTGCTGATTCAAAAGAATGTAGCAGTGCTGACTTATTCATTGCCGCTCCTATTGAAGAAATGAATGAAACGATGCAGTTTACAGTTCCGGAAAGGAAGATTATTCCTATCAATAATGACCCATTTGTATTTCAAGTAACTCCAATAGGGGTAATGATTCACTCTAAATGGGGAGTAGAAGCCGAAGACAATATATTCGACAATATTAAACCTTTATAAGATTATGGAATTTGTCAAGTTTAAAAGAGCAGTCCATGCGCAGTTTAATCGACTAGCTGCTGGTGCAGACATGCTCTTTCTGACTAATGTAGACAAGGATGCATTATGGGATTGTTATCTTAATTCCTTTCCGGAGGAAGAGAGACAGTCTCATAATTGCAACAATTGTAAACATTATATCAGACATTATGGTAGAGTTGTCGCCATTAAAGACAATAAAGTAGTAACCATGTGGGAGAACCTACAGTTGGATGAACCTTATGCTACTGTAGCTAGAAATCTCGATGCATTAGTGAAATCAAAACCAGTTGTAGATGTTTTTATCACTCGTGATTATGAACTAGGAATTGATAGAAACAATGTCTATATTGACAGTTTGCAAGGTCCTAAAGTAATTACCTGGAATCATCTCTATTATCATATGCCAAATCAATTGGTGTATACAGGAACTGAATCCGTATCTGCTGTAATGGGGACTTTACGCACAACTAAGGAAGTGTTCAAACGTGCACTGGAGGAATTAACTGTCGATTCTATAGAAACAGTTCTGGACTTAATAGGTCAGAATGCTTTATATAGAGGAGAACAGTTTAAAAATGACTTAAGTGTATTCCTGGGTCATAAAAGACACTATGATTCATTACCTGATGAAGAGAAAGACAACTGGTGTTGGGCAAACTTCAATCGTGTAGGATGTGCACGCATTCGTAATACGGCAATTGGTACATTGTTGGTAAATATATCATCAGGACTTGAATTGGACGATTGTGTGACTGCATACGAACGTATCATGGCTCCAGAGAACTATCAAAGACCTAAGTCAATTGTTACTAAAAGAATGATTGAGGAAGCACAGAAGAAAGTGCAGGAACTAGGTCTTATGGATTCTCTACCTCGTAGACATGCTGCCTTAGAGGATATAACAGTTAACAATGTTATATTCGCTAATCGTGATGCCAAGAAGGTAATGGCTGGAAATATATTCGAAGAACTAGCCGCAGACACTAAAGTCAATCCTAAGAAGTTTGACAAGTTAACTGAAATTAGCATTGATGATTTCATTGCTAATGTAGTACCTACTGCCACTAACATAGAAGTGTTAATGGAAAGTAGACTGTCTAATAACTTAGTAACTCTTACAGCTCCTGTTAATAAGGATGCTAAGAATCTATTTAAATGGCCGAACAACTTTGCTTGGACATATAATGGAGGAGTAGCTGATTCTATTAAAGAGAAAGTAAGAGCTGCTGGCGGTCAGACTGAAGGGTTCTTAAGATGTTCGTTGGCATGGTCTAACTATGATGACTTGGATTTGCATGTCGTTGAACCTTCATACAACGAAATCTACTATTCTAACAGAACTGGTAAAAGTGGCGGTAAGCTAGACGTGGATGAAAATGCTGGATATGGCAAAACTCGTAAACCCGTTGAGAACATCATATGGGTTGACGAACGTAAGATGCTTGAAGGCAATTACACCGTATATGTTAATAACTTCTGTTGTAGAGAATCTGTTGACACAGGCTTTACATTGGAAATAGAATATAACGGAGAAGTTCGACAATTTGTCTATGACAAACCCGTTAAACATAAAGAGAATGTCATGGTTGCCGAGATTACTTACAGTAAATCTAAAGGCATCCAAATAAGAGAGCTAATACCCAGTACTAGCAATTCGTCAATAGGCATATGGAATATTGATACTAACAAGTTCCATAAGGTGAACGTGATGATGATGTCTCCCAATTATTGGGATGAGCAGGGTATTGGCAATAAACATTACTTCTTTATGTTGGACGATTGCAAGAATCCGGAGCCTGTTCGTGGATTCTTTAACGAATATCTTAACAGTGAGCTAACTCCTCACCGTAAGGTATTTGAGGTTCTAGCTGATAAGATGAAGACTCCTTACCAAGAACATCAATTGAGTGGATTAGGATTCTCATCTACTATGCGTAATTCCGTTATTGTTAAAGTGGACGGAACATTTAGTAGAACTTTAAAAGTCAATTTCTGATGTTTAGATTTCTAAAACGCAATGATTCTGAAGTTATAACTCCAGAAGTGGTTGACATGCCAGTGGTGACTGTTCAGTCCAACATAGCTATGGCTCTTGCTTTATGTATGGAGGAATATCTACGTTCTGTTTCTAAGACACCAGTTGATATCCCTGGCAGAGATACGTTAGTAAGAGAATACAACACACTGGTTAACGCTGGACTAGAGAACTCGAAGAATGCTAGGTTATTGCAAGCTAAAATATCTGAATATAATCAGATAGCTCTGGATGCCATGCGCGCTAAGAACCTATTTAATTTCGTAAAGCGTGCAAGAGAGGTATTCGGAGAGAGTACTCTTCTGGTTGGCTCTAAACAATTTGATGATGTTTGTAAGAAGTATAAACTTGTCAAAGGTCTACTAAAACAATACACTGGAGTAATTCCTGACCGCAACATCAGAGAAATCATAAAAGTTAAGCGCAAGCTTAATGGTGAAGGACCAATGTTCTCTGATTTGGGGTTGGAGTGTACTAATGGAGCATATTATTATGTTACAGGTATCAACTATGGATATAATGACAGCGAAACTATGTTGAACAATCTGAAGAAATACATAGAATCACATAATCATATAGTTGTTGGTCCTGATATAGAAGGCACACTCAGGCTGTCCAGTATAGTTAACAAGAATCCTGGTCTTCCTGCTAATGTAAAGGGTTTTAGCTATCCTAACATAGTTTCCTTTGATGCTGTTAAGATAGGTAGAAATGAGCTATTTGTAGCTTGCCCTCCTGGTCAATTAAACAATCCAGAGGTTACAATCACTAAGAAGGCAGTAGACCCTATTGTGTACCAGCCTTGTGCTTACGGTGTTCTCATTCACAGTATGTGGGGAGAAGAATCAGAGGACAAGGTGTTTGAAGAATATAAACGTATTAACAATTTAATGCTATAATTATGTTTGAGAAAGCATCTAGAATGAAATTGCGTTTTAACACGCAACGTGGAGTTCTTTCTGTTGAAGACTTGTGGGATTTACCCTTAATTCAACTTGACAATATTGCAATTGCTCTTAACAAGAAATTGCAAGAGTCTAAAACTGAAAGCTTCATCAAAACCCGGACTAAGGACACTACCGAACTTGAACTGAAATTCAATATTGCAAAACACATTATTGATGTTAAGTTGCAAGAACAGGAAGACCGTCTACTTGAAAGTGAGAAGAAAGCTAAGCGTCAGAAGATTCTTGACCTTATGGCTAAGAAACAAGACGCTGAACTCGAAGGCAAATCTCTGGAAGAATTAGCTAAAGAACTTGAAGCACTTAATTGATTATGGACTTTGAGAAAGAAATAAAGAAATGGCAGAAGGTGAACAGTTCTGAAACTAAAGCCCAGCTCTTTGAAGCAGTAGATTACATCTGCGCTGATGAGCCTAATGGATTAGTAGGAGTAACTGGTTTGCTATTTGATGCCGATAAACTCAAGAGGAGTATCAATGCTGCGCTTTCCAGGAGAGCGGAAGCTAACGTGGTTACACGTAGATATGGTTTGCGTCAGCAGGTGCTATACTTGATGTACTATGGCGAAGAGTGACTATAAGTGCTCTTGCGCTGGAAGAGGCTAAACTTTAAAGGAAGCATGTAAGTAATACTGTGAGTTATGCTGACAGACCGTCCACGTGAAAAGCCCAGTACGTGATACTGGCAAGGGCGGCCGTTAAATCGGAATTGCTTCCTGTATGGTCCCATAGTTCAATGGATAGAACGCTGGTCTACGGAACCTGAAATGGCAGTTCGACTCTGCCTGGGACTACTAACTTAATAAGGAAAGAGATGACTAACTTAGAAATTATTAAAAGATTAAAGACTGCTAAAGACTTGTACGATAAAGATACAAAGCCAGGTAGTGATAAGAATGGTGGTATGTGCCACTATATGAAGCAAGCATTCAACGGAGTGTTTAAAGAAGGAATACCTCCCTCTTATAATGAATTAGTGGCATTAATTCCGGAGTTTAACCCAGAGTTTCTAGGAGGTAATGTCAAACGAGAAGAAGTAGCTAGGCTGGTCTTTTGGTGGCCCGTAGATGAGAAGAAACACAGGCTTATAGCCTTCGATAAACTCATCCATTGGTACACAGAAAGAATCAATAAGCACACTATCTTACTAAAAGCTAAGAAGCTGTTTGAAGACCATTCAGAATACTGGGGAATGTGTTTCTGCATTGAACATGCTATGGCTGGCACAGAAAGAGGAATCAACATCTATGATGAACGTGATGTAGTTGCTATGTTTCCAGAGTTCAATAGAGAGTTCTTAGGTGCACCTAAAGACAGGTATGGTAAGGCATTTTGGTGGACTCCCGATGACGAGAAGGGTCACAATGCTAGGATTGAAGCATTTGATAAACTGATTAAGTATTACGAAGGAAGATGAACTGGATAAAAAGAATCATGAATAAGTTATTTATTGATAATGAGTCCTATGACATTGAAGAGGACAATATCACTATCTCACAAATCAAGCGTAAAATTTACGTAAATGGTAAGTTAATATCTGAAACTAATAAGGATAGTGTACACATCAGTTTTACTGGTAATGTAAAAGAGCTTAACTGCAACACATGTGATATTGACGGAGACGCATTTACTGTACATGGTAATAGTGTTAAAGTTAAAGGCAATGTGGGAGGTTCTATAGAAGCTAACAGTATTGAGGTTGGTGGTAATGTACAAGGCAGACATACTGGGAGTATTAACGTATAACGTAAAGGGGTCTAGTAGCTCAGTAGAATAGAGCGTCCCTCTCCTAAAGGGAAGGTCACGAGTTTGAATCTCGTCTGGACCACAAACCAATTATTAGTTATTATGAAGAATATCTTTAATTTTGGTAAATTGTTGGAAGGTGAATCTATGAATGCGGACGAGGCATATTCAGTTGCCACTTACAATGAAGTGGTGACACAAGAAACTCTAATTAAGAGGTTTCTAGATACTACTGACCAACTTATTAAGGCTAAGAGTGAGAACAATTACTTTAGTCTTGTTATGGATTTGAATGATGATGTAGCTAAAGCCAAGGATGAAATCCTTAAATACTACGAAGATAAACGATTCTTCGTTAAGGTTATTGATAAAGAAGGATATCCTGGCTTAGTTGGAGAATATCTATTCATATCCTGGAAGAAGTGAATTTCTTTATTCTAACATAACCACAGGCATAATTGAGAGTGAAATGCCTGTTTAAGCAGTCCCCACTGCTGTAATGGTGATTTGATTACCATACATTATCTTAAGCCCTTGAGGGTTGGTGTGAATAGACTATTCACATGTTCTTAACATTAATTGTTAACAACAATGACATTCGATGAACAAGACTCTCTTATAGAGTCATTGAACGCGGCTTATGATAAAGCCGGAACTATTACAGATGAAGACATCAAAGAACTGTTTGCCAAGAAGAATGCAATCGCTGATGAAGATGAGCAAACTTCTTATGAGTTCGATGAATTCTTTGCAGAAGTAGTAAGTAAATGGGCGCAAGACGGGCTGACTGATGAGAAAGCTCAATTACTGCTCAATCTTATTGATAGCGCTGACGGTAGTGTGGACGATTCTGAAGACGCAATGTTGGAAGAATTATCTATGGCTGAACTGACTGGCGTGGACATATCTGAAATATTAAAAGATAAGTTCCCAGACTACTTTGAATAGTTCTTATGTATGGTGATAGGTTATGGAATAGACATTCCAGCCAGAATATCACTGGGGGGGGGGTGTAGGCTCTTCTTCGTTGCTCCTAGCAACACACCTAATGCCAAGTATAGGCATTATTGTTATCAGTTTATGATAACGGACTTTAGGCTACGTTATATTTAATGTAGTGCTAATCGCGCAGAACGATATTCGTACTGCCGTTTAGGGTCAAATTCAGATTAGTTATTAGATTATTCTTTACTTCTAATGAGGTAAGGTCTACTCTAGTGATTGTCTGGGTTTGGCCCTTCTTTTTTAACTTTAGATATGCAGAAATTTAAGTACGAAGACAATGAATTAATACCCATTTTACAGGCAGGAGACCTTATCACTGTAAACGGCAGTCCGGTAGAAATCGTTGACAGTGGTTGCGCGTGCTTTGGCTGTTACTTTAAAGCCAGTGACTGTACTATGGAGTGTAGATGTCCACTTGACGGAGACTTGATATTTCGAAAGGTGGAAAAGAAGATTAAACAAGATGAGAGGGTTGAGCAAACTAAAAGCGTGGCTAAAGAGGAAGGGGTTTACTTCTACTAATTATAAGGGAGATTCGGAGTACTATACATTAAATGGATTCTCTGCTACTGTGAGGTTAGCAGACCATGTAGGAAGAGAAGGAACTGAAACTGATAAATATATAAATATCATTCCAGACGGAGTTGATAGATATGTATTTATTTATGACAGAATATCTACTTCTATGAGTCATAAGGAACTTATTAAGGCACTAGATGCTTTAATATATCTACATGGTAAGATTCCCAAGTATTTCGAGAACAGAGACCTTATTAAGAAGAGATATGAAGATGCTGTTTCCAGCGTCCAATCCCATTTAGCCAGAAGGACGGTAGACCAACGAGCAGTGTTGGTTAAGGGCGTTAGTACCTTAGAACCCGTCATACTCGAGTTGCAGAAACTATGTTGTCAATTTAGAGTAGAGAAAGAGAAATTGTGATTGTAATATTAATAGTACTTGCACTATATGGTGTATCTTACTTATTAAACATTGTACTAAACTACATGCTTGCATATTATGACCTAGATGAAGAATACTTCTGGGAAGTTGTAGAAGAAGATGTAGGTTGGTGGATGACATGTCCAGTCATATCGCCATTTTTGTATCTGTGGTTAATAGGTAAGGTGCTAGAAGAACAATCAGATTAAACTAATACTAACTTTACGGATAATCAAGTATGATTATTGAAGAAGCTGACTTTAGAATGGAATCTGTAGGTGACAATTTACACTTCTGGGACCTATCTATACTAAAGACTATTAAATCTAAGGACGGAGAACGTCAGGAGTTTAAAGTAATTGGTTATGGACTTCCCATATCTGCATGTCTTCAAAGAATAGCGGATTATAGAATAGAGTGTAAGCACCCAGATGCCATGTCTCTGAAAGAATATATTCAAGATTACAAACAAGAAGTAACTAGATTAGAAGAGTTAACTAAAGGAATTTAAGCTATGGCTTCACGTAAGAAAGGTACGGCACCTCATAAGCCGAAGAAGGTGTATGAATCTGTTAAGTTAATGAATTGTGCAAGGTGTGGTAGAGATACTACTCACACGCTGTTCGATTATGACAACAGGCTTTATAAATGTAATGTCTGTGGGGCAGTTTATACTAAACGTGGTAAATAACTAATATTTAACTCATTAAACTTATCAGTAATGAAGAAGGAAACTATCAAAGAGACTCCAGAGGAGAGATTCAAAAGACTAAGAATCAAGGATTTGACCGATGATGCTTTCATGGTGGCAGAGCATTTAAGACAGCCGTCTGTAACACCACGTGACCCAAGTGTGTGGAGTAAAACTCCTAAAGAACGTAAGTTGTGGAAACGCTATAGACGATTCCCTGCCCCAAGCTATCAATGGCCGGCTCCTGCCAAATCTATTCCTATTCCTGGAACTCTGGTCGTGTATGTAAAGGGTGGTAACTTTACTACTGGTAAAATGAATCCAAAGACCAACAAACCTATACCAAAGAACACATTTAGCCATAAATGTATTCAATCTGACATCCCTTTCTTATTAAGTAAATATAAGACAGAGAAGTCCCAGGTTACTAAATATTCTTGGAATGGCAAAACCTACGCCCCCGACTGTCTACCATTCTGGGGACGTTAAACTAACAGTATATCCTTCCTTTCTATATGAAGTACAACTATACCTCATTAGGAAGGATAGGGTAGAATGTGTAGGTTCTAAGTTCTATACTACTGATAAGCCTATTAAGGTAAGGGAATCGCAGTTTATTAAAGTCGACGATGAGATTACATGTGCTAAGTATATTACTTGGCTAGCAGCTCCCCTAGATTATTTAATGAACAACAATTTTAAAGTGTTAGAACGTGAGAATGCTAGACAAAGACGGAAATCCAATACAGGAGAAGACAAGCGAAGGAGTTCAAACCGTAGGCGCTGAACCTACTATGAAGTATACAGAGCAGGTGATTGATAAGTCTAGACGTGTTTGCCCACTATCAACTGTAATGGTTGAGATGTTGGTAAAACAGATGTCAGCCGAACTTGCCAACCATGCTCTGTATATGACCTTTGCCAATTACTTTGAAGTAGAGGGTTTACCAAAGCTAGGTATTTACTGGAGAGGTCGTGCTAAGGAAGAATATTTGCATCATTCTTGGATATTTGAATATCTAACCACTAACGATGCTCTGTTCCAATATCCGCCTGTTCCAGCCATTAATGTTGAAATCACTGATAGAGTCATGCCCTTTGCTGCCACAGTAGATAGGGAGATTGAGACTACTCGTGGTATTAATAAGATTGTAGACCAAGCTCAAAAAGAGAGTGATTGGGCTACATTCCAATGGTTGAATGGAGAGGATAAGGATGAAGGTATGTTAGTTAAAGAGCAAGTAGAAGAAGAATCTATTAGTCGTACTATTCTTGATATGGCTAAAGAACAGGCTACTTGGCTTCGTAAAGAGAATGCAATACTTGATTTCTATAATGGTCTAGGTCGCAAGTAATTGCCTATAATCAGATTAACTTATCTAAAGAGATTACATTTAGAAACATTTAATCTACAAGTTTATGAAAGAAAGAGTTGAGTATAGAGTTGGCAGTTTTGTTGATTTTACTGGCATGGAACGTAAGTTCGTAATGGTTGCATTGTCACAGGAAGTATGTGCTGAAATTGACCCAGATACAGAGAACTGGGATGAAGATGCACTCTTAAGTGATAAATGTCTGTCTATTGGCGTGTCTGTATGTCAACCAGAAGATGAGTTTGATGAGAACATGGGAGTTCAAATAGCTCTTGGTAAGGCTCGTAAACTGCATAATCATGCTCTATACAGCACTGACCCCGGATTGATTAACCGTGGTGTAGTTAATGCTCTTCTTGACCAGGAAGTAGCATTCTTCAAACAATGCCCTGGCAAGTATCTGAAAGGATATGATACAGCTAAGGCTATCTATGAAGAAGGACGTAAAATGGTTGAACTAGAAGCATCACTATCTGATGAAGAACGTACATGCTTGGATACCTTATTAACTTCTAAGAATGATAGAGTGGATGTTATCTATGATATCTATAACTACTATCAGTCTCAGAAATGAAATTTAAGGATGCTTTCGTTGGAGGTATGATTGCTGCTGCTATATGCCTTGGTATAGCATGGGCTTGCAAGGATAGAAACACAGTAGTTATTCCTGACAACACTAAATATGAGCAAGCTATAGACTCGCTCAATAAGGAAGTAAGGAAGTTAGAAATTACTAACGACAGTCTAATTAGTGTCATTACCAATTCTAAAGGTAAGATAGACACTATTAATAATTGGTATGAAAAGGAGCTTATTGATATTACTAATCAGTCTATTGCCGCTGATGCATCTTTCTTCGCAGAATATGTATCCCAAGCTGGTAGATGACTCTTTAGTTGTGATTACTCCACAGCAATTAAAGGCTAGTAACCTTATATTTCTGGAGCATAAGAAGCTTAAGCTAGAGAGGTTTGAACTCAATAAACAGCTTACATCTTATGAATTACTAACTGCTAACTATGCTAAAACTGATAGTATAAGACTTCAACAACTAGCACGAGCAGAATTGCAAATGCAGATGTATGATGAAGCTATTAGTAAGCAACGGGAGCAGATAGCTAAGATGAACAAAAAGAACAAGAGATTAACTACATTGTCAATAGGAGGATTTGCTATCAGTGTAGGCTTATTATTAGCCTTACTGATTAAATAGCAAATTCTTGGCAAACTACTATTCGGAACATGGCGAACAAACTATCTGACAGTTTTGATAAGGACAGAGATGGAGTAAAGTACAAATACCCCGAGAGAACTTGCAAAGACTGTTCTAGATATCCCTGTTTCAGAGGTATTGAGCGCAGTGTTTGTGATTTCGCCAAGTATGGTTGTGTGCATTATAAAGACGGTGGGGTTAATAAACGACAAAATGAGCTGGTGGGCTCGGAATGATGATTCAATATACCATACGCGTTGAATTACTAGCTAGTAAGGAAGATGCTGGTGGTTATATAGTCTATGCATTCAAAGATTTGTCAAACGGCACATATAAAATGTGTACCCGATGTCCTAACTGGGAAGGTCCATTCTTAAGAGTTGGTGACATCGGGTATTTGAAATGTAAGGAAGTATATGCAGGGGAAGACACATGGTATAATCCCATCACTGACTCCTTTGAGAAGTATAAATATACCGATATATATTTCGAAGACTTTGTTTATGAGAAACCACCAGAAGGTGAGATTATACTGTAAAAGATTATCTAAATTAACGAGATTAGACCATTATCTAAAATTAATATGATATATCTATGTTCAGAGAGAAATTGGCATCAGCTATCGATAGAAAGAATAATGACATCAACTCTTTCATTTGGAAGGGTCGTAAGCAAGAAGTAAATGGAGCTTTAGTACAAGAGGAGAAACGCTTGGTTGATTGTACTGAAGAAGAACTTCGTAATTTCTATGCACATTGTGATTCTATGCTCTATAATACTAACAAGGACTATCCTGGTCGTTATGTTCTATTGGACATTATTAAAGACCAGCGTCAGCGTTGTAACGCAGAATTGTTCTTGCGCTGGTTAGAACAGGAGCAGCATATGCCAAGGTTTAAGTTCCTAGAGGCGTTAGTCTCTTTCTTGGATATTAATAAGGACGGTATAGACCCGAAAGAGTATCCAATTGAAGGAACTATGTGCGGCTGTCCTAAAGAGTTTGGAGATATTCCAACAGAGACAGTACGCGAAGGTTGTTTGGACAGACTGGGAAAGTTTAACAAACAACACATTACTCTTACATTTATTCTCAAGCAAGGTCTATGGTTCACTGCTCAAGAGAGCAAGGACTTAGTGGAGAAAGACCCTAAGACAGGTCAGATAAGAGATAAGATTGAAGTGGCGAAGGAAAGACTAGGTCTGAAGCCCACAATGCCTCTTTATGTTACTCCTAAAGGACTTAGCTATTCACAGCTTCGTTCTATGGTTAATTTGAAGAGTAAGAAGTATACAGAACTAACTACTGACCAATTAAAGGTTCTTAGAAATAGAATCTTGTATTCTTTGGAAGATGAAGTGAAGTTCCATATATCTCAGTGGGAAACTCGCAAGAACCAAATTAAATTAGTATGTGATGCTAAAGGCTATACTTTATAATGTACTCTGGATGCTGACCACAGTTAATCCAGATTACTATGTAGTAGGTATAAGCTACTTAACGTAACTTGTGAGAATTTACTAATATTAAATAACAGGGTTCAAGGTAATAGATTCAAATGAGTTATTAATTAAGGGCTTAGCCTATAACAAGTGGCAGACTTATTCGGAAACGTAAGCAGAGATGAACGCCAAGCAATTGGTGTTCAACGTTGGGTAGATAATAAGTTGCGTGGTTCTTTAGTCTATTGTACCGGTTTCGGTAAGACTAGAACTGCCATTATGTGTATGAAAAGATTCTTGGCTAAGAATCCTGGTAGAAGAATTATAATAGTAGTACCTACTGATGCACTACAGAGACAATGGCTTAGTGATTTAACAGAGCAGCAAGTCCCAATGGTGTACGAGGTACTAATAATAAACTCTGTTGTGAAACATGAGTGGACATGTGATTTGCTAGTACTTGATGAATGTCATAAATATGCTTCCGACCTGTTTGGAAAGGTATTTGAAGTAGTCAAGTATAAAATAATTCTAGGTTTAACTGCAACTATGGAACGACTAGACGGTAAGGATAGTTATATCAAGAAGTATTGTCCAGTAGTTGATAGAGTAGATGTTAGTGAAGCTACTGCTAGAGGCTGGCTATCTCCTTACAGAGAATACAAAGTCATGGTAGAAGTAGACAATCTAGACAAATACTATGAGTTAAATAGAGAGTTTTATGAGCATTTTGCTTTCTTCGGTCATGATTTTACACTTGCTATGGCTTGTGCTACTAAATGGCAGAAGAGAATTGAGCTAGCTAAAACTATGCTTCCCGACTTTGACAAGAAACCAGATGAATGGAAAGCTCTTAATAAGACCATTCTAATTCATGCTATGGGTTTCAATAGGACTTTACAGGCAAGGAAGAAGTTCATTTATGAACATCCTAAAAAGATAGAACTTACAAATATGATACTTGAGCATAGGCAAGACAAGAAATGTATTACTTTTAGTAAGACAATCAAGATTGCCGAACAAATCAAGTATGGTAAGGTACTATCTAGTAAGGAAACTAAGAAGAAGGGAAGGATGACTTTAGAGGAGTTTAAATCAGCATCTGTGGGAGTACTTAATACTTCTAAGATGTTAGATGAAGGAGCTGACATACCAGGACTGTCAGTAGCCGTTATTCTTGGATATGATTCCAGTCCTACGTCTAAGACGCAGAGAATAGGTAGAGTTATTAGAAAGGCAGAGAATAAAGTAGCGGAAGTCTTTACTTTAGTAATCAAGGGAACCGTTGAAGAAGAATGGTTTCGCAAGAGTACTGGTAGTAAGGATTATATCACTATAGCCGATTCTGATTTATTAAATCTACTAGAAGGGCGAGAATTTACTCCTAAGAAGAACAAAGAAACTAAAATGATATTTAGGTTCTAATGTTTAGAGTGTTATATTGCAACATAGGTGCTGAAGGGCAGCCTGATAGAACTTCAACAGTATCTACTGATGTTGATGCTGTTAAGCTATTAGAGCTGTTAGAGAAGCATTCAGAGCATCGTATTTGCATGATGTCTGTGCATTTAGAGCGTAGCCCTCTAGATGTGCAGAGTCTTATTACGAGCCTGAAATTTAAGTAGATTTGTTTTGAAATGTAACAAGATTATCGTATCTTTGTAATCCTTAACGGTCAAAATTACATGACAACTGAAAGATTGCTTGAACTTGTAATGCTTACTAACACGTTTGATAGTATCATTCATGCTAGTGGTGTCAACGAAAACGGTGAAATTGAATTTGAAGGTGGAATCTATGACGTCAAAGCTATGGTAGCAAGGCAGACAGAACTCTTTAAAGAGTTTATAGCTCCTTACGAAGTAGCAGGCGAAGCTTATGTGATTGAGGACACTGAGAAATCAGAATAACAAAGTATCACAGCTGATAGATTAGTAAGTTATTTACTTATTAATCAGTACGCTTGGAGAAATTAAGTTTAACAATAGAGAATCAGTTGTTAATAATGGAGCAGTATAGGCTTACTGCTGAGGAGTTATTAATGATTGAGTTGCTATTCTTGGCACAACCAGAAGAAGGACATAAAGACTCCCTCATCCGATATCTGGGAATGCCAATAACTAAAACCCGCCTTAGAGACGTATTATTAAGTCTACAGGCGAAGGGAGTCATTACTAAGAAGTATAAAATTCCCGCAGAGGGTCAGACGTTTGACCCTGAATCTGTAATCTTTAATGAAAACTTCATTAAGAATTATAGAAAGTATTCCGGAGACCTGGGAGGAGAGTTCTGGGAAGCATACCCAGATATTGTCATTATTAATGGTAGGGAGTATAGTTTAAAGAACTGGTCTAAGAAGTTTAACACTTTGGAAGATATGTTCTTTAGATATGGCAAGAATATAGGGTGGAAACTTGAGAATCATAAAAGAGTGATAGAGTTAGTCAATTGGGCTAAGCAGAATAAATGTAATCTGATAAATGTCAACATTGCTGACTTTATAATGTCTAAGGCTTGGGAAAGCATCGAGAAGTTTAAAGATGGAACATATGAAGAATTAGTATTTGATACTATGACGGAACTATGACATATACTAGCAGACTAATCGAACTTATCAAAAGAGGTAGAGAAGGTGACAATCAAGGATTATCACTGGGAATGCCTAAGCTGGAGCATATAATTGACGGATTAACTCAAGAGACCTATTACCTGATTGCCGCAGGAACTGGTAACGGTAAGACTAGTTTCGTGCTTCACTCCTTTATATATAAGGCTCTACTGGACTCTGATTCTGATAAGGATGTTCAGTTTATTATATTCTCTTTGGAGATGAGTGCTGAGCAGTTACTTGCTAAATTGCTCTCTCTTCATATATATGAGACTTATGGTAAACAAATATCTTTTAAAGAATTATTGTCTAGAGGCAAGGACTCCACACTCTCTGATGAGGATTATGAGTTAGTACAGGAATGTATTCCATGGCTAGAATCTATAGAGGATAGACTAATAATACATGACGGCACTCTTAATTCAGAGAAGTATAAGTCTCTAATCATAGAGGATTTAAAGAAATTTGGAACCTTTGTTGATGAAGATACTTATGAACTTAATAATCCGAAACAAATTATCGCAGTAATTACTGACCACTTAGGTCTAGTAAGACCGCAGTTAGGTCGGAGCAAGAAGGAGGAGATTGATACCATATCGGCATATGGTGTCTCATTTAGAAATAAATGTAAGATATCTCCAATCAATATTATGCAGTTCAATAGAAATGCTAATAATGCAGAACGACTAAAACAAGGCTTGCAAGAACCTGATTTGTCAGATTTAAAAGAGAGTGGTTCTCCGAGTGAGGATGCCAATGTAGTATTGGTATTATTTAATCCATTTAGAAGCAAATTGTCTACATATAGAGGATATTGCATTAAAGAGCTAAAGGATGGTTTCAGGTCATTATTGGTTCTTAAGAATAGATTTGGTGCGTCTGACGTAGCCATTGGTGTAGGATTTTATGGTAGATGCGGTATCTTTAAAGAGCTTCCGTCTGCATCCGAAATCAATGATTATGACAAGTATAAGAATCCAGATTGGACTATTATTGATTTCCCAGACAGGGAAGTCGAGATAGAACGAACTAAGAAAGATGATTTACGCGTAACCATAACATTATGATTTAATGAGCCAAATTATAGGACTTGGAGGATTTTCGGGAAGTGGTAAGTCTAGTTCCCTACAGTATTTAAACCCAAAGGAGACATTTATCATTAGCTGTACTCCTAAACAATTATCAATTCCAGGATTTAGGAAGAATTACAAGAAGCTAACTCAGGACAAAGACAAGAACTATGTTGGAAATTGGTATTTCAGCAATGAATTTGCCAAAGTGATGAACATCATGAATGTAGTTAATGTTAAAATGCCAGAGATTAAGGTCTTAGTAATTGACGATAGTAATTATCTTCTTTCACAAGAGGTGATGTCTAGAAGTGCGGAGAAAGGATATGATAAGCATATTGACTTTGCAAAGCACTATTATGATTTAATAATGAAGGCTATGACTCTTAGAGAGGATTTAATTGTAGTGTTCATATCTCATATTGTAAATGACGGTAACGACTATGACCCTAAATATAAGTTATTTACTACTGGAAAGATGTTGGATAGGTCTGTTAATATAGATGGACTGTTTAATTATTTGCTGTATGCAGAGAAGATTGTAAATGATGAAGAGGTTGACTATAAATTCAGAACAAGGTCACTTGGTCCAGATACTTGTAGAAGTACCGCAGGATGTTTCCCTGATTTATATGTTGAACCTAATATGAAGATGGTGATTGACACAATCAATAAATTTGAATACGGAGAATGATAGTTAAAATGCTGTTAACTTTGGACTTTGACCCAGCTACTGGAGAGTATAAATCTCTAAAGCAGGAAATTGTCAAAGAAGAAGTAAAGACTAGAACAGTCAAGGAAGAGGTTCCAGAGACATCTGAACCGCAAATTACCCTAGACCCTAACAAGTACATACTTAATAAAGCAGCTGCCCAATTAATGGGAGTTGCTTGGGAAGATAGACTTAGTATTAAATATCAGAAAATTGACGGAATCACTTTCCCCGTTATAGGAACTGATGAAGCCTTTGGAACCAAAGGTGGAAACAAACTTACTAAGAGTCTGTCTGTCAGCTGTAGAGGTAAAGCTAATGACATGCTACGTCAGTATGGCGATACATTTACAGTAACTACGATGAAAGGTCAAGACGACCTCTTCGTATTAGTTGGTAATGCTGAAAGGCCGGAAGAGCCTGAAGTAGATAACATAGAGGTATTAGAAGATGAAAGCGACAACATTGATTTGCCGTTAGACACAGAGATTGGAGATGAGTCAGCTAAAGAGATTGACCCATTAACTTTTGAACTTTAATACTTATAAACTATGTCAATGAATTTCAACTTAACAAACACGAACGGTACATCATCTATTAAACCAAGACTGAAACCATGGGAAATCCACGATGTTATCTTCAAGGGAATAACATTTAATGAGTTTAAGGGTAAGAAAGACCCTGACGCAGTGTACAAAACCATGAGAATTTCATTCGAGAATGAGAATGGTGTTTATGAAGAAACAGTATTCTGTCCTAAAGAGGGAGATGATGTAAGACAAGTAAGCTCTAACAATGGAGTTGAACGTGAAAGTCCGTCCAACTTTGAGAAGTTTAAATTTATGTTAGCTCATATTGGAGAACAACTTGCTCCTAAGAAATATGAAGCATTTAAAACTAAAACTTTTGCCCTTCCGGAAGAGTTTGAGAAATTGGTAAAGACATTTGCCGACATCACTAAGGATGCAGTTAATAAGCATACTAATCTGAAGCTGATTGCTAATAAGAAAGGCGAACCTTGTCTGCCTTATTTCGTCAATATCAGTAAAGCAGGTGATGCATATATCTCTAACAACTGGTTAGGAGACAAAGTATTCTTCTCTGACTATGAAATCAGTCAGATGAATAAACAGAAGAGTAACGGCCCTACTGACATGCCTGGTACAAGTTCTGACGATTTTGCAACATCTAATGATGCAGCCACAGATAACGCAGACCTTGACTTTGAAGTGTAATAATTAATTAGTAAATTTGAGGTTCAAACATTAAACATTGAAATAATATGGTATTGGAATATGAACCTAAAATTACTAAGAAGTATTTACTTGAAAGGCAGACTCAGGAAACTTATCTTGAGTACTATCTAGGAATCCCAGTTAAGAAAGGGTTGTTTAAATCTCCGTTGAGAAATGATAATTCTCCTACGTGTTCCTTTTATAGGAATGCGTCTGGAGACATCATATTCAATGACTTCAGCGGACAGTTCTATGGTAATTTCATTAGTGTGGTTATGTATAAGTATAGTTGTACTTATTATAAGGCATTGCAAATAATTGCTAACGACTTTGGCTATATAACTCATAAAACGTTACCTAAGAACAATAAGCCTGTAGTCGCAAGTAAGTCTGAATTTAAGGACGATGGACCTGCGATTATAAGAGCTGATGTACAAGAGTTCACTGAATCTGAACTACAGTGGTGGGCACAATATGGCATTACTAAGGAGATTCTGAAGAGATTCAGAGTCTATTCTTGCAAGGCTGTCTATTTAAATGGCGGTTATTATGCCACTACTGGTCCACAGAATCCCATGTTTGGCTATTATCGTGGTAAGAACGATAAAGGGGTTGAGTTATGGAGAATCTACTTTCCATTTAGAGAAAGAGGAACTACACGGTTTCTATCTAACTGGAAGTCTATCATGTTACAGGGAGCACATCAGCTTCCGGCAGAAGGCGATTTGTTAGTAGTTACTAAGAGTATGAAAGACGTTATGTGTCTATATTCTTTAGGAATTACTGCAATAGCTCCTAATTCAGAGAATTTATTCTTAACTGAATCTCAATTCGAGAAGTTGAGTAAAAGATTTAAGAAGATAGTTGTATTCTATGATAACGACTTGCCTGGCATTCATAACATGAACCAGATAAGAAAGAAGTTTAACATAGACTGCATCTTCATTCCTAGGTCTTATGGAGCTAAAGATATATCTGACTTTCATGCTAAATATGGTAGAGAGAAGACACTTAATTTAATTGAAAGGGCATGGAGAACACTGAAGAAGTAAAACCGAAGAAGAAACGTAACGGTGCATATGCTAAACGTAAAGGTAATAATTATGAACTTAAGATTATTAAGGAATTGATAGGACTTGGTTATAAAGGCCTAAAGTCATCTCGTAGTGAGTCCAAGAATCTGGACGATGCTAAAATTGACATAGCTGAAACCGAGGACAAATTGCCATGTTACGTACAATGTAAATGTACTAAGAACACACCGTCTATTGCTGAAATTATCAAAACATGTGGTCGTAAAGATAGACCCTTAGTAATAATCTGGAACAAGCAGATTGACAAGGGAGTAAACATGGGCTCTGACGGAGAATACGTTATGATGAGTAAAGATTTCTTTTACGAACTTATTAAGAAGGCTGCGGAGTAATCTGTGGCTTTCTTTGTTTAGTAATGCTTGATTAGAATATCCTATGGCAAATTTGATATATTCATATCTCGACTTACTAAATCTTGAATCATTCAATTATTATATCTGCTGATGAACACTTATATTCTGCCTTGTTATAGTCTGGACGACGGTGATTTATGGCTAGAGAAGGTAAGAGCTAGAAGCTTTACAGAAGCTGAGGATAAGTTTATTGACTTATTCATTACAGATTATGACATAGACCCTCCAGGTGATTATGATGAACTGGCAGGTACTATGGCTAAAGACAAAGAGATAATTATTGGTGACATATACGATATAGAAGAGTTCTAGTCGTACAAGATGACAATGAATGTTTAGAATAGGTTTAGATATTGACGATTGTCTAGCTGACTTTTGGGGTGCTTACTGTGAGTACTTCGATACAGCTAGTAATCCACGTATGCTTGAAGATAGTATAATTACTAGGAATGTACAACGCATTCTTAGTAAGGACAGAGACTTCTGGTTAAATCTCAAAGTGATTAACAGACCTGATTTCATCCCAGAATTGTATTGCACTAAACGTGTAAACAATAAAACTTGGACTAAAGAATGGCTAAGACGAAATGGATTCCCAGATAGACCAGTCTATCAAATGTATTACCAACACGGTAATAAGGCTGATATGATTAAAGGTAAAGTGGATGTCTTTATTGACGATTCTTTAAGTAACGTACTAAAATGTCAACGTTCTGGACTGCCTGCATTATTAATGCATACAGAAAGGACTATTGACTTTCCTATGTTTAAAGTATTCTCCTTATGTAAAGATGAGATTATAGATGCTTATCAATTCATGAGGAGTTATGCTTAAAGACATTAAAATTACACCACTAATTGAAACTATCAAGTTCCTTGAGATAAGTGATGAGGAGTATTTCAGTGAAGCTTATTCTGATTACATTAGTAATTCTAGATTGAAGCTTATAAACCCAGAACAAGGAGGTAGCCCAGAAGCTTATTTAGCGGGACTGGGTGCTGATGGAAGATACTCCGATTCGCTGTACTTTGGTTCGGCAGTACATGAATTAGTACTGCAACCAGAGTCTTTTATTCTTGTAGAGTCTGTAGATAGACCAACAGCTAAAGCCGGATTCATGGCTGATGAGCTGTATCCTTTATTTATAGCTAATGGTGTTGTTACTAAGGATGAGATAGTAGTAGCATCTGACAAGATTAACTATTATAAAGGTAAAATGGATGAAGATAAAATGGATGCCTTACGCATCAAATGCGAGAACTATTATGCTCAACGCACAGCTTATGAGTGGGGCAGCAAATATGTTGCAGACAAGGTTCCAATTTATCTTGATGCTAAATCTAGAGACAAACTACGAGAATGTATTGTATCAGTTGAATGTAATCCACAAATACAATCCTTATTGAATCCAGACTATTTATTAGAGAAGCCAATCTCCAAGAATGAGTCTGTACTATTAATAGATGTGCTTGTTGAGCATAATGGTCTTAGTAAGGTTCTCAAACTAAAAGCTAAGTTGGATAATTTTACATACAGTCCAGAGTCGAATGAATTAGTTCTCAATGACTTGAAGACTAGTGGACATTATCTCACTAAGTTTCATGAGAGCTTTGATAAGTATCACTATGCTAGGCAAATGGCTATGTATATGTGGATGCTGAAATTGTACATAGAGAATGAATATAAGGCAAAGCCCACACTTAAGGCTAATATGTTAGTGGTATCAACAGTTCCGGATTTTAGGTCTGGAGTGTTTCCTGTTAATAATGGTCATATGTTGTCGGGTTTTACTGAATTTACTACATTGTTGAGGCGTGTAGCATATTACGAGCTTTATGGATACGATGCTGATGGAATACTATGAGCCTACTATGAATGATTTGAAGGAATACTACAAGCAGTACTTCAGTTTAGGATGTCTGGCCTGTGATATAGGAACTAAGTTCGCTTTAATATCACTAATATGCTTTCTTACTAAGCAAGCTAGGAACAAAACTCCTAACGCAACTACTTGGCAAGTAATCCAGAAGATTAGACAGGGCAAAGAAAGTCATAATTCGGAGGGTCTTCTTAAAGGTCTCGCAGTTATATGTGATGATTTTATGAGAAACACTACCGAGTTCTTGACATTTGATTTAAAATCGGCTAAAGATATGGTTGCTAAGATTAATGAAATTCTTGATAAAGAGCTTCCTTGGGAACCTACTACGCCAGAAACGCCATTTTAATTATGGTACATGACAGATATTTGAATAACATGGCTATAATTCATAGTTTGGAAGTATTAGCCAGGAAACATCCCGATATGCGTTTCCACCAGCTGTTATGGGCAGCAGGATTAATAGAGAAACGCTCTGATGAAATCGTGGACAAGTTCTACGAGGAAAGCCGAGACACATGGGAGCAAATGACTAAAAATGAATTTTGCTTTCCGCCAAACGATAATAGTTAAATCTTATTAACTCACTAATTGTTGGCAATTTACTTGTGTAGTTACAAGAAATGTAGTATCTTTGTAACGCTTTCCTCTCGAAGGAGAGTCAGATTAATAGAATTAAATTTAGATTATTTTGCATTAGAACTGTTTGGTAGTTTACTATTAAAGCAGTACCTTTGTAATACAATAACAAAGAGATATGACAATGAACTAATGTTTAAATTCCAATTAATTATGACAAACCAAGTAAATTTTAAGAACGTAGAAGTAAAAGGTTATACTAAACAAGAAGCAATCGCACAAGCACCTTTCCAAGTAATTCGTGATGCAACTCAGGCATGGAAGACAGCTGGTAAACCTATTTCAGAGAAAGCTTTGAAGGAATTTGAAGCAGAGTATCTGGCTAAGCATACTAAGTTTGCTGCTGGCATCGGATGTTCTATCACATTTGAAGCAGGTTCTGCTGATACTCGTGAACGTCCTTATACTATGCGTGACATCAAGAACGAGAAAGGTAAACGTAAATACAAAACTGGCTATCAGGGAATCAATCCTGCAACTGGTGAAGTATTGTTCTTGAACTTTGAAACTAAAACTAAAGCCAAAGAAATCGCTAAGGAACTTTACACTAAGAAAGGTTATACTGGCGATATCTATTGCAAGTACATCAAGGCTGTAGTTGAAGGCGAAGACGGTGCTTTTGAAGTAAAACACACTCCGTCAAAATCAGCTAAGATGGGTACATACATCTGCTTTGGGGTCGAAGGATAAAATTTAACTTCTATTGACTTTAAATATCAAAGGGATTATCTTATGTGAATAAGGTAGTCCCTTTTCTTTTTATTCAGATGTGCATAACTAAAAGAGATTAGATTTTATATAAGCGCCGAAAGGTTATCTAATTTTAACTCAGAAATGAGAGAAACAACAATTACCAAGCTAATCAATCACTTACAAGAAGTTTTAAAACAGAACATTAGTTTAAATGCATATGCAGAACAAGTAGGTCTTCCACAGAATTACTTCTGGGTAAAGAAACAGGTAGTAAACAAAGATATAGCTGATGGCAGTATCGACAAGGAATCCTACGACATGATAATGAGTCTGTATGACAAGGTTAGCAAGAGAGGTATTATACGTCGTTCTAAATCGGAAGAAGTGACATCTTCTGAAGAGGAGGAAACTAGTACTGGCAAGATTACATTGGTCAGAAATGATGAAGGTAAGATTGTTAAGTATCAATTCACTATCCCGCTAAGAGATAAAGCACCATTTACTGGCAGTCTTACTAGGGATGAAATGAATATGATTCATAGACTTTACTCTTATTATGGTTCATCCATAACACAAAGAGAAGTAAGTCGTAGCTTCCCTGAATATTCTCTAGAGGAGTTTAAGAAGATTCTCAAAGTCTTCAATATTACTAAAGCCGCAGCACCATTTGCTCCTCATGTTATTGAGGAGAATACTATTGATGAGCTTAAAGATATGCAACTAAGGGAGAAGGAGAATGACTTCCTAAGGGGCATAGAAGCAGAACGCATCAAGAATAACGAGCGACTACTTAAGAAGTATGCCATGGAGAATGCCGAACTAAAAGCTAAAATAGCTGACGGCAAAGCTCTTATAGAAGGGCTAGACTTCAATAATCTGTATGACTGGGGACGTATGCCGACAATTTCTAACGGCAAAGACCTAATCATATGGTTGTCTGATATTCATACTGGAGCCACAGTGTCTCCTCTATCTATTTATCAGAATCCTTATAACGAAGAAGAAATGAAGAAGAGATTTGACATGATTATAAAGAGAGTATATACTGAAGCTTATTACATTGGTGGTGGGTTTGAGAATATAGTTATCTGCAATCTTGGAGATTCTCTTGACGGATATAATGGACAAACTACAAGAGGTGGTCATGAACTGGCTCAAAACATGAGCAATAAGGAGCAATTGCAAACTTATATTAAGTTAATGACTAGCTTTGTTAAATCTCTGATAGAGAATGTAAAGCATACCAATATGTATTATTATTGTGTTGGCGAGTCCAATCATGATGGTGATTTTGGTTATGCTGCTAACTTAGCATTAGCTGCTGTATTAGAACAGTTTGATGTTAAATGTCAAGTATTTGACAAGTTCATAGGAGAGTTTACTCTTAATGAAACTACCTATGTAATGTGTCATGGTAAAGATAATAAAGACATGTTTAAGAATCTACCATTAACTCTTGACGTGAAGACAGAGAATTTCATCAATGAATATTTGGACAATAAGGGCATCACTGGTAATGTAGTCTTTGTAAAAGGAGATTTACATCAGTCAGCCACTACTTATGGTAGAAGATTTACCTATAAGTCAGTTGGTTCATTATTTGGAAGTTCCGAATGGATTCACAAGAATTTTGGAAATACACTTGCATGTTGTGATTATAGTATTGTAGATGGAAAGAACATTACAGATGGTCGTATCGTGTTACAATAAACTATAATTTATGGATTTAACACCGGAATTTGCCCAACATGTAATAGATTCTGCTTCCAAGTATAAGGAATGTACTCTAGAAGTAGACAGACTGACCAGTCTGTTACAGGAAGCAAGACTTAAGCAGAAGGCAGCCGAATCGGAATTTAGGAAATGTTTAACCATAGAAATTGATTGCTCTAAAGCTATAGATACTTCTATCGGAAAGATTCCAATTATTGGTAAAGGAGAAGCCAAGTCTATAAATCAACGTGTTGATTCTCTTCTAGATGAGGTATTCTCTAAGGATGAAACATCCTCTAAGGAAGAGTTCCTTTGTAAAGATGGTGGTATTATAGTAGTGTCTGAAGATGAGGTATATTACCTTAAAGGTAAAGTTAAAACTCCATTAGAGAAATTCAGACCAGCTGACCACTTGGATTTGTCCGTTAGTTTGTTTTCAAGTGCCTTTACCAATAGAAAGGTTAGGATAATAAAGTTTGATGGGAAAGTGTTTTATGGAGAAGATTATAAACCAATAGGCTATTCCATATTACACCCGTACCTTGAGCTCTTAAAGAAGAACAAGGACAGAATATATAATGCTGATGCCTTACATAATGCATTGGCGTTATATGATGCATCTAATGGAAAGTTAACAATGAAGGAATTAGCTGCTGCTGATATATTGGCAGGAGGTAATGGAGCAGCTATTAGAATTATAGCTAAGCTTGCGGAAGCAGTCAAGTTATTAGAAACAATGACTATATATTACTTGTAATTAAATGCAAATAAGTATTGACCAACTCATGAATGGTAAGGCTACTAGAATAGGTAAGAGAGCATATTTACCAACTGCTGCCTATGTAGAGCCTTTTATTGAAAGAATGTCCAAGTTTACTAAAGACTTTATAGTTGAAGTAGAATTGCCTAAACAGGTCACTAGGACAGTCGATGGAGATGTTAATGCAGATGATATTACATATAATCGTGTATTGATTCAAGCTGTAATGCCAGAGAGTTGCAGCTTTGACAATCATGATGAAGTTATTGGCATGGTCTACGGACTAGATGTTCGTAAGCCAGTAGCCAAGATTTATAGAGGGGCACTTAACAGAGCATGTACAAATCTCTGTGTATTTGACCCAGAATTTCTTCAAATGCAGCCAGTTAATCCAGAAGAAGCCTTGAATTATAAAGCTGTAGAGTATTTATTAAGTCAGACTTCTGATATAAAGCTGATGTTGGAGAATCTTCATAATACTACATGGAAAGCTGAAGACGATTTAGTAAGTTTAAACTTAGGCAAATGGCAAAGAAATGCTATGCATATGGTTTATAATGTAGGTTATGGAGATGTCAAGATAGGAACAGACCTTGTTACTAAGGCGTATAGTTCTATGTTTGAGGACCCAGATTCTTCATATTATATTGGAGTGGGTAATGAGGTGGATATGTTTACTGTGTACAATGCATTTACGCAGCTAATTAGTAATGACAAGGGTAAAGATTTGATGAATAGAGCAGAGAAGACTCTATTACTAAGAAACATATTAAACTTCTAATTAATGTTAGTAATTAAGAGAGACAAAAAAGTAGAACCTTTCGACGTTAATAAGATTGATGCCGCAATTACTAAGGCATTTAACGCTGTTAACGAACCAATTGATTCTGATATTCTTCAGGATATTAAAGATGAGTTGTATATTAACAACATAGTTTCAGTTGAGGAGCTTCAAGACCAGTTAGAGAAAGCTCTCATGGCATGTGATTATTATGATGTTGCTAAGGCATTCATCTTGTACAGGCGTAAAAGAGCCGAAAGTAGAGCCTTAAATGAGAAGAAACAATTCATTAAAGACTATGCTAAAGCCAAGAATGCTGCAACTGGTAGTAAATACGATGCTAATGCTAATGTTACCGAGAAGAACATTGTAACCTTAAATGGAGAATTGTTCAAAGGTGATGTTATTAAGGTAAATCGTGCAATTCTTACTGATAAAATCAGAGAGTTATATGGAGAGGAGCTAGCTAAGGAATATATCCGTATGCTGGAACAACATTTACTTTATAAGCATGATGAAACATCGATTATGCCCTACTGCGTGGCTATCACTATGTATCCCTTTCTATTGGAGGGGTTACAGCCAATTGGAGGTTTGTCTGCCAGACCCAAGAACCTGGATTCTTTCTGTGGCATGTTCGTTAATCTGGTATTTGCGATTAGTTCTCAATTTGCAGGTGCAGTAGCAACTGGAGAGTTTCTAATGTACTTTGATTACTTTGCTCGTAAAGAGTGGGGTGATGATTACTGGAAACGTCCAGAGGAAATGGTTGACAAACACAGAAATATTGACAAGACGTTAGAGCAGAAGTTCCAGCAGATTGTATACTCAATCAATCAGCCAGCAGCTGCTCGTAACTTCCAATCAGTATTCTGGAATATCAGTTATTTTGACAAGAACTACTTTGAAGGTATCTTTGGAGAGTTCTATTTCCCAGACGGTACACAACCTCAATGGGAATCTCTTAGTTGGTTGCAGAAGAAATTTGCTAAATGGTTTAATGAGGAACGTACTAAGTGTATTCTTACATTCCCTGTTGAAACTATGGCGCTTTTGACTAACGGAGAGGATGTTGTTGATGAAGAGTATGCAGACTTTACAGCAGAGATGTATAGCAAAGGACACTCGTTCTTTACTTATATGTCCGATAGTCCTGATTCCTTATCTTCCTGTTGCAGACTTCGTAATGAGGTTACTGATAATCAATTCAGTTATTCTCTTGGAGCTGGTGGTATTGCTACTGGTAGTAAGTCAGTAATGACCTTAAATATCAATAGGTTAGTTCAGGATGCAGTTAATAATGGATATGATATGATTGAGTATTTGCGTGAGAATGTGAAGAAAGTTCATAAGTTCCAAACAGCATATAATGAATTACTTAAAGACTATTTAAAAGACGGGTTGCTTACTGTATATACAGCTGGATTCATTGATATGAAGAAGCAGTATTTGACTATAGGTGTTAATGGAGTTATTGAGGCTGCGGAGTTCTTAGGAATCCCAGTTAATGATAATCCAACTTATAGAGAGTTTATGCAATCTATCCTTAAAACTATCAGTGATGAAAATCGTAAAGCGAGAACTAAGGAGTTAATGTTTAACACAGAATTTGTTCCAGCAGAGAACCTTGGGGTTAAACATGCTAATTGGGACAGGAAAGCAGGTTATGTAGTTCCTAGAGATTGCTATAATAGCTATTTCTATGCTGTTGAAGACACATCTCTTACCGTACTTGACAAGTTCAAATTACATGGCAAGGAATATGTACAATACTTAGACGGAGGTAGTGCATTGCATATGAATCTCGATGAACATCTTAGTAAGGAACAGTATCGTAACTTGTTGAGAGTGGCAGCAGTCAATGGTACTAATTATTTCACATTTAATATTCCAAATACTATTTGTAATGATTGTGGACATATTGATAAAAGGTATCTCAAGGAATGTCCAAAATGTGGGAGTAAGAACGTTGATTATGCTACTAGAGTTATTGGTTATTTGAAACGTATTAGTAACTTCAGTCAGGCAAGACAGGAGGAAGCTAGTAGAAGATTTTATACTCATGCTTAAATATGTAGGTTTCGATATAGTCTTCAGGGAAATTCCTGACGAGACTACACTAGCCATAAACATATCTAATTGTCCATGTCATTGTAAGGGCTGTCATAGCTCTTACTTGGCAGGAGACGTTGGGGAAGTCCTAACTATTACTAGAATAGAGAAGCTTATTAATGAGAATAAGGGAATTACTGCCATTTGCTTTATGGGTGGCGATAACGACCCTAAGCTCATTAATCACTATGCTGGATTAGTAAGGACGTTAACTACCACTAAAACGGCTGATAAGTTTACTATTCATAAGGAAATTAGGTTTCCCAAAGTAACCATTCCTGCCGAGACAGAAATGGAATGGCAGCAAACAGTACCACTTGATATAAAGATTGGGTGGTATAGTGGTAGAGCTACATTGGCAGATGAAATTGATTTGCACAATTTCGATTACATCAAGTTAGGACCTTACATAGAGGAATGTGGACCACTTGATAATCCAAATACCAATCAGAGATTATATAAAACGATAATGACTGATGACGGTCCTAAATTAAAGGATATTACCTTTAGATTTTGGAATAGAGAACTATGAGTACAATAGCTTGGTCAGACGAACAGCTATATGCTATAGATAGAATGATTAGGTTTTTAGATAGTCCAGATAGGATATTAGTTCTTACTGGCTATGCAGGAGTAGGTAAGACAGCTGTTATGAATGAATTTGTACAATATCTAGATAGTACTAGAGGTTGTAGATTCTTTAAGTTGTGTGCTCCTACTCATAAAGCCAAAGCAGTACTTGAAATGGCTACTGGCTATAGAGCTACTACATTACATAAACTGCTAGCACTTTCCCCTAAACTGGATATATTTAATTTAGACTATAAAGACTTGAAGTTCTATTCCGATGGTATGGGAGACATTCCAAACAAAGGACTAATAATCATTGATGAGGCATCTATGGTTAGTGATGAACTTTATGATTTACTTGTAGACTATTGTGAAACACATCAGTGCAAAATCTTATTTATAGGGGATGTTGCACAGATTGCCCCAGTTAAGAACGGAGGTCTTAGTAAAGTGTTTAGTCATGAAAATGTTGTCCGTCTAACCAAGATATTTAGGCAAGACGAGAATACAGCATTAGCACCAATATTATTAACATTAAGAGAGAATCCTATATCTAAATTCGAAACTCGAATGGGAGAGAAGGGTTCTCTCATTTGTTATAATGACACTAAGCAGTTTATGGTTGATGCAGCTAATAAGATTAATCATGGAATAAAGCATAATGATGTAAATTATACTAAGCTGATAGCTTATACTAATAAGCGAGTTAAAGGATTCAATGATTGTATACGCAGAATACTATACAATGACAATGAACCTTATCATAAATTCGAGTTTCTAACTGGCTGTGAGAACTTTGAATATAATGGAGAAATGTTCTTTAACTCTTCAGACTATATAATTACAAGCATTAGAAGAACCACTAGGAATGTACCTCATTTTACTAGACTTCCAGGGTTCGAATTGGGATTATATGATAGCGTTGATAGACGGCTATTAGACGTATTCATAATAGACCCAACAGACATAAATCCAGACTACCTGCAAACTTTGGCACAACAGATTGAGTCTATAAGGCTAGATGCTATACAGGCGAAAAGGTGGGGTAATAGAACTAAATCTGGATATTTATGGGGTAAGTATTTTGACATGACTAAGTCCTTTGCAACCCCAGTACCACTGTTATTTGATAATAGAGTAATTAAGCCACAAACTTTTGATTATGGATACGCTATAACAGCACATAGGAGTCAAGGCAGCTCTTACAATAATGTGTTTGTAGATACCGGTAATCTTAAGTTGGATAGAGACTTATTAGAACTACGACAGCTTCAATATGTATCTTTATCAAGAACTAAAACAGATGCTTATGTATTGACTTAATACCTATGAATTACTCAGATTTTGTAAACGAAGCTCTATGTAGAGGATTTGAACATCCAGAACGATTATACATGGTAGCTTATAAACTAGACATGCCAGAAGTATACACTCTTTGTACAGAGGAAGAGAGCATATGGCCAGGAATATATGAATATCATATAAATGGTAAGATATTCTACATATTAACTGAACACGAGGCATGTAGAATCGTTGATAACTATCGTAGAATGTTAGCTAGCAAATTAGCTGACCAGTCGATAGATAATGCCATTACTAGAATCACTGATGAGGAAATGGCAGCAGCTTACTATAATGACATATTTGATGTATTTGATGTTGTTCAAGAAGTAGAGCTGGAACTAGATGGAATATTATTTCCTAAATACTATATTGTTGAATGCTAACATTTAAGTATGTTTATGATAGCCAACGTCCTGATGCATTTAAGGACGCACTATCAACAATGAACGGTTACGTATTTAATTTTGAAACTTATGACGTGAATCATTATAAGGAACGCAAGAAGGCTTTCAAGATTAAAGGGAGCTGTAGTGCTAGAGAGAATCCTTTCTTGGCTGTATATGATGATAACGATACATTAATCAAAGCTTTCTATACAGAAGCTGGTGAATGTAATGCAAATCATGTACATACTTGGCTGCAAGACTACTTTGCTACCAATGGTAAGAAGGGCTTTATGACTATCACCAAAGTGTTGGGAACCAATAACGTTAGAATTGAAGAAGGTCATAAGGAGTCTGGATATACTAAAGCATTTATAGAAGGTGCTCCTTTAGAACTTAATTCGAATGATAGATGGTTCAAGACATCTAATGTAATTGAGATTGACTGGGAGAATAAAAGATTCACAACTATAAACTCAATTTATTCATTTACGTTCAATGAAAGTTCAAGTAATTAATCTATCGAATAACAAACTTCCCCAGTATGAAACTCCTATGTCAGCAGGTATGGATATACGTGCAGACTTCAGTAGAGTAACAGTTGACAATCCTATTAAAGCTTATGGTGATTGCGAAGTTGTGTTTGCATCACCTAAAATGGACGGCAATAAAGTAACTATGCTGCGTCTTGACCCAGGAGCTAGAGCACTTATCCCGACTGGATTAAAGATTGCTCTCCCCACTACTGATTCAGATTGCGAGTTTATTTATGAGTGCCAAGTAAGACCTAGGAGTGGCTTAGCTTTAAAGAAGGGAATTACTGTATTAAATACACCTGGCACTGTAGATGCAGATTATAGGAATGAAATACACGTTATTCTTATTAATCAAGGACATGAAGCAGTATGGATTGAGGATAAAGAACGTATAGCTCAATTGGTATTCACAACTGTAGCTAAGGCTGAATGGGAAGAAGTTGCTAGATTAGATGAAACAGAGCGTAAAGGTGGATTTGGGCATACCGGTGAGAAATGATAAGTACAGTAGAAGTAATCGAGAAGAGTAAAGCCATATCCGATATAGGATTGGAAATCCAGACACTTAATAATGCCTATGCTAATCATGCGAAGGCGATGAGTGAGACTATGGAGAAGATTAAGGAATTGAAAGCTAAACAGGATGAATTGGCTAGAAACCTTATTCAAGAGTGTAATAAGCCTTTAACTGTAGATGATTTAGACACTGACGTATAAAACAACAAATTATGAATTACGAGGAATTTGTAGAAACCATTGAGAAAGACGCTGAACAGTATGCTAAATCTTGTGTATGTGATGCAGATGAACATGACGATGCAGTGGAAGCAATTGCCGCAGATTATATCGAAGGTGCAATGAGGGCTTTTGAAATCTTAAATGGATAAATTAGTAACTAAAGACAACAAGGGTAAAACTAGAGTAGTCGAGATTAGTTGCGAATGGGATGATGCCCAACATGGCTTTGTTATAAGAAGAAAGACTTATCAGTATGGTGGCAAAGTAACTGTGCAGCCAGAGATATGGATATTCCAAGGCAAAGCCAAAAGGACTGTTGCAGAACAGGCTAAGTTAGAGTACAATTCTCATCTAAAGAAGTATACAGATAAGGGTTATAAGCTACTTCCATCCTCTGTTAACATAGAGGATGCGAAGGCAGTTGCAGCATTTGTTGAAGAACACCTAGGTGAGGGTGTTACTGATTCAAATGGATTTAAGAAGCATATGAAAGCCAAGAAGTACGAGGAGGTAGCTACTAAGGTATTTGATAAAATCAAGTACTGGCTAGGTTCTCGTAAGATAGACGGTGTCAGATGTTCTTTCTATCTAAAGGACGGAGAGATAGTATCTGCTAGTCGGGGAGGTGGCGATTATGACGCTTCTACAGTACACCTAAGAACACATCCCAAGATGATAGAGTTATTTAATAAGATGCCAGATTTGGTTCTCGATGGTGAACTTTACATTCACGGTCGAAGCTTGCAGTATATAAGTGGTACAGCAAGATTAGAATCTGGAGAATCCCGCTGTAATGAATTGGAATATTACATCTATGATACCATGGATGCTAATATGACAGCACAGGAAAGGTGGAACTATATATCTGACGAAATAGCTCCTATACTTGGAATTGTGGATTTTGACCCTAATGCTAATTGGAATGAAGATGACCTGAAGGTTAGAATAGTTCCAGAAGAGGAAGTAGTAGGGTGGACTAACATTCAGAAGCTTCATGATAAATATGTCAGCGAAGGGTTTGAAGGTATAGTTATTAGAGACCCGGACAAACCATATAACTATGGAGGACGTACTAATGCCATGATTAAAGTCAAAATGTATCAAGACGACGAGTTTGAGATTGTTGGCTATAGTGACGGATTACGTCCTGAAGATATGGTGTTCATATGTAAGACTCAGGCTGGTAAGGAATTTGAAGCCAAGCCTATGGGACCTAGAGAACTTAAGTATGAATATCTAGACAGAATGGATGAACTTATCGGTAAAATGGCTACTGTCAAGTATTTCTACTACTCTGACGATGGCAGACCATTACAACCAGTACTTAAGTGCATCCGAGACTATGAATAAGTATGAATTACATTGTAGTATATAGGCAGCAAGGCGAACCTAAAATGGAGTTCTTTAAATATCGCGACGAATCAGACGTTGCATATAAAAGAAGTACATTAATTAGGAATGAAGATGATGTGATTGATATTATGCGGAAGCATTATCAACCAGATGATGATGTCTTTGTTATTAGAGAAACACTATTAAATGTAGATGATTTCTCTGATGCAGAGTTAATTAAAATACTATCTAACGCATTGATGTATCTGTGACTAACAAAACTTCAATATCTATAAGCGCTAAGGTGGCAGACTTATTGACTTCTCTGGTAGGGAACACTCTATCAGAGGAGGATAAAAGTCAGCTATATGAAACTGTATTTGATTTCTATAGAGACCTTCTTAGAGGTTATGACAGTGAGACTATCAATGAAATTCAAGAACAATTAAAAGGTGTAATATGGTAAAAGGGAACTTTATAGAAGTAGTAAATTCATTGGAAGCTATCAACTCCAGATGTTTCAAATTGTTTGAAATGGGAATTGATATTGCTGACAGTGATATAGTCAGTAATGCTGAA